AACAGAATATATTTGAAAACATTGATATATTTAATGATGCTATAAATAAATTATTCAATGAAATAAAAGATTACATTAATCAATAATAACAATATCAAAAAATGTTGGAGAAACAAAATTAATAAATTTATATATTAATTTTTTAAAAAAACTTGTTGGAATTTTAATATATTTAATTTTAGTTGAATACTCCACACATTTACCACTTTGTCTGGGCCAGCACGAAAGCACTCTTTTATGTCTCAAGCATTCCTTAATAAACTCTGATTGATAATCATAAGTATTAAAATCCATAAGACCTTTATCCTGATTAATAATTTTGACATAATTTTTTATAGTATAAACAGGATTATTCAAACAAAAATTCAATTCTTTAACGTGTTCAGGGGTCAATGCTAATTTAACATCAGCAGGTTTTCTAATATGGTTTCTATCATATGTTAGTTCTTTACCTGTAATATCATGAGTAATATCTTCTAAATCAGGTTTTCTACGTGTTAGTGTAAAATTTAAATCTTCCTTAGCCAACAAGTTGAAAAAATCATCCATCGCCTCAATTTCAGCCTCTTGTTTCATCTCTTCTTCTTGTATTTGCCTAATCTTATCTTCTACTTCACGAATTTTTTTTTGTTTTATCTCTTCACGCTCTAATCTATCACGCTCTTGAATTAATGATATTTCAGATTCATCAACAATATCTTCATAATCGTCTATCATTTATAGCTCCTATGGTACAATATATTAAAAACCCATTCTCTATTTATCAGTTCCATTTTTATCAATAACAGTAATATCTCCAGCATTTTTATCTTTGAATTTATTTTGCTCTAACACCGTAGAAATATTACTCTGAACAATATCACCAATAATACTAGTTGTATTTTCAATCAATTTTCGTTCCCTATCTTTATCTTTAACTTTAGCTTTATCTGAATTAATATTAACAACACTATTATTTATACTAGCAACAGTATCCATCATTTTAGCCAAAACTTCAAACGCTCTTGAACTACTTGCTAAATTCGTTAATATCGTTACCATATATTCATTAAGCATATATTTACTTTGTTCCAATAATTCTATTCTATTTTCCAACATATAATCAGCAAGACCATCCTTATTGACCTCAGATTTCATCTTTTTAACGTGAGCATCAATTTTATCAAGGGTTTCCTTTCTTAATTTATCAATTTCTTCCTCTGAAAAATTTAAATCATTTCTTTTATCTATATTCTTCTTAGGTTTATACGACCTGTCTTTAGCCGATTGTAATAATTCATCTAGTGAATCTATTCCTACATTTGACATATCAACCTCCAATTACAATTGAATATACTATTATTTATTAATTTAAATATTTTTAGAAAAATCAACAGATAACGTTGACAATAAAGATTTATCGAAATTGATTATTTTTAAAGAATTAAAAAGTTGTTTTGTTTTTTTTAACATTTTCAATATATTCGGTGATAAATATGGTTCATTAAAATATTTAAAATCAGCAATGAAATCCATATCTTTAACATCTCCCTCTAATATTTCAATAAACTTATCAAGTTTAAAAACTGAAAAATTATTAACATTATACATATTATTAATAAGAAATCTAATAGATTTATTTTCTACATTTTGCATATAAGGACAGGATTTATCTTCACATTCTATTGATATTTCATTCATTTCAAAAAAAGAATTTAACATAATCTGATATAGCTGTGAACCTATAAATTCTATAAAATCAAGTATTGAACCTTTATTTTTATTATGAGCATTTATCTCGTGTTTAACCTCGGATACAAATTCATCAATAACAACTCGATGTAATTCTCGAAATATCGAATATGTTTTTTTAGATATTGTCTTTTCATTATATATTAGAAGCTCATAAGATTCTACTATTCTAGTTATTTCACTAAAAAAGTCCTCAATCGACACGACACGACTTATAATTATTCTAGTTGAATAATTTAAATACCAGTAAATAACTTCATGCCATTTTAATTGTAAAATTTTATACTTACAAGGACATAGATGTTTCTCTACACCCTTCAATTCAAGTATCATCTTCTTAATCCATTTCTCGATGACATACACATCACTAAAGTTCAAATCAATCAAAACACCATTATCATTAAAATTAATCATTTTTAAAAACCTCTATAACCCTTTATTAATTGTTGTATTATTATTATTATGGTCTATTTGAACTATTAATAATTCAACCTTATATTTTAAATCTTTAATTTCATCCTTAACCTCGGAAATCAAAATATAACTATCTACTATCTTATCAGTCCTTACTTTATTATTAATCTCAAGCTCGTTCATCTTATAATTATAAGCATCCCATAATTTTTCTAAATTTGTATCTAAATTATTAAGATTAATTTTAATATCAGACCAACCATTTTCATTTTTAATACTATTCAGTATAACCTCTTCTGATAAATTATTCATAGAATTATTAATGTTATTAGATATATCATCCATCAGATTTTTATTTTTAATATCTTTTTTTTGCTTATTAAAATAATATCTCATTCCATAAAATATAACAAAAGATAGAAACGCAATAATAACTAAATATATATTACCTTGGTTTGTTAAAAATTTTATAAACCCGTCAATCATAATTACTCCGTTTCGGTGTTTAATATAGTCTCAATATTATAATTAGTCTGTATTGTTTCAATATACGTGTTAATATCAATATTATTTATTATTTTACTCTCCTCTATTGGTGGATACATATATCCATCCAATTCAAACGATAAACTATATTGTATTATTCTATCCCCTTTTTCATCGAAATCAACTTGAATATCAGGATTAACACTGGATAATTCAACCCGTGTACTCCTATGAACTCCTAGTATAGGAATTTCCTTTATATGTAAATCTCGACTACCTGATGGATAGAATGGTAATATTTGCTCAATTATCTGGTTCATATCAGATTGAAACTTTGTCCAAATATTAATATTAAACCCAAACTTATAAGGTATAGATGTTTGAACCCACTCTTTAACCGCACGTGTAATATCAACATCAAACTGTATATTTTCAAATTTATTAGTTTGTCTCTCTCTATTTGGAGTTATATTCTCTAGTGTGAATGAAATCATTGGTAAAATCTTACCAATATTATCAATATCAGGTATGTTTTGAAATTTTTTCATATACCAATGTGTTTTACCAGCATAAGATAATGGAACCGATATTTCTTTAACTTTTTTGTCATTGCTAATACGATGAACCTTAAAGTTATTAAATAAACTACCAAATGCTATAGTATATATTGATATTGTATCATTAAAAAAATACATATATATAATCCTCTAATAAATTCTAAAAACTAAATACTATTGTTACATATTTATTTAGTTTTTTAAAGGAGGTTGAAATGATTATTAACACTTCTAGTATAATGAAGTTGAATGTTACATTTAGAGGTAACGAAATAGGGTTTGGGATAAATGAGACTAAAAACTTAACTCATATCTTAACCGAGAAAGAGGAGAAATTATTAGCATCAAAGTATTCGTATCTAAAATACATACCGAATACTAAAAATAAAAAGCAAGATATTTCATACGTTGGAACATCCAAAACACCTGTTGAATTAATGGAAACATTTATAACAAAAGAAACAGACAACACAATAGTTCAACCAGAAAATAATGTTGAGCAATTTATGAAAGAATCACCAGTATCAGACTACATAACAAAAGACACTATAACATTAGGTGAAAAAGAAACAATATTGACACCTGCTAATGATGTTGATGAAGGTGTTGTTGATGGTGTTGAAAATATACCATTAGAAAAAGTTAAACCAGTTAAAAAAGAAATTAAAAAGAAAAAAGATACTAAAAAGAAAAAAGACACTAAAAAGAAAAAGGATATTAAAAAGAAAAAATAATAAGGAGATATGTTATGAATGATAAAAAAGAAATACGGGAATTTCTTGAGAAAACAATTGATAGAATCCTAATAGAAAAAAAGAAAGAAAAACTTAAAAAACTCAAAATTCAAAAAAAATTAACAGAACAAAAAAGAAAAGAAAAACTGATGGTTGATAAAATCAAAAAAAGTTTACACGAAACACTAAAGACTGTTGATTGGGCAAACTTAGATATACCCAAATCCAAAAAATTAATTAAAAATTTAAAAAAATGGATTGAAACAATAGAATAAGGAGCTTATAATGAGTATGGAAGAACCTAAATCAATGTATGAATTGATAGATTGGTGTATTAGAAAACTAGGTGGTGATAATATATTTGGTCGTCCAGTTGGTGGAATAATAACAATTGATGTTACACCTCAACAAGTTTTGGACCGTGCACGTGAGGCTATTTATAGGTTCAACCAGGAACATTATAATGGATATAGAGAAGTTGGGTTTATCTTACCATTAAAACATAATATAACAAAATATGAACTACCTAAAGAAATAATCAATGTATTATGGTATTTAAATTTAGATGATAAATCTACAATGTTTTCTTTTGATTACCAAATGAGACAATCTATGGGTATGAATTATGGTAAAATGGGTGGTTTCGATATAGTAACCGTTGAACTTGTATATGAATGGTTAAAGCTCGTAGATATGAAAATAGGTAAAAAATTCAACTACACATTTAACCCATTAACACACGAAATAAATTTACTAACGCCTCTATCAGGTGATGGTAGTGTTGCATTAGTATGTTATATGTTAGAGGATGTTGATTTATACGAAGATTTATTTCAAGATATATGGTTAAGACATTATATGACCGCATTAATTAAACAACAATGGGGTGAAAATCTTAAAAAATTTGATGGTGTAAATCTCCCAGGTGGGGCAAGATTGACAGGTCAACAAATTTGGCAAGAAGCAACAGATAGAATAAAAGAACTTGAAGAAGAATTAGAAAATAAATGGAGTTTCCCACCTCAATTCTTTGTTGGTTAATCAATAACATTTTAAACAATCAAAAAACAGCCGTAAAACAGTCATAATTTAACAATATAGATTATTTAATAGTAACTATAGGGATTATTATATTTTTTACTTAGAATTGATTTATGAAGCCTTTATCTAATGAGATGGGTTTTGAATATTATAATGTTGCTTCCTCGAATGAAACAGAAGCTTTAGTTATAATGAATTGTAACTCTACTTTTTCAATAACATGAGCCATTTTCAAATAGACATCACATACTAGAGTATTATCCTCAATTACAGACATTGGATTATTACTTGAATCACATACAATCTTATAATCTATCAATCCTCTTTTAGATTTTATATTTCTAAGGAATGGTTCAATATTATTAACAACCTGACCTCTAGTCATACCATCATTGAATTTGAAAAGAACCTGTCTCATAAATTTTTGAAGGTTCTTCTCAATATGATTTAAAGTCTTTCTATTATATAAATCGGAAAGGTCTGATTTTAAAGAGCATAGACTTCTAACACCATATACATAAGTACCCTCACCTTTAAAATAAACAACTGGATTGATTCTATTAGGATATATACGACCTCGTTGTTCCTCTGTAGGATTCCAACCAAGTTTTATAATATTTCTAATACTAGCATTCTCAGCACCAGCAGCAGCTACCCAAGGGTCATAGTATCCATCAATACTATTATTGATACCAACAACATCCGAAGAAATTGGAATCCAAACATATGTATCATTGAATACATCTTGAACTTGTTTACAATTAGCATATATTGCCATAAATTGATTAGCTCTATCCCCACCAACAAGACTTTTATCATTAACATAATTAAGAATATTTTGCTCAATTATATCTGAATCTCTGATACCAACAATATCACTAATACTAGGACTGATAATAGCAACACTATCACCCCTATAAACACATATATCTCTCATTCTACCAGCAATTGTAGCATTACCAGCCCACTCACCATCAACAAGATATCCAAGTGTTACATCTTCTTTATTTCTAAATAATTCATATGCATTAATAACATCGCTATCCTCAACATAACCATTAATAATAGAAAGATTAACAGTAGAATTATCATCATAATAATAATTACTATATAATTCAATAGATTTACTAGAATATCCACCAGTTAACTTTACATTCTGAACGGTGTTGAAATGTATATCATATCCATTAGGTTCATTAGGTAAAAGAACGCTAGTATTCAATAAAACCCTAACATATCCAGATTTTCTATTGATAACATCTAGGATATATAATGAAGTTCCTTGAGCATCTTTAGCAGATGGGTTAGTTGACACTATGTATTTTTCAACAACTAAATCATCCTTAATAACAACAAATGCAATTAATGAATTATCAGAGGTGTCAGGTGCAAATTCAAATAAGCTTTTAAATCCAATACCATTAGATTCAACTAATGCTGTATTATAATGAGACATATCACACATAGCAATAGATACATTTTCATCATTTATCCAAGCCCCAGGAGTGATAGAACATACTCTTATAAATTCAGTTGCGATTATATTATTACCCAACACACTATCAACATCAATATAATCAACTTTATCTGAACCATCATTTAACAATAAATAACTATAAGTATATCTATCTTTTATTGCAGATGATAACCCCACGATTTGTTCATTAACCATAACCATATCACCAGTATGCTCATCGTGTTCATATAATATAACATCCTCATAATTGTGAATGAAATCAACAATCTCGGTTGTTGCATCTGTACCCCAATTACCATCTCCACTAGATAAATCATCAGTTGCAAACCAACCCTTTTTAAATAGTGATTCATCACCAGTAACAACATCTGAAATTAACTCAACAATCATCAGATATTTAGATGTATCTGTTGATGAGAATAATACTTGACCAACACCTCTATAATTATTAATTCTACTATTACCCCTTTCGGAATCATCTGTAAAATACATATTTGTAGCTGGAGATGATATTGACCCATCTAAAGATATAAAATATACATTATCCTCTTTATTAAGGTTTTTTATAGTTTTTACAGTATTAGTATAAATACTCCATTCATCACTATTCAATTTAGACAATGAAATCTTATCATCTCTATTAAGATTACCACTAACTAATTTAACAACATAACTCAAATAACCAGCAGGTGTATTATTGAACTGATATGTATATACAATATCTGCCTTTGCGTGTTCAGTATATATTGTTTTACCAACAACTGCATCATTCCAATCAAAATAAAAATTAGAATAAGTGAATACCTTTGCATCAGCAGGTTCAACTATTAATTCAACTAAACCCTCTGTAAATGTCAATGTATCTCTAGAAACAATATTCTCAACATATCTAGTATGAATAACACCATTTATATCAACAACAATCTTTGAACCTTCTCTAAGAAGAGTATAAAAATTACAATTTAACCCTTTTATAGTTTTTCCACTTGGGTCATCTGAATCACCATATATTTTTTCAACTATTGTTGTTACACCAGATTCTTCATCATATGAAAAGTTGAAATTACATATTGAGTTTGTAGGTATAACAGATGGAACCATATAATTAGCAACAGGAGCGGTGATGTCAAAGTTAGCATCAGTGCTAATTCTAATCCACTTAATATTATCACCGTTAACAGAATCGTCTACCCATAATGACTCATCCAATGATAAATAAATATATCCACTATTAGAAAATGAATTAGTTTCATCTAACATCCCAATCGCATTACTCCAAGAATTAGCACCTGTTGAATATTCAACAATAAGAGTTGGAGATGTTGTGCTATCACCCAAAACTGATAAATCAAAATAAATCGAATTAAAAGAATCAGCTGAACCAATATATAAATATTCACCATTTGAGAATGAACTAGTAGATAAGATTTGAAATGGGGAACCTGTTTCACTAGATGCATCCGATGTATGAGAAACATAGCTACCATCATAATAATATACAGAATCAAACGTACTATTAATAATAGATGTTATTTTCAATTCTGTATCTGATAATACTTTATCAACTACTATATTTTCAGATATTTGTTTATTATAATGCCAAGTTGTTTGTGAAACACTCCAATCAGAAGGTGCATCAGTTGTTATCATTATTGCTACAGGTGTTACACTAGACACCTCACGCTCAATATTATCAATCACAACTTTATCCCCTTGTTGGATAAAACCAGTCATATCATTAGTGGAATTTAATTGTTTATAATTAAAACTATCCCTAATTAAATTACCTGAACCTAAAATGTTACCACTGAACCAATATATATTCATATCTGAACCAGTTCTAACCTGTGAAGTAAATGATGTATTAATACCATTTAACTGTGTCAATTCAACATCATCCCTACTTAAAGTCCCTGAACCCATTGTATCAACACCTTTTTGGAGGGTCAATATGTAATGGTCAGAATATATATCATTACCAATATCAACAATTTTACCATTGTGATTATATACTTGACCATTTTCTATATTTGGAATGAAATCATCTTTTACAGCTGTTGTCATTCCTAAATTTGCAAGTTTATATAATGACTTAGCCTTTGTATTGAATGATAAATCCTCAGCATACGTTTCTAAACTATCATCATTATCAATTAAAATTGAATTATCAACATTTTCAATATCGATTCCAGTATCTTCATTCATAATATCATAAACATTTTGAGAATTTGTAGTTTTAAAAATCTCTCGATTCTTAATCATCATTTGTAATTCTTCATTAAAATCAAAATTGACGGTATCCCCTGTTAAGCAAACACCTAATTGTGCAGTATTTACAGGAATTTCAAATTTTTGAGTAACATTATTATGAGTGGAACTAAAAGAAACCTTTTCAACTCTAGCTAATGCAACACTTCCAGCATAAATTAAAATATTATCAACAGAATGCCAACCTCGCAAATTAAACCCTGGCATAGGTAAACCACCTTTACTCATTAAGTCTTTTTCCGAAGTGACAACGAAAGGTTTACCTATTGGTCCTTTGTTAAGCTTAACTGCTATACCAATACCACCTGTACCCAAAAGCTCCATACCTAGAGATTTATCTATCTCAGTAATATAAACACCTGGTGAAGTTCTAACACTCATATTTACCTCCTATTAGGTTTAAATAATAATTATTTAGTTTTTAACAACCAACTTATATAACAATAATTATTTATAATTTGAGATTTTTTTATATAATAATAATCAACATCAACAATATAACAATAACCCCACCCGACCCTAAAGTTGTACTTCTCCAACTTTTTTTATCAGTTTCCACATCATAATATTTATCGACAATTTTATTATAATCATTAATGGTTTTATTATTTATTTTAATTGAATCCTCATATTTTTTCAACAATATATCTACGTGTGATTTTAAACGCAAAATTCTCCCATCTTTATCACGTTTAATGTTACCTTTAGAATCAAGAATAGGTATACCCAACGTAGCCTCTGAACATTTTCTCATTATATTAACCAATTTATCGTGGTCTTTAGTTGAATAAAATATACCATCAGATGGAATAATACATTTGTTTTTATATAATGCTATAGGTTTAGGTTTATCAACAACCTCGACATAGTTAATACGTAAATCCTCGGTAGCAATCTTTAATTTCTTTTTAGGTCTAAAAGATGAACACCCTAAAAACAACATAATTAATGTTGTAAATATAATAAATTTCATAATCACCCCCTATTTAATAAATTCATATATATATTCTTTAACTGTGAATATACTTCCAATATTTCATTTTTATTATCAATATCAAGAATAGAGTCATTGGGATTAACATAAAACCAATCACCAACACCTACAATAGTTATAAACTCCTCTTTACGTTTCAACCCAGAACCACCATTAATATCCCAATAATAATTCTCAAATTTAACAACATAATGTAAATGTGAACCCTCATCATCTACTAACACGTAAATGTCCCCATTTTTACCTATTAGCTCAAAAATAGCAAGAGCGAATACTAAACTACCATTTTTCAAATAATAACCTGTAGCGTCCAATTTAACTTGTTTATTAAATTTTTTTATTGTTTCTTTCAAAACATCTTTAGATATAAATGATTCAAATAAGAATTTCTTAAAATTCAACATTTCATTTTACCATAATAATTAATCACACAATTATTTAGTTTTTACTATAGTTTATTATTAGAAAATAATATTTGTGGGTTTTTCAACTTCATCAACCCGATTTATTATGAATTGAACCTTTTCACCTAAAATCATTGTTGATTTTTGCCAAACATCTATATTTGAATTCTTATTTATCAATTTTCCAATTTGTCTTAATTCTTTTTTATAATTATTATTACAATATTTAATAATTTTAGAATATTTATCAAACATTGAAACCAACTGCTCTTGCTTATTATTAACATCTAACGATATTTGGTCTTTTAACGGTTTACCACCCCAATCAAGACTATTGAACAATATTAATTTTTCAACATTATCTAAACCATGAGTTAATAAAAATTTAATAAAACTTTTAGGGTTTTTAGAATTGAAAAATTTAATTTTCATATGATTTTGCACTATAAAAACAACATCCTTAATTATTTTTTTTGAAAATCTTAATTCTTTTAATCTTTTCAATGTAACAATGGAAGAAATATCCTCGTGACCATAATATATGTAACGATTTTTATCGGTAGACCATTCCCCTGTGAATGCCTTGCCAATATCGTGGAATAATCCAGCCAATATTAAACTAATATCATCATATTTCCTAGCCAATCTCACAACTTCGGTTATATGTTTAAGAACTATACTTTTATATTGTTTATCTTCAAATGCTTTATATTCTGGAATAATCTTACCAATAAAATTAGATTGGATTAAATAATCAATATCACCTTTAATTAAAATTTTACAAAGTTCATCATTTATTCTCTCTATGCTAACTTTATCAAACAATATTTTAATATCAAAAGAATTAACAACAGATGTTAATTCATCAGTAGGTTTAAACATATAATCCCCATTATAAATTAAGCATTAGACATCTCTGATGAATCATAATTAATCATAGTCATTTCGATATAAATGTCATTATAAACATCCATTATAGCATTATAAACATCATCGTTTGTAATATCATATAAATTCATAAAACGTAATTCTTCTATCTTTCTTGTTATATATTCATCAAGTAATTTGAATTTTTCATTTTCACTAAATGACATTTAAACCTCCTTATAAAAAGAACCAAACCTAATAGCCCTTAGAATCCTCAAAGGGTCTTCATTGAAAATAACCATTGGGTTATTAGATGTGGTTCTTAATACTCCATATTTAACATCTGATATAAAACCATTTTGAATATCAACCAATAATGGATGTTGTTCCAAAACCACATATTCATCCTCTAATCTATTTATGATTGTGTAAATAGAATTTACTGTAAAATCCCTTCTTTGAATATCATCACTAACGTTACCAACTGATATATCTGGCTTTCTAGTGTCATAATATTCCTCTTTCCTAGGAGTTCCAAATTCTAATTCTATATTATGAAATTTAGTCCCTTTCTTACCGATAACACAAAAATGTAAAAACTTCAACCCATCATCAACAAGAATTACATCATCCATATATTTAAATCTATTAGAAAATTCTTTAAATTCAGATGATGTTAATCCTGAACCATCATTTTTAAAAACTGTAAAATCTAAATCGTGAATGATACTACTTGAACCATTAAAATATCTTAATAATAGTTCTCGATTGGCTCCACCAACTAAAGATATTTCATAATCATTTATTCTAGATATTATAAGTTTTGCGAAATTAAAATATAACCGTTCCCTTGATGAAATATTTACTCTGAACAATAAAATCCCCATATTGATAATATTAACAATTTTATATTATCATAAAAACATTAAATTGTCAAATTATTTTTTAAAAAAACTCAAATCCATAATTGATTCAGGAATAATATTTGATAATTTTTTCTCTTCTTCTTTTTTTATATTTAAATTATACTGTTTTTTTTCATTCACCATTTCATCATAATCTATATTGATATCTGAATCTTCATATATTGTTGATGCAGTAACTATATTCTCAATTTTAATAACAGCATCCAAATTAATTGGAACACCGCCTTTAATTTTAGCTTGTGAAGTATTCTCTGCTACATATATAACATCTTCACCTATACTTTCAACTATTGCTCTACCTTGTGTTCTATTCGCTATAATATTGATATTTCTAAGATATTTACCATCTACATTTCTCAAATCAATCTTAACGACTTCACCAACCACATATTCCTCATTTAGATTTGAAACTATATCTTTATCAAATACCATTTTACCGGATTCCATAACAGATATTAGTTTATTTTTCTCATCTATCCTTGTCCCAGCCATTCCATAAATGTCGTAATAATCATCATCTTTTAGTCTTATAAAAAATGAACCAAACTTTTTCAAGTCCTCATTGTGTAAATATTCCGATAATGACAACACTTCATTTTTAGTTGAAATAAATTCATAACCATAATCGTTAATAATATCTTTTACTGTTTTAGACATACTCTCCTCCTTTATAATTTTATAATTTTGTATTAAAGCCTCATCGAAATCTTTTTCGATATATTCATCATCAGATTCATCATCAGATTCATCCTTTTGGGGGTCATCATCTAAATATAATTCATCATCATCTATTTCATCATCTACAGAACCCTCATCATCTACAGCATCAATATCTTCTAAATCATCATCCACTGGATTTGTTACAGGCTCCTTACCATCTATTTCACCGACATCTAATTCATCTAAATCATCAGCAACATCATCTATATCAGATAACGCTGGCTCAGGCATAGGTGGCTCAATTCTAGTTCTAGAAATTGTAATTAAATCTTTACCAACATGTCTTTCAGCGATATCAACATCCATCTCTTGAATATCTTCTAACACATCAGCAAAATGGTCTTCATCCATACTTCTATTAATCAAAAACACCTTATCATTATCAGGTTGAACATATAAAATGGTATGGTTATTCTGAAAATAAACATCATATAAAACACCTTTTTCAGTTTGTGCTCGATATAATACTTTAATATCGTTTCCATCATATAGAGTAACTATTTTATCTAATATTGATTGTATTAACACAACATCACTAACAGCCTCTTTGGGTTCTGTGCTTTCAATATCAAATGCCTCATCTTGTTTACCCATATCATCAACCATATTAACACTATCACCTTCTTTATCACGTTCAGGCATAGTAATTCTAGTCCTTGGTTTAGATGGTATTTCGGTCAATGCTGCTGGTTGAAATGGGATATTATTCTCATTATAATAACCTTCCATAATCGACATCATATTATTTTTATCAAATATACTCATAAAAATACCTTTATAATTGTAATCATTAATAATCGTAAAATATTTAGTTTTTTAATTTATTAATTATTTTACTATTATTCTTTTATGGTTATCAATCATTAAAATATTAAACTCTTTACATCTAAATCCACCTGCTTTATCGTGACCCTTAAACCCAATGTGATTTAGTTGTGCATTCAAATTAACATCTTCTTTATCGCTATATAATGATACCGAATATAAATTGTTTTTTCCTGATTTTATAAAACACATAACAGCATCATATTTAGCAGTATTTATACTATTAAACACGTGACTACCACCTATACCTTGATTCAAAGCAAATACGTTCAATCCCTCAAATTCAGCAGAAAAACCATACGATTTACATAATTGCATATTTCTATTATTGATATATTTTAACAGGTAATTACCATCTAACCTCATATCAGATATTAAATCAGATATATCATCATTTTCAGCATATTCAATGACATTTTCCCAAAAACTAATCCCAAAATCTGTATTTGGATTGGATTGTATAGCATCAAACGCAAATTTAACAGATGCATATTCCTTATTCCATAAGTCTTCATTATATTGAACAACTGATTTATCCCAAGCATCATAATAACCAATAACATCTATAAACGGCTTAATATTCTTCAATATTTTATCTTGATAGGAATCAATCCTACCATTATCCATTATAAATTGTAAAACGTTTTGACAAGCTGATTTTTTAAAATCCCTCAACCCCATACAATGCTCATGTAAATCAGAATGTTCAGATAATATAGAATCATGATGGTCAATCCAATACATATTACCATTAACTTTATTGTGCATTAATTTCATCTCTTCCTTTGTACCTGAAACATCAGCCCAAAACACAACATCATTTTTATTAATATTTTCCCAAGAAATATCAAAACCATAATTAAAAGAATGTAATATTATATCTTTTCTCTTCCTATTGATATTCAATATACCTTCATCAATAGCCCATTTTAGTAAAAAACCACTAGCGTGACCATCTGGGTCAGCATTATGATAAAACACGTGAACACTATTTACCTTCATTTTCAATTACCTCACATTTATAAGTTACATATTTACATTTATAAAATTTAACACCTTTTGTGTCTTTTATTATTAAATCACAAGAATCTACTAAAAAATTCATACATTTTAAACGTTGATTATTTGATGATTTAAATATACCTCCATCATAAGTCATAGTTTCAATAATATTTTTATTTATATCAATAATAACCCACATAACAAACGACATACTTAAAATGATAAGAGATATAACCAAAGATTTCCAAATGATATCATTACGCTCAATATTATTTCGTTCATCCCTAATTTTATCTATACTATTATTAAATACAAAATTACCAGAGGAATCAATAAAAGAAATTCCAATATTAACACTACCTATTGTAACAATATCGTTATGTTGTAAATTATACATCTTATTTGAATCACAATTAATATCATTAATCTTAAAAACTTCTTTACCTTTAAATATTATTTCAACCTTATTTTCAGTACTATAAATAACCCCAGCATTCTTAGATATAGAAATATCATCTATATATATCGTTGAACGTTTATTATTCCCAATTGTGTTTTTTTGATTCTTATTAACAATATAAGAAACTCCAATTTGTTTTCCATTTAATATTTTTAGTTTACAAATCACAAATAACCCCAATATTAATTAATCAAACTACAGATATAATATAACATTATTTTGTTTTTTTGTCAATGAATTTTTGAATTATATTTATCAATAGATTTAAATTTGATATTATTATCAATAATATCAAACTCTCCGACCCAATCTATCCCACCGTGAATATTGTCCCAATAAGATAAAAAATTACCACCCTCAAAAGTCAGATTATCATTTAAAACCATTAAATAATCTGATTCAATATTTATATTTTGCCATATAGCAATGAATTGACTACTTCCATCATTCCAAATTATAGTAAATATACCTTGAAATTTATAAATAATAGACCCTATAGATATATTATCACCTAAAAATTCATAACTCAATCTTGCAAAATCATAACTATTCCCAATTTTCCGATATAAAAAACGAGAAGGGTCACCCATAATATTAAAACTAACATTTGATTGTTCTTCATTATAACATTTTAAACCGCTTTGAAAACAATACCAATACCACGTCTCCATAATATCCATAGCCCAATAAGGCATATTGAAATCCATTTTAGCCAATTCCAACGTTTTAATTTTAGAATTAGATGATTTCAAAAAAATTCTCTCAAATTTTTGGTATAAATTCGACAATCCAGTTATTAATTTGAAAAATAATTCAATTCTAAATCTTGAACGTCTCACCCATATATTAAAATTTTTATGTAAAAACTGCATAGAATCCTCCTTTATAGAATTATATAAATATTTATGTTTTTTGAAATATCGATTTATATATCTCTTAAAAATCTAACAGCTTTATTGTATTTTTTTGTCATTTTCAAAACTTTATCCTCAGATAAATATGATGTTCTCTCAATTGAAGTGTTATCATCAATATCCCTTAATTTAACAATTCTAGCAATATCATTATCTCGAACACGTTTTAAATAATCATCATAATCTTCCCCAACTTTTTTAGACATTGATATTATAGCATCTATTATCTCATCATCATTAATCCCATGTTCATTAAGATATCTTACATCTATTTTAATTTTTTTAGCTGATTCATAATCTATAGTTAGATTTGATTTCAATAATTCAATAACAAATGCATCATTCAAATGTTCTATATACTTAATAGAACAATATCTATATTCATCACCTATCTCATTAACTACAGATTTTGATAAATATCCATATTTTTCAAAATCTTTAATTGTGTAATAACCATCCTCTAATATATCGTGTAATAAAGCGACTATTTGAAGTTTCCATCCTTTTAATGAGTTTGACACTCTTAATGGATGCCAGAAATAAGTCATCCCAGACTTATCGACTTGATTCTGATGATGGTCTAAAGATATTCTCAATGCTTTTATTGCAATTTTTGACCAATATATTCTATCCTTTTTCATATCATCCTCCTTTTCATAAAAAAACAATATAATATATTGTATCACAAAAATAGATATATGTCAAATTTTTATTTAACTTTTATTGGAATTTTAAAATAATATTAATGTTTTTGTGAGTTATTGTTTGTATTAGATAACATTGACCTTACCAAGTTGCTAGCAATTTTTCCATCATATCTACCGTCAAATCTAGATTTTAAATTTTTCATTATGACACCCATTCCACTCATATTATTAATATTTGTCTCATCAATTATAAGCAAAATATTATCAGATAGTTCGTCAATAGACATTTGGGATGGGATATATTTACTCAACAATGTAATCTCAGCATTAGCATTTTTTGAGCTTTCAATATATTTATCATCTATTTTATCAGCCATCAATTTATCATATTCTTTTAAATTTTCTTTTATATTCTTGACAAATTTCTTAATAACACGAATAGATTCAATATCAGTAGTTAATCTATCACCATCATTTTTACCAACCATCATTATTTCTGACAACAAAGTTGTTAATAAATTAACCTCTAATTTGTTTTTTTCTTTTTTTGCAGATATTAAATCTGCCCTAATTCTGTTTATCATTTTTACCCCCTAAATATGATTCTAAAATAAACCCCATCCCATATTTATAGTAACAACAAGTTCTACACATTGGACTCATTTTTAAGTGTAAAAACCTATACAATTCATTCTTATCTATATCTTTCATTTGACCCTCCATTGTTATTGTAATAAATCACAAAGCATAGAATTTATCTTATCTATCTCGTTCTCCAAATATTTCTTTTTTTCTTCCAATTCTTTTTTTTTACGTAAAGTATCACCTGTTATTTTTATAGGAGACACCTCTTTTAATATTGAACCAAACTCTTTGGTTTCATAATCTATATAACCATCATAATTGTCATCACATACATAATCCAAAATATCACCAAAAACACCTTCTAACGTTTCTATCCGCTCATTATCAATACCATATATACCCCAAACACCATATTCGTTTAAATCCATATCAATAGATGTTTCAGATTTAACATATTGTTTAAATTCTAATTTTTCATCAACCATCTAAAAACCCCTCTTTTTACATTCATCCATTAATATGAACCATTTTTTATTTTTACTAAAATTGGCACAAATATTAGGTTCCCAATTTTCAATCAATAATTGATATAAACCTAACCTTTTTATTTTCTTTTTTAAAATAGCATTTTCTTTTCTATTTTCTGCTATCATTCCAGCATATAACACAGTAAGGATGATATTCATAATTTTAACGTGTTTACTATAAGTTTTAGAAATATCATCAATCATTATCAAAACATCTTTATTTATAACGGTTGTTGTTTTATCATAAATTTCAACAAAGTCATCATAAATAACTTTCCCACCATATATTTTACTTAATTCTTTAATTGTTTGAAAATATTCAACATCTTTAGGTGGATGAATAGATTTTCCATTGTCAATATAAACACAAAATGAATCGAACGACCCTGTGTCGAAATAAATAACTATATTTTTATATTTTCTAATGATTTCCATATACAACCATAAAAATGGATGTGGTGGTGGGAATCGAACCCACAGTTTTCAACAATAAGTTAAAAACTCCACCATAAAACCACATCAAATAATCAACTTTAAAATAGAATCTTTTTTTAAATTAATAGGTGATAAATCCACGTATTCAACCCCATCATCAGGTCTTTCTCTAAGTATATTTGCCCCTGATTTTTTTAATAATTCATTTAACCACATCATAGATTTACATTGTCTTAAAATACTATCCCTAACTTTAAATGATAAATCATCATATTCAGATGTTATATTATTATTAACAGATGTTTTATAAAAATAATAATATATACCTTTATTACCAATTTTAGGTTCAATAATACCTATAACATTACTTTTAGTTGTTATGTCTATATTAGCAGTTGCAATTACATTATTAGGATTTAAAGTATATCCAAGCGGTAAATTCTTTATGTTAGAATCAAATCCTAAAAATACTCTAGAGTTAACGACATTATTTTTTGATGCAACTGATGTATAATCATTGACAAATATTAACTTAGGCTCATCTATAAATTTCTTAACGTATATTGATTCTGTTGCACCATCCTCAGCATTAACAATATCACCTGAAAACATAATATCACCAGACGTTGTTCCATCCCATCCAACTTTACCACTTTTAGAAATTAAAGATAAATCTAAATCGACAACATTACTATTATTTTCCCAATATATTCCAAAAATAGTATTCCTATTTGACCCAATTCTAGTACCTAATGGATAATTACCAATAAATTGTTTTTCAGATGATGGAATTGCATATTTGACATTTCTGGGAATATATATATTCTTATTTTTAACCTTTAATTTTATATCATCAACTATGGAATTAACAACAGTATTCAAAATTTCTATGGTTTGTTCTCTATCAACATTATCCCAATCAAATTCTCTAACCCAACCCTTACCATTTCTAATAATATGTAATATGTTAGATGTATCCGAAGAATGTAATCTATATCTTAAACTATTAGCTAATTTTATCTTTTTAAAAATGTTATTTTTTTCTAAACTATCTTTAAGCTTTGAAATAGATATTTCACCCTTATGTAATAAATTAGTAACATTATTGAGATAACTTGTTGTTATAGTTGTAGCGGTTTTATCAGAATCCTTACGTAATCTATTAAAATACCCTTTATCACTAGCTATTTGTCTCATAGCTAAAAATAAAGGTTTATACCTACGAAATATTGATGATAAATCACTAGGTGGCTCATATATGTCTAATAATTCAGACACGTTAACCTTTGATTCAACTATTCTATCAAATAGATGTTTGTTTTTTATTAATAATGTTTCACCAGTAATTTTATATATTAAAAATCTCAAATATTCAGTTGGATTAGATGGAACAATATTATAAAAGTCACATAATCTAGAACTCAATTCGTGATTACTTATTTCATCAATGATTTCAACTCCATAGTTATTCTCAGTTATTATAGTGTATAAATCATTAATAACAGAATCACTCAAAGATACACTAGAAGCCAACATAACAACATTTTTTCTAATTTCATCTTTAGTTAATGCTTTTATATATATTAACTCTAAATTATCACGTAACAATGGTATATTCAACTGTTTTTTAGGTATATATATTATATCCTCATTGTAATCATCAAATGATTTAAAACTATACGCTGTGATATAATGAATAATCTGACGAATAGCTAATTCTTCACTGGATGTATTTTTAATATAACTCCAAGACTCAAAAAAAGTTTTATTTAATTTTTCACTATTAAGAAAAATAGTATTCTCAATATCAGATATTAAACCATCATATTCATCAATATTAGGGTCTATAAATAAACCCTTTGTTATATATTGATTATATTGATAATCACCTTCATAATCTTTGCTATACGATTGTATAGCGTGAAATAATCTCAATGTAGACTTGTTTAGACACATAATAAAACCTCATATTAAAATCGTGGTGGCTCCACCGAGAATCGAACTCGGATGACATCAAAGTCGAGGGATTTTAAGTCCCTTGTGTCTACCTATTCCACCATAGAGCCACAATATATATTCATCAATAATTGATAATGATAGTATGTTGGCGAATAGTAATAAATTATTTGTTTTTTATTAAGGAACTATTTATGCCAACTTTTAAATGATATCTATGGTAGCAATTATATGTTCTACTAAAAGGAATAAATATAAAACAATAATAACTACCATAGATACCACTTAACTATCATTAATCAATTATCAACGAACAACTAATCACTCTCCCCTTTTCCAAATCAATATCAATATCAATATCTATAAAATATTAATCAATTCAACGACCCAACATTTATAATATATCATATTTGTAACCAAAAGTCAAATTATTTTTTTTATTTTTTTGTTAATCTATAATTGCATCTGGAATGTTGAATGATTTCAATTTCTTATCCATATTTTTAATATCAAATATCTCATCCTGGTCTAAGTCGTATGAAACAAAATTTTCAAGTTTTTGAATATCTCTATTAGCTTCCCTATATCTCCAGACCAATTCGATAATTTCTATAATATCAAAATCTGATTTTAACGATATATTAAATCTAAAATCAACATCATTACGTTTAAAAATTCTAACATTTGAATTTTTAGTATTTTCTTTTACAAAAATAACAAAATCATCTTTTATTATTTCATATCTTTGCTCTGAACCCTCTAACAACATTGATTTATATATTTTAAATGTTGACATATTACGCCCCATATTAATTAATATATATATTTAATTCTAAATGTTTATCTCCACTATAACCCATATGATAAATTGACACGTGTAGCATTTTATTCATCCTTTTACCATTTTTAATTAATGACATATGTAGTTTTTGAGTCGTTCCCTCATCAAATATATCAATATCACTATAACCATTAAGATATTTGAAAGAATTCTCATTAACATCTAACTCATATCCATTTCTTTTAACATAATCTTCAATTTCATTAACAATATCTTTCAAAGTGCTATGATATGTTTCAAATTCACCTTTTTTATATTTTTTACTAATATTATTAGTAGGAGATTCCATTAATATTTTTTTTGTAATTCTCATTATAACTACACCCTATATTATTTTTTTTCTAAATGTTGTTTTAAAAGTACTGATGCTATTTTAAATATATATTCATTAGATTCATCAAAATCAATATCCATTTGGTCAACTAAACCTTGAAAACTAGGATTATTCAATTTCTTATTAGTTAATAACCATTTCCTTAATTTTGACTTATGCTCCTTATTCAAACCTTTCCTAATATGATTCTCACCATCATCAGTTGAAGATTCATCCTCACCAGGTTTAGATAGCTCATCATCAACATCAGGCTCATCATCAGGCTCATCATCAATTACAGGCTCAGACATTTCATTATCAATATCAGGTTTCTGTTCATTTTCAACAGGTGACTCTTGTTTATCATTAGGAGAATCATCAATGATACTTTCATCATCAATATCATAATCATCTCGTCCTTCAACTAAAATATTAATATCTTTAAAAAATTTAGAAACACTTTCCTCAATCTTCAACATTGTCTTTTTATCAGTCATAATAAACTCCTCTATATATTACCATTTATTGTACCTTTTTTATCAGAAGGTTTGACGTGGGTATCTATAACACCCGAAACTGGTTTAACATTTGTGTTTAATTTAGATTTATCTTGTTTATTTTTATATGCAATCCGTCTTTTCTTATTTCGTTCTTCTCTCTTCTTTTTTATAGCTTTTATTCTAGGAGTCATTAAACTATCAGTATAACTATTTTTAATAATGTTAATTATTTCTGATTCTGATTTACCTATATACTTACCTGAATATAAATCAATAACATTGATATAATCCTCTTGTGGAATGACATAGAACCCACCTCTAACGTGGTCTAAAAGATAATGTCTAATACAATAATAAACATATTTAAACTTTGGATTATTTTTCAAATCCTGAACATAACTTATATCTATTTTACCCTGTTTCATAACTTGTTCAGGATTTTTCTTTATAAAATATTGAATAACAGCTTTTCGTTGATATCTAGGGATAAAATGTAAATTTATACCTAAAAATCCCAAACTATCAACACCATCTTTAAAATCAAAAGGTATCACTAGAGGTGTCTCATCAAAAAATGATAATGTATTTTTATTTTTGGGGTCATATCTAAAAGCATACACCCTTCCCAACATAACAGCATTACTTTTTCGATAATTCGTAAATGTATTAGCTTTACTTTTTCTATTTGAATAGATTTTATCAGTTAATTGTTTAAACCATTCATCTGCTCGTACTTCATCACCTTTATCCCGTTCATCATCACCTTTATCCTGTTCATCATCACTTACATCCACATCCTCATTTAAATTATCAATATTATTCAACCATTCATATAAATCACAAGCAAGTATTAACCTATCACTATCTATAAATAATTCATCATCATATCTTTCATTTAAATAGGTTGTAAAATCAATCATTTAAACATCCATATCTTCATCTTCAATATTTATTTCAGGATTTTCAGGTATATCTACATTTTCAACTTTATCCTTATCTTCAATAGGACCCTTATTATTCATTTCATATAATGTTTCTTCTGTAGATTTCAATAATTCAGAAACGTAATCCTGTTTATCTATAAGCATCATCATAAACCTGTACATTTTCGTAGAATATATATCACCAGCAATTAATGATATGGTAGTTGAAAATAAAAAATCACCCTCAACATCTTCACCCCAAAAAATACTTAAAACAGTGTTACCAGAACCTGTTAATTTAATAACATAGTTACCATCATTTCTTTTCCCTACATTAGAAACTGTTAACAACCATTTGCTCTTAGATATTTTATTTAATCCTCTCAATATACGCATTTTTAAATCGTGCATACTATCGTATTCTTGACCTTTTAATTTCTCAACGATGATATCCTCAACAATACTTTTAAGTTCAGATTTAGTTAATATCATTTCTTTACTTTTAGATTCCTCAATTTGAGTAATATGTTTATCAATAATATCACCCAGATAAGACTCTAATTCTGTCTTATTAATTTTAACTGTCATTTGATTCTCCATACTTTCTGTTAATTTGTTCATATTATATATTTCTTTTAAATTTTGAAATTCAGCCCACAATGATGTTGGCATAAATTTACAATATTCTTGATACATACCTTTAATTATATATTCCTCAATTTCTTGAGTGTTTATATTGTGAACATATGTTCGTAGTTCAGTAGGTAATCCATTAATTGAAGCTGATACGTAGCTTGATTGGTTTGGTTCAGTATATACAGCAACAACATCCATACCATCTTGTTCAAGTTTTTTTATCTCTTTGAATATTTTCAAATTAGGAACTTGAAATATTTCTATTTTCTCATCCCCACGTATTAAAACATCTAATAAAGCCTCCTTTTCCATATACCCTAACACATCACCCTCTTCATCTGCTATAAAAATAATACACTTATCAATTCCATAAGTATCCATTTTTAATTTTATAGATTCTAATAATTGCTGGTGTCCAATATGTATGAGTTGAAAATTGTCAACTATTACTATAACTTTTTCCATCATAATATCCTATAATTATATTCACTATTGTTATTTATTATTTTTAGATTTTATTGAAATATTTTAAATATTGTTATATTATTGATGTGATATTTATTTAGAAAATTCTCTAGCTAATTTCTTTTTTAATAGATATTGTCTATATGAATCAACACCTAACATCATATCATAACAAACAATTTTATATTTACGAATTTCACAATTGGAGAATTGAAAAACTGATTGTTTTTTCAATTTCTTATGTATATTTTTATAAAATCTTTTCTTTTTAGCCCAACTTGGAACATATAGACCAGATATCTCAATGACATAATCTTTTTCCATATCATTCATTATAAATTTAACAGGAGAAATTACCTTTTTAACATTATATAAAAATAAATATTCAACTTGCTCATTCGATAACAGGTTGGAACTAATAATTACAATAATCATAAAAATAAATATTTTTCTCATCACATCACACCTCACTTTTTAACCATTTATCAATATTATTATCTTTTTTTTTAATTGTTTCTAATTTTTCAATTGTTTCTAATTTTTCAATATTATTAACTCCAATCATAGACATAAAATCAGATTCACTTATTATTGGTATATTTAACGATTCTGCTTTTGTTGATTTACTACCTGAACCTGTACCAGCAATTAAAAAATTTAAATTTTTAACAACTGATGATTTAACTACACCACCATATTTAATTATTAAATTCTTAATAGCGTTCTTACCATTCGTCATAGACCCAGATATACAAAACAATTTACCATCAAGACAACCTTTTATATCATCCATTGTTATTATTTCTACTTCTAATAGTAAATTATTAATAACTTGTATTTTTGAGTTAATTCCATTAATAATATTATTAGCAATTATTTCAGAAATACCTTCAATAGAACATAATTTATTAAACACATACCCATAATCACCTAGTAATTCATTTAAATTATCAAAATTTTGGGCAACTAATTCAGAAACAGACCTACCTAGTGAATTAACACCTAAAGAGCTTAAAAACACATCTAATGTTTTTTTACGATTGAATTGTATAGTATTAAATAATTTTTCAGCACTTTTCTTTTTAATACCATCAATAGTCATTAACATTTCAATATTTAATTTGAACAAATCAGAAAAATCTGTAATAAGGTTAGATTTTAACATTTTTGTTAGTGTTGAAACTGCCAATCCTTTCATATTCATAATGTCAACAAAATGTTCAAACTCGGATATTTTAACAGCCGTACAATTTTCATTTGTACAAAAAAGTTTCTCAATTCCACTTTTAGGATTAATAATTATCTCGGTTGACTCACCACAAGATGGACAAATTTTTGGAATATCGATATCTTTATCATTTCTTTTAGTGACTAATGATTCAATATGAGGGATAACATCTCCTCTTCTAGACACCATAACATCATCCCCAATATTAATATTTAACTTTTTCATTATTGAAATATTATGTAACGATACCCTATTAATCTCGGCACCTCCTAATTCAACAGGGTTAATTATTGCTACCGCATTAATTTGTCTAGTTCTAGATACTTGCCATTCAATATTTTTTAAAGTTGTTATTTCACTTTCAGGTTTAAATTTCCAGGCTATAGACCCTTTAGGATGGTGTGAAGTGCTTCCAACTGATTTATACAATCTATCATCATCAATCCTATAACATACACCGTCAATATCATAATCTAACAAATCCCTTTCAACTACACATTTTTGATAATATTTTTCAGAATCATTAATATCAATTTTACTAAACTCAACAATAGGAATATTTACACTAGAAATATAGGATAATCTATCAGAATAATTATACATGTATAATCCTAAAACGTCATAACAAAAGAAATTCAACTCACGCTCTTTAGTTACAAGTGGGTTCTTGTTTCTAGCAGACCCAGCTGATAAATTTCTAGGTGTTTTATATTCTTTACCTTCTTCCATCATAGCTTTCTTTGCAACTTTATTAAAAATAGATTTCTTCATGTATATTTCACCACGAATTTCAATCTCATCAGATGCAATCTTACTATCAACATCTAAAGTTAATGGAATATCTTTAATCATTTTAATATTTTCGGTAATATCTTCACCTTCAACTCCATTACCACGTGTTGCACCATATTTTAAAATGTATTTATTTATAATCTTATTGTATTGATATTTTAATGTTATAGCAAAACCATCTATTTTATAACTTCCAACTAATATTTTTACATTTGAATCAAAAACATTTAAAAATTCATATTTTGAATATACTTTTCCTTGTGATGGCATTTTAACCGTGTGTTTAATTTTATTAAAAGTCGATTCAGATTGATTAAATCCAATTTCATCAAATAATCTATTGTTTTTATCAATTTTTTTTAGTTCAGATTCAAGTTTATCATATTCATAATCTGAAATTTTAGGATTTCCAGTGTAATATAAATATCTATGTTTTATAATGTCTAATTCTAATCTTTTTATAATATCAACATTTTTAATATTAACCATTTGTCACTCCATCATGAAATAAAAACATTTTACGAGTTAATATATCATATTATTTTTAAAAAGTCAAATTTTATATGTTAAATATTTAAAATAATTTACAAACCCACCATAGCGTGCCGTTCTTACGGCACATAATTGATAGGTTTGATTTGTTGAACGAAGTGAGACAACATCAACCTTGTCAATTATTAGTCGGATATAATTGTTACCAATGTATATATTTTAAAAACGTCCAAATTTTAATTTTAAACAATGAAAACATATTAACATATAACTTAACATTCAAAATGTATTTTCATTCAATGGTGGGCATTTATGTTCCATTTAGATATATTTTATCCAATGGAAATGATTTTAAAATGTTGATGATATATTAATTACAATTTGAAAACCCACCATAGCGTGCCGTTCTTACGGCACATAATTGATAGGTTTGATTTGTTGAACGAAGTGAGACAACATCAACCTTGTCAATTATTAGTCAGGTACATTTGTTACAATGGATATAATTGTTACCAGTGGATACATTTGTTACAATGGATATATTTGTTACCAGTGGATATTTTTAAAACCGTTCAAAAGTTTGAGCCTCCAGAATTTTTCTTTTTTTTTACTTTTTTTTTCTTTTCTTTCTTATTCTTCACTTTTTTTTTCTTTATTTTCTTATTCTTTTCTTTTATATATTTTCTTTTCTTATTCTTTTCTTTTATATATTTTCTTTTCTTATTCTTTTCTTTTATATATTTTCTTTTCTTATTCTTTTCTTATTTCTCTTATTCTTTGTAAAATCGTGTATTACCAATAGTTGTTTTTTATAAGTATAATTTTATTCCTCGCTTCGCTCGTCATAAAATCATTTTTTATAAAAAACAAGTGACACCTAACGGTGTCACGGGGGTAAACCCCCAGCATGAATATACCAGTATAAACGTGCGTGTGTGCGTGCGGGAGCGGGTGTGTGTGCGTGCGGGCGAAGAATAGGATACGACATTTTTTAAAAACGTCCAAATTTTAATTTTAAGCAATGAAAACATATTAACATATAACATAGCATTCAAAATGTATTTTTATTCAATGGTGGGCATTTATGTTCCATTTAGACGTATTTTATCCAATAGAAATGGTTTATAAAAGTTTTAGATATTGATATTTAATAAAAATTTTAACTTTTTTGTTTGTGTGTGATATATAAAATAGATAAAAGTTATTAATTCAACAATGGAGGTCAAAATGGTAACAAAATATTATATAGACAAACAGGAATTTCATAATGAAATTTGCAAATTTAATGAAACAAAAAAGGTTTCTGATAATTTAGGAGATATGATATTTAAATTAGCTGAAAAAAATACACATTCTAAATTTTTTAATAATTATTCGTTAGCTGACAAGGAGGATATGAGAACGGATGCTGTTATTGCTTGTTTAAAATCTTTACATAAATTTGATACAAATAGAGCTAACGCATTTGCTTATTTTACAAGTATTGTTATTAATGCATTTAGATATTATTTGAAGAAAAAATATAGCTATAGTAATTTTAAATTAGATATGGTTGAGGATGCCTACCATAAAGCTAATAAACCTTTTAACAATCAAATCAAAAAAGATATTGAAGAAAATAGACGTGAGAAATCTAGAAAAAAGAATGGTGGATATATTAACATTGGAGATGTATAAATGAAAGATTTAATTATCAGTGATATACATTTAGATATGAAAAATGGTGATAGTAATTTTTTAATTTATCAGGATTTATTTTTTGAACAAGTTTTTGATTATTTAAATAAAAACGAAGTTAGATATGTTATATTTCTAGGTGATATATTTACAAATAAACAAACAATAAATATTAATGTTATGGATTATGCATTAGATTTGTTATCAAAAATATCAGAATATAATGTTGAAATCATAATGATAAATGGTAATCATGTATTATATCATAAAAATAGTTATAAATTAGATTCTGTGGATGTTGTATTTCGGAATAGAGATAACATTAACAGTATTTCTTTTGTTGATTATTTAGTAATCGATAATTATGCATTTTTCAATTGGAGAAATACCAAAGAAGAATATGTTGAATTGTTTGAATCAATTGAAAATATTGAAAACATAGAATATGTTTTTGGTCATTTCGATATGTTTGGATATATGCATACAAGATTTGCTGAAAATAGTAATGAAACAGCACTAACAAAAAAAGATATTATTAGTAGATTTCCAAATTTAAAAAAAATAGTATCTGGACATTATCATTTACCACAAGAAGATTCTAAAGTGCTATATCCAGGTGTTCCATACCAATTAGCTTGGAGTGATGCTGGTTTAGAACTTGGCTTCTACACTTTGGAAAATGATATTTTTACATTTCATCGTAATGAATATGTAATGTATGAAACTATCAATATAAAATGTCTTGATGATATTTCAAAATATACACATTTAGAATGTGATTTGGGGTATTATAAATATTATAAAATAATTTTTAATGTTGATGATATAGAAGATGAAATATATAATTTTAAATTAAGATTAGAAAAATTTGGAAATAAAGTTACAATTATAAATAATTTTGAATTTTTTAATAGTGATATTGACGTAGCAAATACTGATGATGACGACCTTGAACTTGTGCATTCAGATAGTGGTGTTAATAATGTTGAATTGAACCTAGAATGGTTGATAAAAGATTATATATATGGAATAAATATTGATGATGATGAAAAAGATGAATTTTATAATTCATTTATAAATGTATACAATAGTGTCAAGGTTGAAATTATGCAAAATTTTGAAATATAAAGGAGGTTTATATGAGTGTTGAGTTAAAACCTATTGGTGATTTGGTATTGATTAAAAGGATTGATTCAGATGAAAAAACGGATAGTGGTATAATATTACCTATTCCTAATCAAAAAGCTTTAGGTGTGATTGTAGGGGTTGGAAAAGGTGTTTTAAATAAAAGGACTGGGATATATAATAATTTAGGATTGAATAAAGGGGATATTGTTGTATTCCAAACACATAGAGGACATAATGCCAATGTTAACAATGAAGAGTTAATGTTGTTGGGTATGAATAATATACTTTGTGTTTATAAAAAAGAAGATTTGAAAGATGGCAAAATGGATATTAAAATAACTGTTAATGAATCAACTAATAATTTAAATTTAGGGGTATAATATGACGTATGTTAAGAAAAAAGAATCAACTAATAAAATTAATTTGAAAAAGAAGGCATTGAAAAAAATGAATGATAAATTTCTACCCAAAGAAGGGTTTGTTTTTACTAAGAGTGTTGATAAAACTAATACATCATACAATATTAGTTATAAATTAAAAGGGTATAGACCTGTGTTGGATTTTATAACTGAACAAATATATAATGCCATCGGGTTAATATCATCAGGTGATGTTACATTTGAATATTATAAACAATCAGAGGATGACCCTGGTATGGTTGTAGTTATGGATAAAAATAAATTTCCAAATATAACTAATGAAATAGCTCTATATTTATCATCTTTTCCAGTATTTAGTATCGATACTGTTATGGATAATATGGTTGAAATAGGATTATATTTAAATAAAAAAGCAATTGATTCATCTAATGTTAGAATTATTCAATTTTTCGAGTATATGTTAAATAGTATCACTGTTAATTTTGATAAAATTAAAAAAGTAGTCGATTTAACTACTGATATGATTGAAACTTCTGATGTTATAGATTCAAAATATAGCATTGATGATGTTACTGATATATCATATCCTTATTTGTTCGTGTTAGAGGCAGATATTGTTGAAACTGAAAATTAATTCAATAAAAATTTGACAAACGTTAAAATATATGATATATTATTATTGTATTTTTGATTACATTAAAGGAGATTTAAATGGCTAGTACAAAATTAAAATTCGATAGAGGTTGTGGTTTTATTGCAAAATATTATGCAGTAGCTAAAGAAACAATGGGTGATTCTTATGAATCAAGAGAAGTTGGTAGTGTTAGATTTAACGATGATGGAAAAGTCGTGATGGTAGCCGAGGGATTTGAGCATATAGTTAATAGTGTTGATGAATTAGAAGTTAATCTTAGTCAATTGGATACTATTAATTTGAAAGTAACATTTAAAGTAAAGAAAATAGATGATAGTTTAACAACTTTACCTCATAAGTTTTATGGGATAAGAGGTACACAGGTTTTAATTTCTTATGATGATGAAATATCAGGTGCCGAAGATTTACCTGATGAAATTGAATAATAAGGAGTGAGTATGATGTATGAAATAAAGTTAACACACGGTGCTGTAATGCCTGTACAAGCAAATGATTTTGATAGTGGTTTTGATTTAAGAGCTAGAGGATACTCTACTGTTAAAAATGGTAAAATTCAAGACCCTGTATGGTTTGATGATGATTGTTCAACATTCGTGTTGAAACCAATGGAAAGAGTTTTAATTAAAACTGGAATACAGATTAAACAACCTAAACCATCTATTGTTGTTGATGGTGGTTATAATATACCTGATATCCAAGTTAGACCTCGAAGTGGTATGGCTATAAAATATGGTATTGGTTTGGTAAATTCACCTGGCACAGTTGATAACGGATACTTAGATGATATTGGGGTTATTCTTATCAATTTAAGTAATGATGATTTCAATATTAATTGTGATGATAGAATTGGACAAATGTTGTTTTCTACATCTTTTATACCTAATAATGATAAATTAAGAGTTGTTGATGAGTTTTCTAGTGGTTCTGATAGAGGTTATTCAGGGTTTGGAGATTCAGGAAAATGATTAGAATAGATATTAATGATATTGATTTTTCAAATTTAACATATTATGAAATAGAAGCACTCATTTTAAAACTCAACGGTTATAAAAATGAAATCATCGAAAGAACTCTGCCTGAATCTCAACAATTATTCAAATCTAATTAATAAATAATACTATATTTACATATATTGGAGAATATTATGGGAATGATTGATAGTATTATAATACATTGTTCTGATTCAAAATGGGGTGATGTTAATGTTATTAGGGATTGGCATACTGAACGTGGATGGTCAGATATTGGGTATCATTTTGTCATTATGAATGGTCAGATACGACCTGGATATTATTTAAAATCGTTAGATGGTCAAATAGAAATTGGGAGACGTATTAATGGTGATGGTGTCTTAATTGGACCGGAAATTGGTGCTCACGCTTTAGGATATAATAGTAGAAGTATTGGTATATGTATAATCGGTGTCGATAATTTTACGTATGAACAGTTTGATTCATTATATAATATAACTAATGAATTAATAACTAATCATGATATCGATATCTCTAATGTTATGGGTCATTACGAAACACCCAAGGCAAATGGGAAAACTTGTCCGAATTATGATATGGCAGTGTTTAGAGATATATTAGATGTTGGTTGGTATGATAGAGATACTATACCAATCAATTTCCAAAATAAAAAAATTATTTAGAGGTGTCATATGACTTCTAATATAAATATAAATTTCCAAGAAAGTGATAATTATTATTGCATAATAAAAGGTGATAACCTGTTTGATAGTGGGGATGTTACTTTCTATATTAAAAATTTTAAAATACCATCTATGACTATTAATCCAGCAACAGTTGATGTTAACCAAAATGTTATATATTTCCCATCACAAGGTAGAATGGATTATGACCCCTTAAATTTAGACATATTGGTTGATGACAACTTAAATTCTTATTTGGGTATAGCTGGTTGGTTGAATAGATTAAAAGACCCTGAAAAACTATTACAAAGCCATACCCCTGGATTTGACCCTATGAATTATAAACATAAAGATAATCCATTAAACAGTGTTATTAATAATTCAAACCAACACCCTATTGAATATAGAGATATAGACATAATAGTAACGGATAGACAACATCAAAAAGTATTGAAATTTACATTTGTTGATTCTTGGGTTAGTAGTATAAGTGGATTGGAATTGGATGCACAAAATTCAGAATATTTAACTGCAAATGCTACATTCTATTTTTTATATATGAAAATATTTAATGCTGAGGGGGTTCAGATTATCCCACAACCTGATGATTATTTGATTCCTAGATAGATTCTTTAAAATTTTTAAAATTGGTTAATGTTTTTATTGCTTTATATATTAAATTAACTTGTTCATCACTAAATAACCATCTTTTATTTACATTGTCATTAGCCCATTGGGTTGAATCCGAGTTATTGTGCATTTCTTGACTTATAGCCGTCCAATCACACACCATTTCTAATATGTTTATATTTGGCATTTTTTTTGCGTTAACTATCAGATTGTCATCTATATCATCTCTATCTTGTGTATCTAAAAATCCAGATATTAAATTATCATCCCAATATTCAGGATGATGTTTATTGTTTTTCAAGTGAACCTCTGATATTTTAACCATTTTTTCTTGTAGCCATTGGGGTAAATTCATTTCTTTAAATTTATCCTCTTCTATGTGATATTTCCACGATATTAACACATATAAATCTTTTTCAGGATTCTCAAATTTACTTTTATCGTGAACAGATAATAAATTTAAAAATTCAAATTTTTGGTCATCTGGAATGCTCATATTATTTATAATATAGTTACCGTTAGCTTTTACTAAATTTACATGTTTAGTTGTTCTTGTTATATAATGTTCTATCATTTCTTCGGTTATATATTGCTCTATATTATTTTGAACTAAAAAATCTTTAAAATTAATCATATCATACCCCATTGTTATTTAATATGTTTTTATTTATGTTTTAATATTATATTCCCAGCATCAAATATTCTTAAATAATCATTATTCAACATATTAACATTAGATGTTACATTCTCATTGTAGTTATTTAGAATATCTTTTAATTTATGTTTTTGAAACTTCATTCTATTCTCTAATATTATAGATTGTGTTTTAAAATAAAAAAAGTTTGGATTACTATGTCCTATTTTTTCAAAACCATTGTTAATATAACCTTTACCATTAAAATATCGAGCATCTACATAACTTATTATTGAACCTTTATAGTTTTTCTTGAAATGTTTTAATAATTTGGAAAATCCACCAGTTATTATTGTGTTGATTTTAGAACAGGTTCTGATGTTTTCCCAATCATATGATTTATTGAACCTAGGGGTTGAAAAACTCATTATTTGAACTAATTCATCATTATAATATAATCCCAGTCTTACTTTTGCTATTCCATACCCTTGTAAATGATTTAACTCACAAAATTGCTTATATTCATCGTTTTCAATGCTACGAATAGTACATTGACGACCATACAATTTTCGTTTAACCACGCCTATTTTTGTTCGTATAATTGATTTGACTATTTCTAGATTGAGAACCCATTCATTTTCAAATATTTGAATAACTTCAATTCCTTGTTCTTTAAAAAATTCATATTTATTTTTATGATAGTTTTTATCTTTATATAATTCACTATGCCAATATAATCCGTGATATTCTATCCCTATATTAAAATCTGGTAAATATATGTCAAGCTCATAACGTTTATTGTCACTATTTTTGAAAAATTTATTGGTTAATATATTGATGTTTTTATTTTCTTCTTTTATCCATTCTGATATTTCTCGCTCTGATTGTGACATTCTTGTTGCACATTTTTTACAATATATCTTTTGAACTTTTAATTCAACGGTTTCAAATGATTTATCACATTTTAAACATTTATATTTTTTATTGTTTTCACCGTAATTATACGTTATATATTCGTGTTTATCAAATAATGGTTCGATTCTTTTTTGTTTCAATAATGTTATAAAAGAGTCCCAGTATGATTCACGTTGTGTTTTCTTTATTTTTTCTTTGTATTCATTACTTTGTGAATAATAATCAACATTATATTTTTCATTCACTGTTTTCTTTATTTTTTCTTTAATATCATCATTTTGAAATACATTATCAACTCCATATTTTTCATTATTCGTGTCTTTTACTCGCTGTTTAATTGTTTCAGATTTCATAGGATTTCTAACATTATAATTCACATATAATGAGTCTTGTTGATTATTTTTATAGTCATCGAATTTCATAGGGTTATCTACCCCAACAGTCTCAAGTAATGTTTTTTTCTTTTTTTCTTTAAAATCATCAGATATTATGTAATAATTAACCCCATATTTTTCATTATTAGTTTTTTGTCGTTTCTCATTAGAGCGTACCTTAATATCTTCATTTTGAAACACATTATCAACTCCATATTTTTCATTTACAGTATTTTTTCTTTTATTGTTGATTATAGATATCTCTTCTTTGTTTTTATTAGACCAAGAATCCTTCCTTTTTTCATTAATATATTTTTGTCCTTGTTTTCTACACTTAGATGAGCAGTAATCGGGAAATGTTAAATGTTTATTATCAAAATCAATCGCTTTATCACATATTAAACATTTTTTATATTTTTTAATTTTTAATCTATAATATCCTACCCTATTTTTAAAGGATATATCTGATGGTAAAAAGTTGGTTTCATTGTTTATTTGGTCAATAGTTACACCATCAGGAACGATATAACATTCTTTACTACATCGTTTTCCAAATTTTTGATGTTTTCTATCCCATTGTATTTCTTTACCACAGGTGGGGCATATTTGTAAACTTGTTAAATTATGTATAAAATATATTCTTCTTATTTTTATATCATATTTATTAGGTAAAAATGATGTTTCTTTTATTATAATATTAATTTCATCATTAGTTAATTCTTTATACCAATATCTACCTTTAATTTTCAAAATTTTCTTTTTTAATTCTTCGTACATTATATTATCATTTTTATTAGTTTATAATTTACTATTATAGTATATATATTAATTATGATAATGTCAAGTTTTTAGAAAAAAAAAAGCCTTTCCGAAGAAAGGCTTCTGGGAGAAACTAAAGTAAAACTTAAATATTTTCAAATTTAACAGAGATTGGTCCGTCACTGTATGCATAACTAAGTCCACCAATATCAACGTATCTATAGTAAAGTTTAGCTCCGAATGGATTCTCACCTAGACCATATCTAGTCCTAAAACCGATTCTAGGTTGAAAATCATCCTGTCCTATCGCCTTAACCATATTCAATGGTACGTATGGGCAGTAAAATAATCCAGCATCCATTTCTGACTCACCTTTATAACCAACGATTGCGAAATCTTTGGTTGCAAAAGTATCGATATATACTTTAAAACGTCCACCAATTGTACCAGCATAAGCAACAGCACTATTAGCATTGAAGTCTTTGTTAACATCAGTCCAAAGTTCATAACCATCAAGTGATTCAAGAGCAGTTTTAACATCCATAGAGCATATAATGAAGTTACCATTACCTCTACGTGTAGAGATAGCGATTTCATTAGCAACTTTGTTAATTAAATTATAAAGAGTTCTAAATCTTTCTTGTGACCATCTACCATCAGCATCATTATAAACGAAAGGTCTAGTTCCGCCTTGAATAGATGCTAATTTAATTCTATCAACTATTTCACGGTTCATTTCAGTAAGAATTTCATAGCTAAGAATATTAACCAATTCATTCTCTGCATCTAATCCATGATAAGCTTTAAGGTCTTCTGCAACTTCAAATGTATATCTAGCCTTGAGTATTCTATTTCTAGCTGTTACTGTAACTTTATCAACACTAAAATTCATCTGATTGATTTCTTTACCCATTTGTTCTGCAACTTCTGTCTGATAAGTTCCTGAATAAGATTGAAGAACAGCATTATACATACTTTCATCAGGTAAATCGAAATATACAACAGGTTCAACTCCCCAGCTAGGGTCAGCAATGAAAGGAACTATTTTATCACTTTTAGTGAAAAATGGTGTAGGTGTTCCATTATAAGTACCTTGTCTATGTGATTTTTGACCACTATCAAGTCTTTCAACTAATAATGTCAATCTATCATTAGCGATATCTTTTCCAGAATAGAGAACTAAACCATATTTAGTTGGAGTTCCACCTGTCCAATCATTAGCAACGACATCACCAACATTAAAATGTGAAGCTGGATTAACAGATGACACATTATTAACCTGTAATATTTCATAATATTGAGTAGCACCACTATTTTCTTGTGCATCATAAGGTAATCTACTACCTGGAACATTTGGGAGTGGGTATTCGTTATTTGAACCTTCATTACCTGCATAATGAGCTCTCATAGCGAAAATGAGTTGTGTTGGTTTATCCATAGGCTGTGTACCTAAAATGTCTAAAGCGATGAGGTCAGGTGCAACCCTACGAAGAAGAGGTATAAGGATTGAATCATAAGTATTAACATCGCTAACACCTACGTGATTACCAAAAGACATGTCTTCATTAATCCTTTCTAATTTTTTTTCTACGAATCCCAATTGATTCTCTAACATTGAGGCAACAACGCCTTTTTTTCTTTCGTCAATCTTTTTAGCTAGTGGGTGATTTAAAACTTTATTCCACTTTTTTAAAAGATGTGTTTTTTTAGATTTTTCCATTACGTATCTCCTTTACAAAATTCTTATTAAAAAAAACTACTATTAAACTTATTAGGGTCTATTTCTTCAACAATATCTACATTTGTTTCATTCAACTTTTGTTTCTTTACAGCGTTAGAAATCTTTTTCTCATTGATATTTAACGTTCTGGTTGTTGTTTTTTTGATATCTTTAACTGTTTTTTTATTCTCATTTAAAGAAATAATTTTTTCAATAACTATATCTAATTTATTTTTAAAATCTTTAGATGTTGAATAATCAAAAGATTCCATAAATTCAGCAACCCTTTCTTTATCTGTATAAATCATATTTTTTGTAGCTTCGTTGAATATCAATGTACATCTCATTTTATCAACTACATTTTTAGATTCTACTAATCTTTTTTCAAGTTTGCTATTTGTTTTTTTCATTTCTGAAATAACATTAATAAGAAACTCTTCTGTTTTCTTAGATTCTAAAATATCAGTAGTAGATGTTCCGTATAATTTTTCAACCATATATTTAAAGTCCTCAAATATTTCAGCTTTTTTAGTGCTTTCAATTGCTTCTTTAATTTCAGATTGTTTTGATTTAACAAAATCACTAACTACACGTTTCATATATGCATCTGTATGTTCAATAACATTGGCTACAGTTTTTTTAGATATGATTTTTGCTTTTTCATCAGTTAACATTTCAAAATAAACTTCAAGTTTTTCTTTTTTCTCTTTAGGGAGAATTGATTCATCTATCCCAGCTAACTCTGCACTCATTTGTTTTCTAATTGAATCAGCTTCTCGAATAGCTTCGTCAACAACTGCTTTGTCTTCATCTGACAATTGTTCATAACCCATTTGTGAAACTTCTACCTCAGGTGTTTCAGTGTCACCTTCAACTGAACCCATTTCAACGTCACCTTCAACTGAACCCATTTCAACGTCACCTTCAACTGAATCAATTTCAGTGTCACCTTCAACTGAACCCATCTCAACGTCACCTTCAACTGAACTCATTTCAGTTTCATCTTCGGCAGGACTCATTTCAGGGTCTTGTTCGTCATCCTCTTCCTTAACTAATTCATTAGATTGGTCAAGTTCGAGTTCTTCCTCTGAAACATCGTATCCAACAGAACTAAGGTCTAATTCCACTTCATCCTCAACACCATCCATACCAGTCTCTTTTGATACAACTTCATCGTCATCCGCACCGTAACCCATTTCAGATAATTTCAACTCAACATCGGCATCATCCTCAACCTTTTCATCCTCGGATAATGGTTTAGATGTTGATAATGTTGCATTATCAGCTTTGTTTTTAAAATTATCTACGGTAGAAATCAAATCAGTCACGTTGCTGTGACTTTCTTCTAAATCTTCTTCGCCAACATCTTCAAGGTTTTCTTTTTCTTGCATAGAATCATCATCCAAATCATTAGATACTTTTTTTCCACCAAGAATTAATTCTTTTTCATCAAGATTCGTTTCATCATTTTCTTTAATACCAATCTTCTTGGCGATGTCTGAATGCATGACTTTTTTAAGATTACCATTTAGGATGTCATTAACAATGTCTTTTATCTCACTGTTAATACCTGGCTTAATGTCAGTCTTCATGTTAGACTTGGCATTTTGAATTGAAGCTTCGGGTGTTCTACTAATAGTCTTACCCTTGCTTGTCTTTTTTTTGTTAGCCATTCTGCCCTCCTTGTTAATAAATATTACCCATTGTATAGTTTATTAAAAAAATTTTTAATATACAGTCCAGCATAATCCTCACGCTCTTCTTTTGTAAGTAACATATTGTTATTTATGATTTTAAATTCTTTTTTAATATTTTCAGTTATAAACCCTGTATTATCATTGACCCAATCGAACGGTTTGTTGTGTTTAATTGACTCTGTTAAATCCGTCATTATTGCACTTGCTACTGATGGTTCGTGAACGATATCCCAAGTTATAATTTGAAGTTCATCAACTTCATTTCTATGATTTAATGAGCCTAATGACCGTGATGATACACCTAGTACACCACCCATTTTTAAAATAGATTTAACATCGTCCCCTTTCGGACCACCTATTAATGCTTTACCGTAAACTTTATCCCCCTCGAACCATAAGTCAACTATCCGATGAGATACGTTGTCTAAATTGATTGTAGGACCATCTGGATGGTCTAGTTCACCTAATGCTCTATTCGTTTTAACATATTTTTCATAAAATCTTATAATTTCAGGCTCCATAATATTTCTTGGATATATTCTTCCGTTTTGATTTTTAGTATTAAATTCTGAAAAAATACCTTGGATATATACTTGTTGTCCTATTCCAGCAACATCTTCGGTGATAATTTCACACGCATTAAAGTTATTATGTCCAATTGTTTCTGTTAACGGTTTGAGTTTGTCATTTCTGGGATTGATATTTATAAAATGTTCAATCAATGTTTTTAGGTTTGTCATTATATGCCTCCTTTAATTGCGTGACGAATCCGTTTACCGTGTGTATTAAACACATCATATAGTTGATTATTATTTTCTGTTGTTGTTAATGTCAATTCTGAATTATTTTTATCATAAGATACTATTTTTTCATATATTAGTGGTATAACCTGTTCACCTTTTTCATTAATCACCCCTATTTTTTTATTTTTAGTCACTTGAAATGTATTATTTTCTAATACATTTAGTTGGTCATATTCGGGTTTAACTATTACAACGTCATTTTTAATAACTCCAAATTTATTATTTTTAGTTTTTATAATGAATATTTTTTTTGTTGTATTTGTTATTATTTTACTATATAATCCCTCTGGTATTATGAATTTCTTGTTAGATATAGAATATACACCATCCCCTTTTTTAGTTTGACCTAGTATATATTCCTTCAATCCAAATTTAAAAAATTTTTTACCTATTGGTGAAAATTCAAATGGAGTTAGTTCTTTTCCTTCACACGAAACCAAACCATATGAAAAATTGTCATTACCGTGTTTTTTAACCCAAAACATTTTTTCGTGTATAGGTGTTATTATACCATCATCCCCTTTTATTTTTGAGTATACTGGTTTAACTTTTATTTTACCTGTATCATCTATAAATCCACATAAACCCTCTTTATATACCCCTAATCTTATTCCTTTTTTCGTGTTTATTAAGTATTCTTCACATTTATCCCATCTACCATCAACTAAACAAGTTCGTCCCTTTTTATATAATACAATTATAGATTTACCATTTTCATTTAATGCATTTTTAAATTGTTTTTTACTATTGTTTATATGTTTAATCATAAATTCATCAATGTTTGTAATATCATTCTTATAAAACATTTTAACTTCTAATCCTGTTATTTTTTTAACATTTTCTTTTTGAGTTTTTAATTTTTCATATTCATTCCATTCTTTTTCATCTAAAAAGGTTTTCATTTGAGATTCAAAAATATCATCCAACTGTTTAATAATATTATTTTTATTGAGTTTCATATGTTTCAACCCTCTAATTTAGTTTTGTTATTAATTATTTATGATTTTTATATTGATTATCTTGGAGGTGGTGGTAAATCATCTTGTCCACTACCCATATTATTGTCATCAATATCTTCTGTTGCACCCATTTCTTTATCCTTTTCTATTGAATCTCTCATATTTTTAATTTCTTCATCTGACATTTCAAATATATCTTTATATACATACTCTATTGAGAAATATTTACCTACATATTGGTCTATATTATTCAAAACATCTAATCTTTGGGATAAAATATCTAATTTTAAAAATTGTGAAAAATAATTATCATTATTATAAATATATTTTAATTTTGAAACTACATCATCAACTTCATCTGCATTGATTATACGTTTAGATATTAATTGTGTAGTTAATAAATCATCAAAAATTCTAGAAAACTCTTTTCTAAGTTTTAATATGAATTTAAAAAATTTCAATTCTTCAATAGTTAATTCTCTACCACTGTTAAATTGAACACCATTATTTTCTTTATCTGCTCTTCTTGTATATGGAACCTTCAAAGCTCTCCATATTTTATTGGCAAAATAATTTAAATCTTCAACTTCTGATAAATTTTGACCACCTTGTAAGGTTGTAACCTCTGTAGTTGATTGTCCGTTTCGTCTAGGCAACCAAAAGTCCTCGGTCATAGCCATAAAAGCACCTTTTTCATTTATTTGTCCAGTATTAACATCATATACCTTTTCTTGACGGTATTGTCTCATTAATTTATTAATATATTCCTCAGCTTTATTCGCAGGCATATTACCTACTTCTATAAAAAATATTCTTCGTTCAGGTGCTCTAGTTATACGATATATTAATAGAGCATCTTCTAATAATGTTAGTTGGTTTGAAACTTTTAATGCTTTGTGTAAATGTGAGTATGGATAATATTTTTTCGGATGGTAAAGACCTGAATCAATATATGTTATTAGTTCAATAGGAACTCTTTTGGATTGCATACTATCCACTGATGACCCACTTCTAGGTATGTTGAACATCATATTATTAGTGTTATAATAATTAGATGAAAAATTAGGTTTTTTAACTATAAAGAACTCATCAACAATTGATTCCTTGTAGAAACTATCCATAGAATAATGTTTACCATTTTTGCTCGTGTCATCATCCAATACAGTATAATATGTTACGTATTGACTATCCAATGGATTTATTTTTAATATTCCTTTACGAACGTTCTCAGGGTTAAATACTTTCTCTAAATATAAACATCCATCTATATACCATTGCCTAAATAGTTTTTGACCATTATTTTTAAAATCCAACAATATATCCCTAACATATTCAAATTCTTCTTGTATTACATCTTGTAAATTTTCACCTATTTCATCACCTTTAAAACTAATTTTAACCATATCATCTTCAAGTTCATCATTAACGATGGCTTCATTTACAACTTCTTCAATTGCATCATCAACCTCTGGTAGAGTTGACATATATCTATATTTTTCAATTGCTTGTTTATGTTCGAGGTCATACACATTAGATGTTAGATAATTAGTAGCCTCATTCATAAAACCATCTATTCTAATTGAACCATCTTTCCCATAATATTCACCAAATTCAGTAGTATATTCTTTATTCTTGGATGTATCGGCATTGTTTCGTTTAAAACCTTTATCGATAATTCTATCCATTTTGTCTTCTACTGTTTTATGGCTTTTCAATTTATTCATAAAATTAAACATACTCATATTAAAATCCCCTTTAAACCCTACTAAAATTAGCTGTAAATCTTTTACCTAATGTATTCTCTTTAACATCAACATTAATGATAGAGTCATCAGCCATACCGTCAGGGTATATTACCATTTTTATCAATTGGTCTTCTAGTGTAACCCCTAATTCACTTCTAAGCGATACTTTAGACCCAGCCCCTGTATTAGTCCACGTATAGATGTTTTTAGTGTATGTACCAGATGTATCTTTTGCCTCGTATATATATGAATCATCATTAAATATATCGTGAGTTCTAAAATTCTCCTGTGTTAAATCGTGTTGATATGAAGCTCTTTCTAATTTCATATCTACTGCTCCATTTGGAGTATAAGATATGTCAAATACTATTTGATTTGCTGTTTTGCTTTGAATCATATAATATAATTCGATTTTAAAATCACTCAAATATCTGGTATTATCTTTAATTGTCCATAAACACAATGTGTCAGTTGTTGGGAATGTATCCCAATGTTCACCTCTAGGGTTTTGTAATGTTATTTCAACTGTGAAGTATGTTAATTGTTGCTCATCATATATATCTTCTGTAAATTTATTATAAATTTCAAGATGTGTATCATCAATAATTGTTTTGATATATTTTTTATGTCCATCAATTTCAATATATGTTGTTTCATATAATTCAGTTGTAAAAGTTGTACCTGTTCCTATTACAATCGATTTATTTGATGGGTCAATTTCCACAATTCCAGTTGCTATATTTGGTTTAAGGTTTACTGACTCAATTCTCTTACTAATTATAGTATCCAGGGTTGCACCCTCTTGAAGACAAATATATCTTCCGTTTTTAATATCATCATGAATATTTAAATTTGCAGTACCCTCTAATACCACTGGTATAACACCATCTGCCGATATACGCTTAATTCTTGCTGTTGAACCTCCTTGAATATCCCTAATATCCTGTGGAATATTGAAAGTTTTATTTGATGTAACTGTAATTGACATAGTATTTCTCCTTATTATTGGTTCTAATTTCTATAATTATTTATAACTTTGCAATATATAATTTATTTTTTCTCTAACACTAAAATCAAGAGATTTTTCATCACTGTATTTAAATATAGTGATTCTATCGTTTAAATTTATTGAATTATTTGGTAGATTGATTGCAAAAGATAGAATTTGTTGCAATATTGGGAAACTATTAGATTTTTTATGTCTATATGACTTTTTCTTTTTAATTATATTTTTTTGAACTATAAATTGTTTAATAATCATTTTTTTTATAGATGTTGGTAAATCACTCACATCTAATATTACCCCTGTTTTCCCTTTAATTGGTAAAAAGTATATTGAATCATTGTTTAATAATATTAATTGTTTATTATCCCAATCAATTTTCCATATGCTATTTTTTATTATTTTATTCTTTATCATTTTATATTTTTTAACCATTTTTCTGTTATTATTATGAACTCCATATTATGTTTTGTTGCAAATTGTTCAGCAGCATCCCATTTAGCATTATTTATACTGTAAGTTATACATTTTTTCTTATAAGATTCAGTTATTCTTGATTGTTTTTTGGGTCTTTCTGTTTGAATATGTGGTTTTATTTCTATTATTGCTTTTTTTATTTTTCCAATTCGTTCCCCATTCTTATCAGTCACGTATTTTCCTTGTTTTTTAATAAATAGAACACCTGTTGTTTCAGATAAATATATATCATTGACTTTGCCTATTTCATTATTAGGTATTTTCACAATATTTATTATTGGTTTTATTTTAGGGTGTTTACCCTCTTTAATTAGTTGTATTTGTATTTTTTGGTCTTCCGTATAATTTGATTCAATTATTTCTTCCCAATAATCATCTTGTTGTTCATATTCATTTGATATATATTCTATCCAAAAATCAAGATAATATTTATGAATCCTATTATCTGTGGGTTTAAGGTATGGTATAACAACTTCTTCTGACCCCCAATGTATAATTGATGGGTTTGAGTCACAATAATGCATAAATTGTAATTCATAACTGCTTCTATATATTATATCATTAATATTACCTTTATATTTTTCAGGATGTCTAGGTCTATAAACCCCTTGTAAATATTTTGTAGGTCTTTTATTCCCCATTATTACCTCTTAATATTATTAATAATGATAATATATAATTAAAAAGATGAAAACCCATATATATTCATCCATTCATCACTATATTTACACAATGTAGCTCGAAATATATCAGGTGCTGGACTAAATGAAAAATTTATAGGTTTATTATTTATATTTTTTAATAAATTATCTCTTATTATTCCCCAAGAATTAAATATCCCATCATATAAATTTAATGTTAACATATTCAAAGAAGTTCCCAATGTTGCTTTTATTATTAGTAATTCCCCAATATTATCTGCCCAAGTTTTAGCATAATAATGTATTAATTCAGTTTCATCTAACAATTTTGCTTTATTTTCAATATCTTCAAAATTAGATGTTATTTCATCCCAACAATTGTCATATTCTGATGAAACGTGAGGTATGCCATTTTTAATATCTATGGTTAATGGGGTTATGATTTGTGATGTGTATTTTTGAATAGATTCCCCTAAATTATCTAATATTTTAGTTCCATTTGAACTGATGTTGTTTGCATCACCGTGACCATACCTTTTTATCAAATATGAGCTTAATTTCATCATATATCCCCTGTTGTTGATATTTGTATTTTTGGTGAGTTTATATTTTCGTGGAGTGGTTGTCCTATATTGGTATATTGTATTACTGGTGGTGTGGTTGGATATGATAGATTGCCTGTATGTACGTGTGAATCTAACCAAGCCTCTAATGCTACAATGTAAGATTCTAACCCAGACCAATTAACAATAGGAGTTCTTCCTTTTGCAGGTGATTTAGCATTTCTATTATTATCGGTATCCTTTCCACCAATAGATATTGTTTTATTTGAATTTATTACTAATTCACCCTCATTATTGATGGTTACATTCCCATCTTTATCTATTTTAACGTTAGCAGTGGAGTTTCCATTTGTTATAGTGATAAAATCTTCATTTGCTACTATGTGGTTTCCAAAATGGTCAGTATATTCTTCGTGTGTTTCATCAATAATAGAAGTATTATCCCATCTGTCTTTTTTTACAACATTATCCCCTTGTTTATATTGGGGGTGTGTATCATTTTGACCTCTAATTATACCAAAAAATTTGGGATATTGTTTGATGATATCACATTCTTCAAAAAATACCCATACCCAATCACCAATATCAGGAACTTCAAATGTGCCGTACCCTTTATCAATTTTACCACTAGTTATTGGTAAACAAGGCTCTGCCCAAGGTAAAACACTCAAAGGTATGTCTTTTTTATCTTGTGAATGTACACCTAACACTCTTACTTGAACTCTTTGCAGGTTTTTGGGGTCTTTATTATTTTCAACAACTGCTCTATAAAACATTATTCACCTCTTTTATTGACTATATCATTATTTATATTAGTTGTTGTTTTAATTAAATTAGACATTGTTGCTGTATCCCTTTTCATACTACCATATGTATCTTTGGTTAGAATTAATTCAGTTTTAAAGGTTGGTCTTCCTAATTTATCGGAATCATCATCTTTAAACGAGAAAATAAGGGATACACCTGACACTATCCACGTCCCTGTAAACCAAGTATTAACCTCTGAACCATTTTGATTATGTTCAACGTATATTGTTTGACCTACATTTATATCTAAAGTTCCAGCTATTTTTACTTTTAAATTATATTTATTAAAAGATTCTTTTCTTATATTATAATATGCAAATTTATCGTGATATTCACTATCTGACGTTGAAATGTTGTAATTTGACTTAGATGTGTTGTTTGCTATGATTTCATTATACCGTGAAAAGCTCCCTAGTGTGTCTATATCGTCCAAAAAAGATTTATTAATGGTATATTCCACCTCTACTGCTTTTTTAGCCTTAGAATCGAAATATACGTATGTTCCACCTAATCCTTGCATTTTCAAAGATGATAATAAATCAATTCCTGATACAAACCTATCATCATTTATTCGTAATATACTAATACCTTTAGTAATATCATTAGATATTTGTCTATCTAATCTAATTTTGGGGGTTTGTTTTACTAATTCTGACAATGGTACAAAATTATAATTATATAACCCCTCATAAAACAAATAAAAATCCTTTTCTTTTTCATTACTAGATATCATCTTCAAATATTGTATTGCATCTAATGGATACATCCAGGGTATTATAAAATTTTCTAGTATTGTGTTGCTTTTAAGAATTAAAGAAATTGATTCGTCTATATTTAAATTATTTTTACATATATCTTGAACAATATCTGATGATTTTCTTGGTGTTGAATATCCTTTAGACATTTTAGTCATATTATTAGATAATATTGCTGTTGATGTTAAATATATTCTAAATTTAGATTTACTATTTCCTATTTTTAAATTCTTATCTATTATTTCAATTTTACTAATGTTGAAAATTTTTATTAATATTGGTTTGGAGGAATATATTGAATGAAATATTACTGTTACAAATTCACCTCCAACTAAAGGTATGCTATTAAATATGTTGCTATTTATATCATTCAGTATAATGCTTCCTGATGACATTCCTACTATTGAAAAATTTAAATTTAATTTTAATATTTCAGATGTTACATCTAAGTTATAATTATCTATTATTACTTTTGTTGAAATTCCTTGTTCTATTGTTTTATTATTGATATTAACTGTATTATTATTCAAAAATTACTCCATTATAAATCATTTGACATCTTCATATACGTATTATATAACTCTTTCATCATATTCTTATCAGGTATGAAAATATGTCTTCTGGAATCATTTTCTTTAATTAATTCACCATAATAATAATCAATCATATATTTTACTATTATATTATTTTCATCCTTTGGGTCAATTGGGTTATATTCTACAACATTTGTTCCACTAATATTTGATAAACTATCTAATAAGTGTGGGTGCTTTAAAATATAAGAATTAACTTCTATTGGGTTTTCTTTTACAAATTTTTCAGCATATAGTGTTATTTCATCATTAGTTAATACCCAATCGAAAAATGGGTCACTTCTATTATTGATTAATAATAGAATAAACCAATATTTTTTATTGTTGAAAAATTTAGAGGATAAGCTCTCTGGTGTTTCGTGGTCTTTTATTACATATTCTTTGAAATAGGATGTGTTTTTTTTATAATATTCATAAAAAAAGTCAAATCTATGGTAAAAATCTATAATATTTCTGACTTGTTCACCCTCAAATTGATATGTGTTAATTGGAAAATTTTCAAACATTTTTTCACCTATATAAATTTATTATAATTATATTTATTATTTAACATGAGACCAACGATGCCAGTTCTTAATTTGAGATATGGTTCTTTCACCTACTTTGAATAATTTTGCAATTTCTTTTACTTTCAAATTACCTTCAAGAATAAGTTTTTTATTTCTATAACTGGTTTTTCCTTTTAATTATTAATATATTTATATTAATGACTTTAAAATTTAATAAAAATATCGATAATATCTAAGTTATTGAATTCATTAAAGAAATACTACATTAATGGATATTTAAATAATTCCTTATATGTTGTTAAATCTGTTTTTATTAGATTGACGGTTAAAGATATAAACATTGGAAACCCATCAGGGTTTAAAACTACACTACCATTATCCTGTGATACATCTATATTTATATCCGTGATATAATATTGTCTTTTAGGTCTTAAATTGATATTTTCATCATTGTCAAAATCATAAGTTATTGCTTCCATTAATATTACTGGAGGCATATTGTAAAAATAATCAGTTTTATTAAAATAAGGAACGGATGCGGATTGGAAAAATCTCAAAATATCTAAAATATGTTCCATTTCTATCTGACTTCTAGGTATTAAATCCCATTGTAATTCTAATGTTTCTAATGTTGGTGCGGTTATCCTTGGTGCTATAAAATCTCTAAATGTTCCACCTGTAGTTCCCTTAACCGTGTTACCAGCGTTGCCAATAAAATCACCTATCATTTTACTTCCAAATTGTAAGACACCTGTTCCTATATCACTTGTTATATTTTTATCTTCTGCTATTCCACTCTTTCTTTTAGTGCTATATTTATTTAATGGTAGATATATATCACATTTATATCCTGTTTGGTTTTCAAACATTACAACAGGGGCTCCAATAACAATACCTTTAGAACTTTCTTGTTTGTATTGTGTTGACATCATTGAATTTTTTAATTGATTAATAGATTCAGATATCGAATTATAAATAACATCTATAAATTTTGAACCTGCACCACCTACTATCTTTGTATATGGATTGTCTGCATTTTCTTTATTTATTTTTGTAATGTTTATTTTTGGTAAAAGAGTATTCGTACCCTCTGGAAAAAATACTATTTCAAAATGGTATGACCCATATTTTTCCAAATCACTAGATGCCTTTTTGCCTTTAACTGCTTTATCACTTGTTATATTGGGTCTATTCCCAACTTCTCGATGTGGATACCATCTAACAAAATTATCATTTATATTACTATTTTCAAATATTTCTGTCGATTCCATTTTGGTATCTTCAATATCGTTTGCTAATTTGTTGATTGTTGTTTTTACCATTTACAATCCCTCATAACTTTAAAAATTCATAATTATCTATATTTGAAAATAATAACAACCCATTTGCTGTGTAAATATCATATAATATGATATCTTCCTCATTTTCAACTTTCAATATAGTTTCTAAAATTATATTATCAGAACGTCTATAGTATTTAAAAGAATATTGAGTACTATCCTTAATTATTATATTCCCATCTATAGATAATGCCCCAACTGACCCATTTTTATCATAAAGATATATGTATTTATTATTAGTATTAAAAAACCCAATATACATTAGATTAGAATATTCATCGTTAAACATTTTTTGACCTATATTGTTATGCATAACAATCATATCGTTTATCTGGGTACATAAAAATAAAAATGTGTCATGATGTTGTATCACTTCTATGTTTTTGTATAGAATAGGTAATAATAATTCTTTGTTCCAACAATCAAATATACCATATAATCCATTTTTATTTACTAATAGTAAATCTTCTTGTAAATAATCTGATAATTTATTTTCTAAACTAAAAACATCATCATATATATATTCACTGGTGTATTGAATTACTTTATTATCTATAATTTGAAATGAATATTTTTTATTATTGTTTTTTAAAATAGTTATTTTTCTCATTGGTATATACCTTTTTATGATTAATAACTATATTTATCATTTAAAACCTATTTGGGGATTGTTGTTGCTAATTTATTAAATTCTTCTAATTCTTTTTTATTGACTTTACATACATCATCTGATGTAAAATCTTTAAATTTGAAAAATATATTTAATTTAGTCCAGGTTTGGTCTATGAAATCTTGTAATTGCATAGTAACACTTCTACCATCTTTGTCATTAATTACAATACTATCTCTATTATTAGTAAATTTGAAAAACATTTCTTGTTTTAAATCGTGATATGTTACATCGTGTAAATATTTTTCTAATTTAATAATATCATCACCTTTTAAATATTTAATATTATAAGATAAATTCATTTGTTGTTCCTCTCTATTTGTTTATATGTTTGTTTATAATATATATATATTCTAACTTGTTAAATGAAACTCATCTGGATTAGTTGTTGTTAATGTATCACAAGTAAACATTATATTTTTAATGACACTATAAGTATAATCTCCAGTAATATCATTAAAATAAGCTGGAACCATCATTCCAAGATTAACCTCTTCTAAATGTTCATTGTTTCCACCTACAAATTCATAAATTTGTCTATATGTTCCGTTGTTTAATTTTTTTATTATTAACTTTCTACCATATATATTACCAATTCCTCTTGAATGACTACTACCACCATTATTAGTTATGGTTATTGAGTTATGTTTACCATCAATATCAACTATCCATTTTCCACCAAGTGTCGATGTTCCCGCACCATATGTTGAAAGTCCTTTCATTAAATCTTCAAAGTATCCATTATCATTATACATATCGATTTGTTTTCCAGTTGATGGATTAATAACTATAACTGGAACACCGAAGAATTTATCACCTGGGTTTAATATGTTGCGTATGGATGCATATGGGTTTATAAAATCTATAACTGTTCTATATATTTTTACTGTTTCGCTTTGTTGATTTTGAACAATATTGGGGTAGAATATCCTATCTAGTTTATACTTGGTAGTATAACTTTTCGACATAAATATTTGTCCAGTGTCCGTCTTTGTGCTATTGTAATCAACGTACATATATGGTGTTAATTTATTAATGGTTCCACCTGTAGAAACATTATAATCATTAACCCTAGTTTCGATGTTTTTAATATTCATACCTACACCATAATAACGAATGGTATCATTGCCATTAATATTTAACCACGAAAATGGGTCTTGATTTGATGTTAAAGTGTTATATTGTATCTGTTCAAGCTTATTACCACTATTATTATAGGTATAATGATTGTAATGGTTTCCAAATACTGGGGTAATAGGTGTGTTATTCATTATAGGTGGGTTACCCATAGTATTTAATTCTAAATATTTAAAAGTAACCATTAGTGATTTTTTGAATATTGGTGATATATATTCATTATCAGTTTTTATAGAAACCTTAAATGCAAATTTATCTTTAGATGTTAAAAATGGTATTTCTTCATTTATATTAAATTGATACCATTTTACATCATTTCCAATACCATTAATTGAATATGAATATTTGATAGATGTTTCATTTGGGATTAAATTATTAGAAAATGTTACCAATTTTATAAATTTATCGGCAACATCTTTATTTTCAGATATTATAACACTCTCTATATTTTTTTCATATTTATTCATTGTTAAATCTATTTTTAACAATCTATTTTTATAACTAACCCCATTTGTTATTAATTCGTGATTAAAATTAGCAGAGAAAGGCACTAAAATATCGTTGTTTAAATCATATTCCCCGTTTTCAATGTATTTAAATGTACACTCCTCACCATTTATAATTTCAGTGTTTTCTTTGATAAATCCAATGAAAAATGGTTTATTTTTAGGTATATATATCGGTGTATCTAATATTATACTAATCTTATCATCTAAGATTGTTGTATCGTGAGAATTATTAGAATCAAAATGTACAACTTTAGTGTGGATGATGCTACTTCTAGTTATTTGTCCGTTTATTAGAAATCCAAAAAATATAGCAATTTTACCTTTATATTTCTTACCAAGTTCACCAGGAGTGTCGATGAAAAATTCAATATTATTCAACATATGTGAATTGTTAAACTCATACGTTTGATATATGTTTGGTGTTATAAACTCCCAATTTTCGTGTCTTATATTTTTATCAAATATATTATATACGTTTAAATTAGATTCGGATAAAATGTTTGCAACATCTGTTTCATATTTTTCAAAATATATTGCATCATTTATTTGGTCAAATATATATGAATAATCTTTGTTTATTTCATTAAAAGAATCCATAGCTTTTAAATTTGTAGATGTTTTAACGAATTTCGCCAACCCTGTTGTTAATGGGGAACCTGTCCCATCGTTTATACCTGTGACATCATTATTGTTATCTATTAATATGTTGGTGTTAATTATTCCAATATCATATACTCCATTAAAAGCTCGATTTAAACCAGTTCCAAATCTACCTAGTGTTTCATTATTTATAAATGGTGTGGATGAAGTGTAGTCTATTATACTAGTATCTGGACAGATTAAATCAACAGTATCAGATATTGTTAATGCAGATACTCCATTTAATGTATCGTGTTTATCATATTCTAATTTAACATTATCTATAACACTTGTATTTATAAATGTTGTTGGTCTGAATAAATATTTATAATTATTTTTTGGATTAATAGATACCTTATTAGTTAATATATAATTATAATCGATGTCATTTGATTTACTCATAACACTACTAATGTTAAAAAATTGTTCGGTATTTATAAAATCCCAGTTAATATTTTGGTTGTTATTATCATCATTTTTAAAATTTAGTAATGCACCACCTTTATAAGAGTATATAGTATCCCCAACATAGAACCCACTGTTTAATGTTAATGAATCGTTTAAAGTGAATTTTATATCATTTACTATATTTTCATTATTAAATTTAATTGTCCCTGTTTCATATATATTAGTGTCTAATATTTTAAAACTATCTATTGGATTTAATGTTATATTATAATTCTGTTCGTGGTTAGTAGGTAATTCTCTTCCATATTGTTTAAACTTTGTGCTAGATGTTATATCTAAATCTATTTTACCACCTAATTTTTGAAATATTGGTAAAATTTCATTATTAAAAACATCAATTCCAGGAACTCTAAATGGTTGATTCTGACTTAGAAATTCTTGAAATGATATTTTTTTTTCACGTTGTTTTAAAATCCTATATCCATCACCAAATGACATATCATTATTTAATATGTTATATATAGAATATTCATTTTTATTCATTAAATATTGAATATAATTGATTTCTTGTTCACGTTTAATATACCATTGTGATGGTATGCATTGACCTGATGTTACTATATAATCGAAACTTAGTAATGGTTTATTATAATTAAAAGATGATGGTAATAATATAATATCAAAGGACGGTAAAACATTTGCTCTAGTGGTTAACTCACCATCTATTATTAACTCGTTATTGTTTAATATTTGTTTAATTCTGCATATTTCAGTTGGTGTATTATAAATTTTTGAATCAGGATTGTTTTCAACATTAGTTATTGTTTCTGGAATTTTAAATATTCCAATAACATCGTTTGAATGTAATTGAGACATAAACTCCGCATTGTTTCCAACCAGTTTATTCCATTTATATTCGTAATGTGTGTGATTATATAGTCCATTCGGGTTGGTAACGTTAAAAATTTTACTTAATCTAGGTGTTATAGTCCCATATCCAAGTTCCCAATAAGTGAAAGTTTTACCTGTTGAAAAATATAAGTCCCTTCGTTCTAATGCATATATATCTTGTAATGTTAGTAAATTGTTATTTGTCTTAACATTACTTTGAACTTTCCGATTATCAAAATACTCTACTATATCTTTATTAAAATTAAATATTTGATTTCCTGTAGTTAAAAAAGATTTATTATCCAATGTAGGTGGTATTATATTTGTTCCAATGTATAATTTATCCTGTATATAAAAAGGTTGAATATTATTATATTGTTGAGGTGCTGTTTTTAAATGTGTTATCGTTCCATTCGTATTTAAATGAAAATGAACAACATCTGGTAATATATAATTATATTCTATTTCAACTGTTGGTGAATAACTAACACTTCTAAGCTCTGTGTGTTCAGTAGGATATAGTATTGGCTCGTGGTTATAAGATAGTGGTTTACCATATTTTTTTGTTAAATTTTCTCTTATTCTCATAAATGGATGATATGAACCCCATAAATCTATATTATTAATATTTACCCCTGGTGTTATTGTGTTTCCATCCCACAATTCATCTTTACTTACTTTCTTATATAGTGATAGTGTTATAGGGTCATTAACTTCTAATTTAATTTCATCTTCAATAATAATAGTTCCATCTAAATTTGATGAGTTAGTAAATGTAAAATCTAGGTTCTCATCTTCATAACTTAATATATATGCTGATAACTGAAATTTAAATGAATCCTCGTATGGTAACCATAATTTGTTATTTGGATATCCTGTAATATTTGAGGTAATAATCCTTGAGGAGTCTATTATTACAAATCCACTGTGTGGAACATAGCTATAATTACCTGAAACTGTCATTGTTCGTTTGAATTTATCAGGAACTTCCCCATACACTTTGATTGTAGTTGTAGATTCAACACTTTTAATTAAAAAGAAATAATATTTAGTATCTAATGCACCTTGGCTCACATCTTTTATATAAAAAACCTTTCCAACGTGTGTTAATGGGTCAAAAAATGCGGATTTACTATGTATTACGTTATTCTCTGTGTCACTCTTATATATATCGAATGTGGATGGGTCAACTGTGTGGTCAGCCACTGACATCGTTTCATTAACTGTATGGTAAGTATAATTATCAACAGACATATCTAAATTCACAAAAAACTTCATTCCAGATGCTTTTTCTACGTTTATTATTTCCCCTGTGTCTCCCATAATTTGATAATCACGACCAATGGATGACCCTTCTCCAAATGATGCGATATTGAATGTTATATTTTCAACATTATTATTGGTGTTGAAATGTTTAATATTTATACCTAAATCACCTGAACCAGCTCCGTTATCATTAATAATATGTCCTTGATGATTAATAATATAATCAACATTGACATTATCTTGTATTCTTGTAAATACAACTTTATTTTCATCGTGTACACCAGTTCCTTGTAATTTAATAAACATATCTATATCTTTATTTGTATTTCCATATGCTTGAAATATACCTAGTATATTTTCACTGGAATTAAAATTAAAAGATGCATAATCAACATTTCCCTCAATATCTATATTTGTTATTTCTGTATCGAGATTCACTAACGTGTTAACGGAATAATCTATTAATTCATCCTCAACAAAAGGTAAAGATAAATCGTTAAAATCATTTAATATATCATCATCTATTAATAGATTTGGTGTTGTTAAAATGTTAACTCCTTTTTCTATTACGTGGTCATAATTCAAGTTACCAAGTTCATCCACAAATACTATTCTTTGAGATTTGTCATTATCTATAATACTATTCAGGGAATATCCTGTTTCAAATATTATATCATTCAGATATGTATTTTTAAAATTAGAAGAATGGTATGATATATTAAACGTGCCTAGATTGTTGCTGTCAGCAAATGAATTATCATTGGTTTGATTTGCATTGTTAGGATTGCCAATATTTTTAATATCTTCTATTTTGAAATCCCAAAAAATATCATTATTTTCAATTTTATAATTATAAAAATCTGCACCTATGGTGTAATGTAAATCTTCTACAATTTGGCTTAGCATATCCCCAAATGTAAACGGTCCACAGTATGTATTATTATTATTATATCCTAAAGCTGTTATTGTTCCACTAGAGATATCTGTTATGGATAAATTATCACCAGGTATTTTTATGTAATCCCCACGTTTGAGTATCTCTTCATCTATAATATAACTATCAGTTAATGTTATTATATACTCATAAATAGTAGGAGTACCTGGATAACTGGTATAATAAGTAATAGTGGCAATTTCACATCCACTCTCACTACTTATTATACGTAGACGGTTGTCATCTATAATTTCTTTAATGATACAAACATTATTTTTATTTGTAATTCCATTATATATTCTATCCCCAGGTTTCATCAATGTTGTGGTATATCCTGGGTTCAAATTTATCTCATCTCCAATTTGATTATAATTATTTTTAGGTATTGTTTGAGTTATATCATTTAATAATCTAAGACTATCCCCAGCGAAAATGTGATATTTATTAAATAAATATGGAACAATAGGTTCATATGTTATTACTTTATCACGTTGGTCGATTTTATTATTAGTCGAGTTTCGTATTATTGTTTGGAAACCATTCATATCATCCCAAGGGGACGTTATAGTTATAAATTTTTCAGCTAAATTTTGATTTGTTGGTAGCTGTGACCAGTCGGATGTATTATTATCGTTATATTCTATTGTAAATGTTGTATCGTCTAATATATTTTTAACTAAGTGGTATTTTATAAATTTGATATCGTGTGTATAATTACCTGGTGTGGATTGTTTGGTTGTGATGTCATCGGTGGCTCTCATTGATGGATTATAAGAATAAGACCCATCTACATTTAACATATAAGTATAGTCAATTCTAGCTAATTGTAGACGTATGGTGGTAGTTCCAGTTATATGTGTAGCTCCTACGATAGTGTAAAGCTCGTTATTAATTATTATTATTCCGCCTTTACTATTGTTGAAAAGTTCAGCCGTATTTAAATTGAAACTAGAGTGTTTCACTACATACATAGTTGATGTGAAATTTGGGATACCTGGTTCAACAGATGCCGACATTACATATTTATATTCAAATTCAACATCTTCATAGTTGAATATTTGACCAATAGCTTGCAATCCACCATTACAATTATTATTTAAAATATCGTATGCAACTGGTTCAGTTAATTTTAAAGTATATGAGTTCGAAGAATCCCGATAGAGTTTAGCAACGTTTTCATCTATTTCAGTTATACCCTCTATATATAATGATTTTTCGTTTTCTTTCCAAAAACCTTTATATTTAAACTTATCCCAGGATTCAGGTTGATTAAAATCAGTTATTGTATTATATTTATTATCAATATTACAAATATTTGCCTTTGCTATTGTATAATATAATCCATTAGAGTTATCATATTCTTGAATTGCTACCCTACGACCCACGGACATAAATTGGAAATTTTCTGAATGGTCAAACGAGTATGGTCCAGCCCCTATTCTAGAATAATGATTATTTTCTACGAAATATTTAAAATATACACCTTCATTTGAATTATCATCTTTATAACTATTGATAGCCTCGGTATTCACCCCACTATTACTTCCATCAGGTAATTTAGATGGTTTATCAAATTTAAACAATGTATTTTTTACTGTTGGTACGTGTTCTCCGTTTATTTTACCTATACCTTTTGAAACATTAAAATAAGTTAGGTTATTATATATATCATTTTGCTTATTAATGATTGAGTTTATATTCAAATCAAGGTCATTGTTAGATTGTATATCTAACCCTTCTAATATAGAATCCTCGATATTTGTTACTCCATCATCAACATCTTTAAATTTATAGTTTCTATTTAGATACGAAACATTTTCTGTGGAATATTTAGTTGATTCAACACCATCATTTGTCCACGTTATTGTATTATCAATATTAGTGTTACCTATAATTAATGACCATATTGGCTCGATTACACCACTATCACCAGGAGTTGTTACTTTATATTTATACCCATTAGATATTGTAGGTATAATTATCTGATTTTCATGATATGATGTATTTGGCTCCCATACAACATCACCATAAGATATTAGAGTTCTAGCAACATCAAAATAATGAATGTTTTCATAATCAAATTCTGATGTGTTTATAACAGACCCATCATTATTGTAAAAATAAGTATAATCTGTCGAATTAGCCTTAATTTTCAACACAAGATTAAAATATACTTTTAATCTATCTGCACCGATAGTAGATTCAGCATCAAAATATTGTATTGCAGGGTCTAATAATGACAATTGTTCATCTGAATCCACACCAGATAAATCACCTGTATTTGAAATTATTTCATAATTAACCATTATACCAATGGTTGCATTTATTTTGTTTATAGGTGTTTGTGATTCCAATATATGTTTAAAATCATTATTAAGTTCTAATTTGAGGTCTGATATTTTATACATACTACCATCAAAATATACCAAACCGTCCTCTAATTTTATATAATCAGTGTTATTGTCATCATCGTGAAACGTTGTTAAATAACATCCTTGAACAACACTCCCATTTTTAAAAACATTATCTAAATGTGCCTTACTATATTCATTTAATAAAGTTTGTAATTGGGTTAATTCTCTACTTTGTAGAACCCTTCCTGGGTGGAATAATATTTGTCTATATTTATCAGCAAAACCACCTTCCTTAAAGAAGTCATCAAAATAATTACTATATTGTAAACCTTTTCTGTTTAAAATGTCCATGTGTTAATCCCCTACGATTAATTAAATTATATTTTATATTTATATTATTTACCTATATTCTCATTGTTTATAGATTTATAAATATTTAGTATTTTCATTTTTTTAAAAATAAATTAATAAAAAACTTGACATGTTGATTAATATGTGATATAGTGAATTTGTGTTTAGTTTTATATTTTAAAATGGAGATTATTATGAGAATTTATGTTATGGTGATGATTTTAATGATGTTGTTATTTTCCTGTGGAGAGGAAGGGCGAACTATAGAGAAAATAGTTTATATTGAAGCTCCTGATTCATCTACAATTATTGATGTTGACAATGAAGAAATATCTGATGTTAATGAGTTGATTGATGTTGATGTACTTGTTGATAGTGAAAATATTTCTAATGATGTGGAAACAATTGATAATGAGGAATTATCTGATGAAGAATTAATTGATGATGAGGTGTCTGATGATGAATTAATTGATAACGATGAATTATCTGATGGTGAATTATCTGATGGTGATTTATCTGATGGTGATTTATTTGATAATTATGGTCACGATGGACAAGAGTGTTTTCCGAATGACACCTGTAGATATGACCATTTAGATTGTATTCATTATGGTAACTCTACAATATGTAATAGTATATACGAATATAGTGGTAGTGATATGTATGGTGATAGATATACGGATAAAAGAAATAAATTAGAATGGGCAGTAAACCCAACTTCGAAAATGTTCACATATGGTAGGAACTATATGAGGTGTAATGAGATGGTTGGAACTTGGAGAGTGCCAAAATTAACAGACTGGAGAACTATTATAAATACAAAATATCAAAACCCAGCTACAATGTTTCCACCATTGGTAGAACTATCAAAAATACCTGGTTTTATAATGTCATATTGGGTTTATAATGTAGATGTTATGCCTGGAACAGCATTAAATTACATCAATGTAATTAATGGTGATGGTTTAGATGGGGAATTGGTAGTAGAAAATCAAGAAGAGTTGCACCAAATAATATGTGTTAGAAATGTTTATTAAACACAATATCCCTCTATTTCAATATTTTTAATATTATTAATTTCACTATTTGAGTCAATAACGATGGTAGAGGCTTTAAAACCTATCGACTTAGGGTTAAACCTTACCGCAAAGGTTTTCGTCTCACCAAAGTTAATTATGAGAGGAATAGATACTATTGGAGTGTGTCCAGCATCTATCCCATCGAATATCAATGTAAAGTTTAAATTATCCGATGATGAGATGTTATATATTTCTAATGGTTGTTCTCCAATATTTCTAATTTCGATTTCACGATAGTTAGTCATTAAATTAGGGCTGGTGTTATTAAATTTAATAAAAGTAGTACTTAATGACACTTGTTGATTTTCAGATATTCCAAGTAAATTACCCCAGGAGTTTTTATCGTTTTCGTTAATATTACCCCAGGAATTATATCCCCAACCATCCAATTTACTTGTATCTATTTTTTCTTTCCAAGTACATTTCATACCTGCTGGATGACATATTTCCAACACGATAGGTTTGTAAAACTCCTCACTCAAATCTGTTATTATTTTATAAGAATAGAAAGTATACCACCAATCTCTAATTGGGATAATTCCACCTATACTATTAACTTTAATAGTTTTACGATTTGGGTCATAAGGGTCTGGGTCTATTCCGTGAACGTGGCTCATTCTATTTGTTTTAGGGTTTGGAGCACTTAACAAGTGTCTAGGGTCACTAGTTCTAATAATATCTCTATCTAGTGGAATAATTTCCAATGAACCTCCAAACAATTTAAAAAGATACATAAAAGAATAGTAGCTACCCTTAGATAGAAAAAATTTCCTAGATGTTTTTAAAAACATTCTAATATTATCGTATCTATATATAATATTACCATTCGAATCTTTAACTCTATGTCTATTACCCCAAGAATCAATATCCCATTCCACAAAAAATGGAATATTTTCAATAATATTACTAAAATTATTAGCATAATGTTCCATAAAATACTTTAACAATTCATTTGGCACTTTATCTATGTCTATAAAATCCTCTATATTACTTAAAGTCCTCCAGAATGAAAATTTAGTGGACCCATCTTCATCAATATAAGATTCTTCGGCATATTTAAACCATTGTTTTACGAAATTTACAAATTGAGGTTGTTCTTCGTGTTGATATCTAGAGAAGAATCTATCAACCATAATACTTAGATATTTTTTATTAACAATAGAATTGGTTATCATTTTTTATTAACCTCTTTAATTTTTTTAACAACCCAATCACCGAGTGTTAAAATCATATTACCTTGACTTTGAAAATCTTCCCTTACAGTATCAAAACCGAACTCTAAAAAGAACTCATCAGTAACAGTTCTGGTATTTGGTTCAAAAATTGTTGGTGTTGGGGATTCGTGCCAAGGTAGATTACTAACACTATCAAAAGGATATTCATTGAAAAATATATCATCATAATCACTATATGCATCGTTTTTATTATCTATATCTGTATATGTAATGATTTTTTCAGTTCCGGTGTTAGTAACAACAAATTTTTCATTTTTAACTGTTTCAATTGCAATTCTTCTACTTTTTTTATTATTTTTAAGATATCTAAAAGATAGATTATCTAAATATAATCTAATTAACCCAGTATTATATTGTACTTCACCTATTAATTTGCGTTTACCTGTTTCTTGAACATCTTCATATTTAAAAAAGTATGGAAAATCATTATTATTGTTTATCCTGACAGCTTTTAATTTGTGAGGCATTTTTTCAACAAGATATAGATTACCAACATTTGAATTATCAGTATATTCCTCTACTAAATCATATAAAAATATCTTATGTATTTTACTTTTATTTGTGATTGAGGAGTGTTGAAATTTAGAAAAGTCCCAAGAGCTAACACCATCAGGTTTGATGAATATTCCTGATTGGTTATTGATTTTGTCGTATTCAGTCCAATCGTAGAATGTATTATTATTGAATATTTTCAAGAAATATTCAGATGTTTTTGTTTTCGTTATACTATTTTTCATTAATGGGTTATTATTACCAAAATTAATATACATATACTCTTGAATATTTTCTTTTTTAATCAGTTTAATATATTCAAGGTCAGCAGTTGTTAAATTATGGTCTATTTCTGGCAACTTATCAAATACAGATATTAAATTTGAAGATTTAAAGTATTTTTTAAACCCTTGAATCATTGAGAAATATGTTTTAATTGCGGAATCAGCGGATTGAAATACCCTATAATCTTCATATAGAATTGGATTATAATATATAGTAGTATCAATATTTATTCGGACAAATTCGGGTGGTATAAATATTGGATTTATTGAGACTATGTTTTGATTTTTTAATATAAAACGTAGCAGTTCTTTTTCTGTATCTGTTAATAAAGATGCCTTGATATCATTATTAGCGGTAGTTTTGCTTGCACAAATTCCAATCGCTCCCATTTTTATAGGTTTTAATTTTTCACCACCTATACACTTAACATTATTCAATTGAACCGAGTTTTGTTGCATTAAAAATGCCTCATAATCAGTTTCGGTAACCTCTCTATTCTGTGTATTATTAAAAGATGGAGCTAAACGTCTTACTGATTCAGCTGTTTCTGCTTTACTTCCACCTGTTGATGATGTATTATGTTGTATTATTGCATTTACATTTTTAAGGTTTATAGTTCCAACACTACCATCAGTTTTGGAGTAATCTACAACACCACTAAAATCAAATATAGTATCACCGTTACCATTTTCACCCTCTGTCAATATATATAATATATCCATTTGGTTTTCAGGTATAGCACCTAGCGTGCCGTCACCAAAATTAATATATGTTCCAGCTTCATCACCACTTAAAAAAAATGTTTTTGCTGAATTTAAATTTAATATAAAATTATCCCATAAATCATCGATAATTATTTCATTTTTGAGTTCTTCTACTGTAACATTATTATTAAATATATTATCGTGAGATATATCAAGATTAAAATCTGAAATATCATAAAATGGTGTCCAATATTCATAATTTGTGGTATCTTGAACTAATATTGAATCGTGAGCATTATCAATGTTTAATTTATCTATAAATACCCGTTGTAATGGTTGCTGTGTTGGTAAAAATGTCACTTGTTGGAATTGACCCTGTTTAATTTTATAATAATATGGGGAATCATCAGGTTCAAAAATGTTATTTTTTACAGTACACCATTTATTTGTTGCTAAATTATATCTGAATCGTATTTCTTCCATTAAAATATAGTTCAATCCTTTTTGAGATTTTAATTTAGTATAAACAGGTATAACAATATCTTTAGTTAAATCAGGATTATATATTTCTGGTAATTCTGGTCTAATATATGCGATTGAACTTGATGGTCTTCTAGGTAAATAACCCAAAGAGTTTGCAAGTGCGTATATGTTTTTATTTTTTTGAGCATATGGTAAATATAATTCATTAATAGCAACTGAACTATAATAGTTATTATACATTGTAGCATAAGATAGTATATCTATTAGATAATTTAAAGCACTACCTTGAAAATCATAGTCTAAAAATGGACTATCTGGGTCATTTTTATATTTATTTATAATTGTCTTTTTAATATCTTCAAAATTTGTTGCAATTAAATTTATATTTGACATTTTAATCCCTCTTTAGGTTCAATTTATATTAATATTTATGATTTAAATATTAATATAACTTGATTTCTATTGTTTTAACTGTTATGTGTATGAATTTTTAATTTTTTTATTAAATCATCATCAATAGCGGGTTGTTCATGTTTTGTCTGTGGATTTTTAACTTTGCTCCAAGTCCAGGAAAAATCACTACCATCTTCTTCAACAACTTCTTCGTCATCTGTTAAAAACATATTAGGATTTTTTCTTTTTTGAACTGAATTTTTAGTAAAAGGTGTTGCATATGTTGAAATATTATTTGTTGAGGTCATTATTCCACCATCAGTTGATTCACCACCACCAACATCTCCTCCACCACCTTCGTCTTCTGTTATATTTTCTATTTTCTCTAAGAAATCTTTAGTTATATATGCTTTTGTATCATTAACATCTATTTCAAAAACTAATTTACCAAGTATATTTTTTTTAAATGATAATCTTTGTGGAATAGTAATCTCATCACCAACATTCCAATTACCTGACATATCATTATTTTTAAAACGATACTTGCCAGCTTGTAATTCAACAGGATTATTGCTAATCTCATCACCTTGTAATATATTGTTTTTAATATCGATTTTTGTAGGTGTATTATCATTATTTCTAAACCGATACATTCGATTTACATTGGGGTTTCCAGGTGATTGCTCATTAGATATATCATCTCCAAGCTCTTTAATTGCATCACGTCTATTACCTTGTTTCAAATTAGATATATTATCTTTTTTGAAGCAATATTCATCATCCATAAGTTTTTTTACATATAAATCATAATCAGTATTTGAACCAGGCTTAATTGTAAGCTCTTCAACATCATCAGCTGGAATATTTTTTTTGGGTTCTTCCATAGCCTTTTCCAAATCTGAAAGTAAAGTCTCTTTAATGTGTTGTTTTTTCATAATTATTTCTCCTATTATATAATACATATGTTTATTTATTTATTTATTTGACTTTGATATTATATTGTGATATAATTACTATGTTATAATTATTATGATATAATTATTATGTTGTTGGATTTATTGGAGGAATAAATGAGTGATTACAGACAAAACATTGAGGATATTTTTGATTATTATAATTTAACACCTAGAGAAAGACAGGTGGATATTATTAATGATATATTAACACTTTTTATTGATGAGAAAAAGAAGAATGTTGTTTTGTCTGCATCTACAGGTATTGGTAAAAGTTTAATTGCAATATTAACATCAGAATTACTATATAATCTAACAAATGAAAATACAAAAAACAATAGAAAAACTTCATTTATAGTTGCTCATACAAATACTCTATTACAACAATATGAAGATTCATATTCTGACAAATTTAATATGTTAAAAGTAAATGGGGCTGTTAATTATGAATGTAAATTATTATCATCTAAATCGTATAGTGCAACAGCAGAGGAATGTGTTAATATTAAAGGTGACCTCACTGACAAAATGAAGAAATATTGTCCTAGTTGTAAATATTATAATATGAAAAAATTAATAAACACATCTAATCACGTTATAAGTAACTATGCTTATATATATACATCTAATTTATATTCTAATCATTTAAACGAGAGATTGATTACTATATGGGATGAAGCTCACGGTAAAAATGATATATATGTTAATTTTTTAAAGATTGAGATTAATGTTAAACTATTGAATAAATATTATGACGAATGTAAATCTGAACAATTAACCGTTGCTGATAAATTTCCCCCAATTATTGAAAAAATAAAAAATAAAGAAATAGATAATGATAATTATATGGATTATCTTGAAGATTTATGTGAGATATATGGTATTATTAGCAGTGATATGATGAATAAAGCTGATATTGAGCGTGCAGATGAAAATTTTCCAGAATTTAAAAGATGTAGTAAAATATATAAAAAATTTAAAAATTTAAAACAAAAGATTGATGATTTTTTTGAACTTGGATATGAACACGTTATTGATTTTAAATATGATTCAATTACAATATCTCCAATTTTTATGCATGATTTATTTGATAGGGTTAATAATTCTGAATATAATTTATTTATGTCAGCAACTATAGATGAGGAATTAATTCACGAAACATTAAATTTGGAATCTATTGGGTTTGTTAATGGTGGGAGTATTTTTGACCCTGATAATAAAAAAATAATAGATTGTAGTTTAGAGGGTTTTAATTATACTAAAATGCAAAATACAGATTTTATGAATGATATAGGTGATGTTGTTAATGATATTGTCGATGAATATAATGATTGTAAAGGGTTGATATTAGTCACCAGTTTTGCTCAATTGGAATTTGTGGAGAAACATCTTAATGATTATATTTCTGTGAATAATATTGGAGTCAAAATATTTGCACAACAAAAAAGAAAAGGATTAAATAATGTTTTACAAGAATTTCAAAAATATAAAAATCCCAGTGTATTAATTAGTCCTAGTATATTTGAGGGGGTATCCCTAGACGATGACCTTGCTAGATATATTATATTTTTCAAAGCACCATACCCATCATTAGGGGATACTAGAAATAAGTATATCATAAATAATTACCCTGAAATATATGAAAAAACAACCGTGTATAAATTGATACAAGGTGTTGGACGTGCGGTGAGAAATGAAGATGATTGGTGTGATACATTTTTATTAGATGGCAATTTAAAACGACTGTTTAAATCTAAACATAATTTATGGAAAAATGAGTTCAAGCAATATGTTCGTTCTAAATAAAATTAAATAAAACTTGACATATATGTTTAATTATGATATTATGTTTTCGTTAGATGTTTATGTTTGGAGGATATTATGAGTTTTGAAATTAAAGGTAACTCAACAAATAAAAAAGGAGAGTAAGTTATGAGTAGGGAATTTGAAATTACAATGTCCCCAAGTTATGTTCCAACTTGGGGGGTATGGGAAGCATTACGAGAGTTACAACAAAATGTAATAGATAGATGTCAGGAGGATAGTCAAAAATATAAAATAATTCACAAATATGAAGATGGTATTTTATATATTGGAAATATGAACACTACTCTACCAATAAAAACGTTATTATTAGGTGAAACAAGTAAGGCTAATGATGAAAATTTAATAGGTCAATATGGAGAGGGATATAAGTTATCATTATTAATATTGACTAGACTCGGTAAAAAAGTTACTATAATTAATAATTCAGAGCAATGGATTCCAAGAATAAAAAAATCAAAAAAATATGGTTGTGATATATTAGTTATAGATATTGATAATTATAAAGAACCTATGAATAATGATTTACAATTTGTTATAGAAGGAATTACAGAACAAGAATATGCAATATTCCAAGATAGATATATAAGTGATACTGATAAGAATAGTTATAAGACTATATATGGTGAAATTTTATTAGATGAAAAATATAAGAGTAAAATATATATTAATGGGTTATTTGTATCGGATGAGTCCAAAAACAATTTTCAATATGGATATAATATAATCCCCAGTGAAATAGCATTAGATAGGGATAGACGGTCAGTTAAAACGTTTGATTTACAATGGGTTGCTGGGAAAATGTGGAATAATGCATCAAATTGTTTTGATGATATCGAAGAATATCATGAAATAATATCTAATGGTATATATAATAAAATTAATGATTTTAGGTATTATGAAAATAATTCTACGGTTAATGGTACACACATATATAATAAAGTTTATGATATATTTAAAGACCAATACGGTAAAGATAGCATACCAGTGTCTTCTAATACACCAAAGGTCATTTTATATGATATGGATGCATCAAATCAAGTTTTTATTAATGATGAGCATTTATTTTCAATACTTTCAAAATCTAATAAATATCAAGAGCATTATGAAACAATGATTGATAAGAAACTAGAATTATTACCTGTTAATATTCTTGAATCATTTTTAAAGGAGCATCGTAGTTTGTTTCCTCAACTTTTAATTGAAAAATTTGAGGATTTAATCACAAAATCTCATAATTGGATAGATGAACGATTAATTTAAATAAAAGAGGTAATAATGATACTATTTGATTTTTCACAAATAATACATAATAATATCTATACACTAAAACAAGATATTATAAAAGATGGTATAGATAAAAATATTAATTTTTTAAAACATAGAATATTAACACATATATTATTCGTTGCAAAAAAATATAAAAAACATCGTGAAATTATATTATGTGCTGATTCTAAAAATAATTGGAGAAAAGATATTCACCCCTATTATAAAGCTAGACGTAAATTGCGTAGGAAGGATGATGGATTTCCGTGGAATGAATTTTGGGGATATATGGATGAATTTGAAAAAGAGTTGATGGATTTATTCCCATTTAATTTTATCAAAATAGATAGAGCCGAGGGTGATGATGTTATTGGGACATTAACGTATTATTTTTATAGAACTAGACCAAATGAAGATATTATAATAGCATCCAATGATAAAGACTTTAAACAATTACAGTTTGATAGCCGTGTTAAATTGTATAATCATAAAGATAAAAAAGAAATAAAAACATTGAATTATAAAAATGAATTAATGTGGCTAATACTCAAAGGTGATGATGGGGATGATGTATTAAATGTTAAAACTACTGATTTAGATACCTTTATTAACCCAGACAAGAAACAAATAACAATGTGGAGAAGTGATAAAATATGGGAGCATATCACTAATAATAGTGTTAAAGATGAGTTATTAGTAGATTTATATCGTAAAAATAAAGAAACTAAAAAAATGGATTTAGTAATATCAAAAGAAGATTTACTTAAAAATTTTGATAGAAATAGACAACTAGTCGATTTACGTAAAACACCCAAACAAATTAAAGTAGATATTTTAGAATTATATGAACGTAATAGAAAAGAAATATCTAAAAAGGGGGAATTACAATTATTACAATACTTTATAAGTAGAGATATGAGAACATTAACTAGTAGGATTGAGGACTTCAATAAATTTTTCAAATTTGATGATAATATTGAAGATGGTGGAATTATGAGTTTTTTAAAAAATAGGTAATTATATGTTTTACGTTGTTAAAAAATATTGGGATAATAAGATTATGAAGATTAGATTAATTAAAGAATTTGATGATATCAATGAGGCTAGAAGATATTGTTGTAATCAAACTAGATTAAAATTTAATCCAGAAAAATTTAATAAAGAATATAAAATGTTATTCAGAACAAGTTTAGGAAAATATATTATTTTTTAAACTATCATATCTATCATCAAAACATATCATATTTTTCATATAATTTATAAAGTTATAAATATATTTGTTATTAATAAAATTATAAGAGGTTGATTATGAAAATTTTTAAAACAATGTTATTCGTTATGATTATTCAATTTGCTATTATTGGTTGCATTAAAAAAAATAGTGATGTTTCCAAAAAATGTGATTGTGATGTTATGGCTACCGATGGTGATGCTGTGGTTACCGATGGTGATGTTATAGTTACTGACGGTGATGTTATGGCTACCGATGGTGATGCCGTGGTTACTGATATTGATGCTGTGGTTACTGATGGTGATGCTATAGTTACTGACGGTGATGTTATAGTTACTGATAGTGATGCAGTGGTTACTGATAGTGATGCAGTAATTACTGATGTTGATGCTGTGGTTACTGATAGTGATGCCGTAGTTACAGATAGTGATGCCGTAGTTACAGATAGTGATGCAGTAGTTACAGATAGTGATGCAGTAATTACTGATGTTGATGCTGTGGTTACTGATAGCGATGTAATTGCTACTGATGTTGATGTAATTGCTACTGATGGTGATATAATTGCTACCGAGTCTTTAATATAAAAAAATAATTTTATTTTTTTTCACGTAATTTAAATTTAATATCGTTAATAATTATATCTTTATAATATTTTCCAACTCTAGCGTGTAATTCTTGTTTTACAGATTGTATTGTTTTATTTTTATCAGATGCAATCCTACGACAAAACTCTTTAGTTATTTCACAATTAGAATTTGCATATTTTTTTACAATATACTCTCTATCAACGTCAATAGAATCTATAATTTTTAAAGTATGTTCAATTGTTGATGCTATTTTTTGTATCTTATTATTTATCATTGTAGTAACTTGTCCTGAACTTTCACCTTGAAGTAATACCTTTTTACAGAATATTTTTTTTACTGGATTATAAGTATTAATGATATTATTTATAGAATTTAACATATCACTCTTAATGTAATCTTGAGGGTTGATATTGTTTGTTTTAGATAAATATTCATCATTATACTCAACATTATTAGGTATAAATGTTATATTATATGATTGTTTTTTTGGTGGTGTAGGTTTATCATTATTTTTTTGATTGTTTTTATCAGATTCCCATTTGTTCAAATCACTTAAATATTTAGAATATTGTTCAGCATATAATTGTTCTTTTTTCTTTTTATTTTCCAATTGCTCATCAGTCATCTTATCTACTCTTGTCGTTGAAACTGACCCCAATAATACTCTATTATAATAATTTCTAATTGCTGGAGTTAATATTGCGTATACAAAGGTGTTAAATGCACTTTTTTCAGGGTCATAGCTATGTATCTTAGAGCATACCTCTAGATACCCTTGTGAATATAGTTCAGTCTTAAATTCTCGTGGTATTTTTTTATAGTTTGTATTTATGAAAATTTTAATAATGTGCATATTATCATTCAATAATTTACGTTCATGATTATTCAATTTTGTCATTCATTCACCTCTTTTTTTTATAAATTTACCATACGGACAACTGCTGGCTATACATACCGAACCAACAAAAAAACTACAATCGACACATTTAACATCTGACATAATAACCCTCCAGTAAGTAATCAATAAAACTTTATAATATGAACAATCATCAAGTTAAAAACATTGCACATTTTTGAATTGCATATACATCAGCAATATCTTCAACCCAACTATGTTTTTTCCACGGATAACCTCTAGCTACCAATTCAGCAAGTACCTCACCAACACTCTCCCTTAACATTGAATTATAAATCACCTCTTTTTTTGCTGACCCTGACCCTATAATACGTTTTTTCCACTCGGATGGAGCAATCTCTTTTAATGGATAATTATCATCATATATATGACGTTTAATTAACCCTCCAAATTCGCCTATATTAAACATTTTACCTTTAGCAGCAAATGCATACCCCTCCATAAAAAAAATCGCACTATCGTCTATATTGTTGCTTATAAACTCATATATTCTATCTGCTATCTTAGTATACCTAATAAAATAATCCAAAGTCTTAAACTTTTTAGGTTGTGCCTCGGCTATTAATTTAAACTCCGCAACTTCAAATTCAAAATCTTCTTTTACTTTATTACTATACGTGTATAATATAGTAGTTTTAGTTTTAGTGTTGTATATACTAACACCGCTTGATTGAATACTAGCATCTATACTAACAATGTAATTATAACTCATTAAATTCTCCATTAAATATATAATATCACATATATATTTAGTAGGATTATATTTAAACTTCATAATTAACATTCTAATGTATCTTTCCATTCTAGTAATTCTATAATTTTCTCATCATAGAATTTTATCAATTGAGATAATGTTATATAGAAATTATTCAACATTTCTCTATCATATAACGAATCTTTACTTATAAGTTTATCTTTATCTTTTCTACGTATCTCATCATACATCGATAATGTTTTTTTTAATTTTAATCTATTATATTTTAATAGGAACTCACATTCCCAAACGTTAGCCTCTTGTAATGCATCATCAATTGTTGCATATCCATATGAACACGGTTCTTTTTTCTTATAATTATCTGGCTCAAAAAACCAAGGATGAGTTCCATTTTTGGTATCTTTTTTGTAAAAGTTTTTATTTAAAGTGTTTTTATAATTAAACACTTTATAAACTCCATATCGACTTCTCTTCATAATAAAACCCCAGTTCAATTATCAATCAGTTTAATTATAGCTATTTTTATTTAAAAATCAAGTTTTTTTTATAAATTATATTTTTTTTGAAGTTTGATTGAACCATTTTTAACGTTAGACATCTTTGCTATATTGACATATATTGATTCATTTTTATTTGCATTTAATAAATCTCTATCGTTTTTAATATCTATAAATCCCCATTTATATAGTAATGAAACAATTTTATATAGCTTATTAATATCCGATGTTTCGATATTAATATCTTGACCATCTAACTTATACAACTGTTTATAATGAACTATATAATATTTGTTTTTTTTAAATAAAATATGAGATAATTGATATAGTGTATCACCTTCAACATCACCAATTCTAGCCAAAGTTTCCCGAATTATATTAAATGATAATTTCAAATCGACCTCAATAAATTCATATATTAATTCTTTTAACATATGAGCTGGTATAGTTTTAAAAAATTTACTGTGTGAATCGTCCATAATAATCCCCTTAAACTAATAATATATAATTATTTATCGCTTTAGGATTTTTTTAGTAGGGGATTTAGTTAAACTATCAATTTTTTTTATAATACCCTTAATATCATTTTTATCCATAAGCTTTAAATACTCTTCAATATGATATTTATTAATTTTAAAAAATTTAGATATTTTAACAATATCTTTCTCAAATTCATTTTGTGATAAATATTTTAAATATCTATATTTTTTTGGTTTGATATAATCAAACAAAATATCATAATGTTGCTTATCCTCAATTTTAGATGCAAATATATTTAACTTACACGCAATATTAACAAAGGCATCATTACGAACTAGACATCTATTAATAACATATGGATTATATGATTTTTCCATTTCATCCCAGGATAATTTACTTTCACCATTAGAGATATTATTTAGGATATCTGTAAATAAATTCATTTTTGGTTTCACATCGGATACATCATCTATTTCATTTTTGTCATCATTATTATTATCTGAAATAATAATTTTTCCATTATCATCAATATTAAACAATTTATTCTCCTCAATCAGAATGCTGTATCATATCAGCACACATTCCTAAAAAATTTAAAAATTTATCAGCAACAAATTTATTTTTATAATTCCAATCAGCAATTGTAAATAGAATATTATCCATACTATATCCGTCAAATGAATCAACGTGCTCTAATAATTTACTATATATATTATTATAGTTGATATTCTTGGTTGTGGTCATAGCACTTCTAATTTTTGACAAATCTTTGGTGTTTATAGCTTCTATCATTTTTAAAATTGCCTTTTTAGATACAGTATTACCTTTGGTTATTTCTCCATATGAATTATATGTCGATTCAAGGTTTTGCCAAACTTCTCTATAATCAGGAAATGAATTTTTCACAGTTTGAAATACTGCTTTGGGGTCGTGTTTAATACTTTCTTTTTTTAATATATTTAAAACTCGGTTCGTAAATAAATTAACCATTTCTTGATATTCATCATTATCAATATTGAAGTGTATTTTTTGAAATCTAGACATTATCGCATCGATAAATTCATACTCATCATTTGCAGTCATTATAAATCTAACTCTCTCAATATTATCCTCAATAAATGATTTTAATGATTGTTGAGCCTTGAGTGTTAATCCATCGGCTTCATCTATAAAAACAATTTTACTACCTGTCATAGAATCATTTCGTACAAATCTAGTTATAGGACCTCTAACAATATCGATACCATTATCTTGAGAACCATTTAAACCTAATTCGCAAGCATTTAATTCTTTTATAATTATTTTTGCAATAGTTGTTTTTCCAGTCCCTGGGGATGGTGATATTAATAACAAATTTGGAATTGAGCCATCATCAATATATTTCTGAAATTGTCTCTTTAATCTATTTGGTAAAATAGTTTCAGATATACTATCAGGTCTATATTTTTCAGCCCATACACCTTTAAATTCGTGATTAAAATTAAATTCTGACATTTTTTAAACTCCGTTTTTCTAGTTTTGAATTATTAATTTTGATTTTGAATTATTTTCAGCTTTTTCTATTTTCTTCCTAAGTTTGTCGGCTAATTCTTTATTTTCAAGTGATTCGTCTGGATTAGTTAGTAATAATCCAGTCTTAGCTTCTTTATATATTTTAATAAATTCATCACCTAATTTTAGTTTATCAGGGTCGGTTGTGTATAAAAAACTATCAACTTTAATAGAAATATCAATTAGAGTATCCTCGAATTTTTTTTGTAGAAATACTGGATGGTTACCTGGTGCGATTTGAATTTGATGCCCCTTAGTATTAATACTCCATACTTCATCTAAACTTTTATTTTTAGAGTTATAAACTCCAATGTAATTAGCATTCAAAGTAGTTCCAATGTAAATTTTACCGTTTTTCATTTTTTTCTCCATTAATTATATTATTATTATTTTGAGCTTGTTGCTCATTTTCATCTGTATCCTGTCTTCTTTTCTTTCTTTTTTCCTTCAATTCAAGCCTATTATTTTTAACTTTCGAGTACGTTCTCCAATCACCATCAGGAACTGGTATCCCTGTACCTTGTAATGTTGATTTCCTATCATTCCCATAAAAAATCAACCCTTTAATATTCTTCTTACTAACAACAATTTTTTTATCATACATTTTAGGAAAATTGAAATATTTTTCTAATTTTTTTAACACTTTTGAATCAATCTCATATGTTTCAACCCTAATATGCGTTTTATGTCTAGGAAATCTAGCCTCTATGGCTAAAGGATAATTCTGAATATCAATTAATCCCCATCCTATTATAATGTCATTACCAAGATATTTAGATGTTTCACCTAACATAACATTATTATCCATCCCTCTCAAACAATTCCCATATATAAATATAGTATGTTTCTTCAACTTAATACCTCCTTATTTAGTAAGATTATTATTTTGTTGTTTTACAATATATACCGTCCATAAAAACATAGTTTTTAACTCAATAGATTCCTGATTTTTAATTTTTTCGTGTATTAACTCTCCAAATTCATAATCTGACATTTTTAATACCTCTATTTTCTCATCAACATCAGGAAAATGTTCCCTATCTTCATCTTTTATATCCTCAACTAATGCAAAATAATAATACCCTTTTTCTGTAATTACCCCAGATGATGTTATAATTGATGGACTTACACTATATAAATCAACAACACGCATTCCAATTTCTTCCTCGACTTCTCTTGATGCAGATAGTTCAGGTAATTCACCATTCTCAATTTTACCAGCTGGGAAACCTATAATCATATCATCTATTGCACCTCTAAACTCCCTAATTGCATAAATATTACCATTTTTATCGAATGGTAATATGTGAACAACATCCGGTGTTTTTACAATTTCTCTAGTAAAAATCTCACCATCATCATCATATTTCTTTTTTACAACATCAAAAACAACACCGTTAAATAATGTTTGTTCATCTATTTTTTTAGTTACCATTACAATCTCCTAAAAGGTCAACAACATTTAATTTTTTATCATTAAATGATTTTAAAATTATGCTGATTTTTTAAATATTTTTAAATCAAACCCATTATTTACAACATTTTCTGTTATCTTAATTGATTTAATATTACTAGATGGATAATTAAACATAATATCTAGCATAACATCCTCTAATATTTTACGAAGACCTCTTGCCCCTAAATTTTCATTTTTTGTTTTTTTAACAATTGCTTCTAATCCTTTTTTTGTAAAAGATAATTTGACGTTATCTAATTTAAAAAGTTTTTGATATTGTTTTATTAAAGAATTTTTAGGTTCTGTTAAAATTTTTAACATTGATGAATCACTTAACTCGTGTAATGGTGCAACTACTGGAAATCTACCTACAAACTCAGGAATTAAACCATATTCTATTATATCATCACTAATAACTTCATTATATATTTCATTATTTTCATCAGATGAACTATTACCACCAGTATCACCAAAACCAATAATATTACCATTAGATTTACCATTAATCCGTTTAGTAATAATATCTTCTATCCCAACAAACGCACCTCCAGCAATAAATAAAACCTTATTAGTATTAAAATGTAAGGTTTGGTTTGATGGGTTTTTTCGTCCACCAACTATTTGAACATTTATGTCCGTACCCTCTACCATTTTTAATAGTGCTTGTTGAACACCCTCGTGACCAACATCCGCACCAGTTGAAAAATTAGACCCTAAAGATGCTATTTTATCAACTTCATCAATATATACTATTCCATATTGTGCAAGTTCAATATCGCCTTGTGCACTGTGAATCAACCCTCTAATTATATCATCAACATCAGAACCAACATATCCGCTTTCAGAAAATTCAACAGCATTAGCTATTGTAAAAGGGATATCTAATATATTTGCTAATGTTTCAGCTAATAGAGTTTTCCCAGTTCCTGTTTTACCTAATAATAGAATATTAGATTTTTTAATGACGACATCATCCGTTTGGTCTACATGATTTATTCTTTTATAATGGTTATATATGGATACTGATAATTTCTTTTTTGCAATATCCTGCTCCACAACGTGTTCACATAATTCGTTATATATTTCTATTGGATTCATAGCTAACCTCTTTTATAATTTTATACTAAAGTTTTCTTCACTTTTAACTTTTGGTTCAATTGGTAAATATAGTATTACGCAATCCTGTTTTTGATTTACTGTAATGTTATGTTTATCAACAATATAATTATCAGGAATATCTAACGCAATTGTTTTATTATTAGTTTTTTTATCTGTGTTATAATATAAAACCTCTTCATCTTTTTTGGATGCTCTAATTGAATCACTCCATTGCACCTCTATAATATTCATACTAGATATAAACTCAACATATATATCGTTACAAATAGCTTTAACTAATTCTAATGTAACATATATCATTTCTTTTTTGTTAGAATCAATTCCTCTAGTAATTTTAAACTTTAAATCATTGGATTGATTATCATACTCTTTATTTGTGTTTGTTCTTTTAGGTCTTGTTTTTGTTGGTTTTTTTCTTTCTACCATCTTATTGGATAATTCTACAAGGATATCCTCTATGGAATATCCGTCTTTAGTTTTTTTAAACATATCAACTTCTTCATCCAATCCATTTAGAATACTATCAGACATATATTCCGATGGGTTAAACATACTCATTAATAAATCATTCAAACTAAACTCATTGTTTGCATTTTTTGTCATGTCAATCTCCTTAAAAGTAAAAAATAGTCAAATGTAATATATCACATAAAAATATGTTTGTCAAGTTTATTTTGATTTTTATTTTATTGTTGGAATATATAAATATAAATATGAATTTTCAATGTTTTGATATATTTCATCAAATAATATGTTTGCATATTTAAAATGAATAGTAGTTTCACGCTCTTCGTATTTTATTTGTTCATTAAGAGTTGATATATTTGTAAGTGGAAAATTTAAATGTTTTCCTATTTTTGCTTTAATTGATAATATGCGTTCATTTGAATCATAAGAAATACATATATCTGTTTTTTTACAATCTTTTATTTCAGCAATTACAATATATCTATTAGACACTTTATCTTTATATATATTAGTTTTTAAAGCTGTTGGTTTTTCATCATCTTGGTAATCATAATCATTTTGATATTTGTTATTCTTATTATTAAATATTCCATCAAAAACATTTAAAAACTCATTATTATTCATACCAACCTCCTATAATTCTTGAATATTCTCCCAATAATTATGAATTTCTTTTTGATATTCATTATATAATTCAATAACTTTGTTATTGTATCTATCTGTTATTAGCATACTATTAAATTTATAAACAGTGTCTATCTGTCTATCAGACAATGTTTTTTTACGTTTAAAATGGGATAATATCCCCCTTATAATAAAAGACATTTCCATAATTTGATTAGAATGTTTACCATTCTCCAAACTATCTAAACAATAAGTAGCTTGTTTAATAACTTTATCATATTTATTTGTCATATAATCCCTCAATAAAATAATAAATAAAATAAACCCCAATATTATTTAATGGAGCGTATTATGAATTTTAAAGACCTATTAATAACAGAAACTAAAAAATCAATCGAACAAGAGCGTGCAGATAGAGAAGTTAAAAAAACAATATCTGGCTTAATGAAGAAACAAAAAACTAAATCACAACCAGCATTCATTGCGGATATTTACACCATACACGGTGGTGCTAGTATGACCGTGTATTCGTTTGCCAAAAACGCATCCGAAGCAATCAAAGATATCAAATCTAGACCCGATTTTAAAAGTTTCTCAAAACGACCTGTTAAAATAAAATTATCATTATAAAATAACTTAGTCATCAATAATAATATCACAAATTGATGACTAAGTCAAATTTTTAATTTTATTTTGGTAAATGCATATCTACACCAGGTTCTAAATTTTCAACTATTACAACTTCCGTTGTTAATACTGTACCAGCAATAGACCCCGCATTTTTTAACGCATTTTTAGTTACTTTAGCTGGGTCAATTATTCCGCTCTCAATCATATCAACAAATTTTTCATTTTTTGCATCGTATCCATAATTAATATGGGTCGAATCAATATATCTCTTAATATCTGATATTTTTTCACTAGAATATCCTAAATTACTTAAAATTTGATTGAAAGGTGACTCTATCGCCATTTTAACAATAGACACTCCCAATAATTCAGAATCATCTAAATCTTTATTGTTGTCAATAATCGCTTCTAAGCTCTTTTGTGCCTTAACTAATGCTACGCCACCCCCAGCTACGATTCCTTCTTCTACGGCTGATTTTGTGGCGTTTAGAGCATCAATTGCTCTATCCTTCTTTTCTTTCATTTCTGTTTCAGTTGTTGCTCCAATTTTAACAATTGCAACACCACCAATAAGTTTAGCTAATCTTCTTTGGTGTTGTTCTTTTTCACTATCTATATTAGTATTATCAATAAGTGTTTTTATATTTCTAGCTCGTTTCTCGATTTCATCATCCGAGCCTAATCCATCAATAATCATAGTATTATTTGCAGTGACAACAACTTTCTTGGCTTTTCCCAACATATCAATATTCACATTTGGTAATTTAATACCTAATTCATCTGATATGAATGTTCCACCAGTCAAGATAGAAATATCTTGAAGTGCATCATACTTTGCTTTCCCAAATTCAGGGGCATTGACTGCACATACCTTTAAAATATTATTCATTTTATTAATAATGAGACCTTGCAATGCATCCGCAGTAACACCATCAGATATTATTAATAATGGACGACTCTCTTTAATGATAATATCAAGAATTGGAACGATATCTTTCAAATTACTAATAGGTTTATCATATATTAGTATATATGGATTCTCTAATGTACAACTCAAATCTTCATTTGTTGAGAAATATGGTGACACATATCCTCTATCAAATTGCATACCCTCAACTATTTCTAATGATGTGTCCATACCAGTTCCACTTTCTATGGTTATAACACCATCTCTACCAACCTCATCCATTGCATCTGCTAAAATTTTACCAATTTCTCTATCATTATTTGCAGATATTGTTCCAATATTTTCAATTTCTTTAGATGTTTCGATTTTTCTAGCCATTTTATTTATTTTTGAGATAACCGTATCAATAGCGAAGTCTATACCTCTTTTAATACCAATATAATTATAATTTTTATCACGAGAAAGAGAATATCCATTACTAAGTATGCTCTGTGCTAAAACTGTGGCTGTTGTTGTTCCATCACCAGCAACATCATTAGTTCTAGATGCTACTTCTCTAATAAATTTAGCACCTTCATTCTCTACAGTATCCTCTAATTCAATATTTGTAGCTACCGTTACCCCATCCTTTGTTACGTGTGCCCCACCATAACCTCTACCAATGATAACATTACGCCCACTCGGTCCTAGTGTTATTTTTACAGCATTAGCTAACGTGTTAACACCGTTCATAATCTTTGTTTTCCCCTCATCACCTAATAAAATAGTTTTTGACATCTTATTACTCCTAAAAAGTTACTACATACTACTATATTTATGATGGATTATATTTTCAATAAATAATAATAATTCATCATTTCCACCATAATTCAAATTTTCATATTTTTCATCCAATCGAATCCAATTATCTCTATTATTATCATCACCATAACCTGTAAACCAAAAAGAAGTGATTCCATTATCGATAAATAATTGACAAGTGTCAGCCCTATCATCGATATATATAATTTTAGTCAAATCACCACCAAAAATATCAGGATTATTAATAACTTTGTCTAATTTTTCAAACCAGTTATTAACAAAATGCATATTGTCAAATTTAATCCCATAATTCAATAAAAACTCATTTTTAGTGTTGTTTATAGCTTTTTCATTATCATTTGATGATAAAAAATGTAATTCACAGCCATATTTCTTACATATTTCAATATATCTAATAATTAAATCATCATTCATATCGCAATTTTTAAAAAGATTATGATAAAAGGGTTGAACCCTGTACCAGTTGAATAAATCCGTTATTTTTTCATTTTTTAAAAAATAATCACCCCATTTATCAGTTTTATAAAAAAGATTCATTGATTCCTTTATTTTATTTTTTAAATCACGGACAACATCATCTATATCACTAATGATTGTAAATTTATTTGTCATATTCATCCCTCACATATTTGATATTTAATTTAAAAGGACATTTAAACTCAATAGATACTGTATTAACAACTCTTTTTATTATAATTTCAACATTTTTTTGTTTTTCCTCATTAAAATTAATACCTAAAAAATTGCCATCATCAGTATCCAAACCTTTTAACTTATCTCTAATCATAAACTGAACTGCATCACCAAAATTTTTAACTAATTGTTTTTCAATACTATTTTCAGCTGTAGAATCAGTATAAACAAATAATGCTCCAGATATAAAAGCATAAGTTACATCTATTTTCATAATAATCCTCAATAATAATCATTCCACTATATTATTTATCATAATATTGACCATAAACAAAATAAATTTTAAATTTTCTTTTAAATCTTATAGATATAAATAAGATATGAGACGTTATTAACTTGATTTTAGGTGGTAATATGGATAAGAAAATATTTATCTTAGACACAAACGTGATTCTATCGGAACCAAAGGCTTTATTGAATTTTCAAGACAATATTGTCATTATTCCAATGGTTGTAATTGAAGAAATTGACAAATTTAAAAAAGATACAGGTCAATTAGGGTATTCCGCACGAAACTTTTCCAGAGAAATTGATAAATTAAGAACAAAAGGTAGTCTTATAGATGGTGTGGCAACCGAGAATGGTGGTATTATACAAATCGTACAATTTAAGACTAAACAATTAATGTGTTATGAATTAGATTTATCTATAAATGATAACATAATACTAGCTACAGCTTGCAAAATAAGAGATGATGAAAATAATAGCACAAATAATGTCACTCTTGTGAGTAGGGATGTTAATGTTAGGATAAAAGGGGATATAATGGGATTGAATACTGAAACGTATACTACAGATTCTGTTAATTTTTCTAATTTATCTAAAGGATTTAGAACATTGTTAGTAAATGGAGATATTATTTCTGAAATTTATAATAATGGATACGTTGATATCGATAGAATCGAAGACCTTGAGGATAAATATCCCAATGAATATTTTCTATTTAAAAATAAAGGGGATAATCAAAATCAGGTTATTGTTAGATACTCAGAACCTAAAAATCAACAACCTACTTTTGTTAGAATAAAAGAATATAAAGGTAAAAAAAATAAAGTTGCTGGTATTAATGCTAGAAATATAGAACAAACTATTGCTGTAGATATGTTATTAAACCCTTCAATCCAATTAGTCAGTTTAATAGGTGCCGCTGGTACTGGTAAAACATTATTGGCAATCGCATCAGGAATAAGAGAGGTTATTGAAGATGGTAAATATAATAAATTAACAGTGGCTAGACCAATTTTTCCAATGGGTAATGATATAGGATATTTACCAGGTACTATTGAAGAAAAATTAACACCTTGGACACAACCAATTATTGATAATCTTGAATATATATTGGTTGAAAACAATAATTATTTATCAGGGGTTGGAAAATATGATTTTAAAAATGTATCCGAGCTGTTAGAAAGTGAATTTTTACAAGTAGAGGCTTTAACATATATTAGAGGTAGAAGCATACCCAATCAATTTATAATTATAGATGAATCACAAAATTTAAATGCGTTTGAAATTAAAACTATTATTTCAAGAGCTGGGGAGGGTACAAAAATAATTTTAACCGGTGACCCATATCAAATAGATAATCCATATTTAACAAAAGAAAATAATGGATTAATTTATACAATGGATAGATTGAAGAATTCCCCATTAACAGGACATATAGTATTGGAAAAAGGTGAACGGTCTGAACTTGCGGACTTAGCAGTTAAACAATTATAATAAAAAGAGGTAAGACAATGAACAGAAATGATTTAGCTAACATTTATTCGACACTTAATGGATTAACAGGTGTGTATCCAGTGAAATTTGCATATGCAATATCTAGAAATAAGAAGATAATACTAGAAGAGCTTAAAATGGTTGAAGAGCATAAACCAAAAATAGATGAGGCTTATGAAAAAGAAAGAGTTGAAATGCTTGTTAAAAATGCAGTTAAAAATGAAGATGGGAGTATTGATTGGGAGAATGTGCAAACCCAAACCCCTAAAATTAAAGATATGGAACAATTAAACTCTGATTTTGAAGAATTAAAAGAAAGATATAAAAATGTAATTGAAAAATATGAACAGGAATCGACAGAGTATTCTAATTTTATGGAAGAAGAGGTTGATATTGATATTTACAAGATAAAAATTGAAAATTTTCCTGAAACTATAAATCAAAAAACAATGGATTCTCTATGTGATATTATTATCACTGATTAATTAATGTTTATAACAATTATATTTGTTATTATAGTCTATACAAACGTCTAAACAATTATTTCTACAAATATCATCTAAATAAGTGTTATGGGTTTCAAACCATTTAACTCTATCATTTCTCATATTAGTATTTATTTTACCAATAGGAGCACCCTTCTCTCTCATATATATTACACAAGGAAAATGATAATCACCAGCAATAACACTATCATCTAAAACCAATGAACATTTATTAGAATCAGTTGCTTTTATTCCTCTAACATTTCTACCATTTGCAAAATGTTCTATTCTATAATTTAAGATTGGATGAGCATCCCGAACCTCTTTACTAACCTTTTTTAATCCAGGAATAGGTTTATTCCATTGTGCGGATGATATAATTCTAATATCATCAACTCCTAAGTCGTGTGCAAAATTAATGGTTGATACAGTGTTGGATATATTATCAGGTGATAACACCACACCAACCGTTACATATGTCAATTTTGATAATATTTTAATATTTTCAACAACTATATTCCAAGAACCCTCAATGTAACCAGCCAGCATATCGCCATCTGATGAACAATTAGCATCCAAAGATATAGAAAAATCATTAACACCAGCATCAATAAGTTCTTTATATAAATCAATGTTATTAGACCCATTAGTTGATATTGCTATTCTTTTAATTTTTTTAGATTTAGCATATTTAACAATGTTGACTATGTCTGAATGTAAAGTTGGCTCACCACCTGAAAATCTAATATTTTCAAGAGGTTCATTTAAACACCACAAATCAATATTTCTTTTAATTTCATCAAAAGATAATTCTTTCTTTTTCCTATCACCATATATCCCATTATCCAAACCTCTACAATATGGACATTTGAAATTACAATATTCAGTAATAATCATTTCACATCTTTTCATTTGAGATTTTGGACTAACATTTTTAACACGTTCATCATATAAACTATAGAATCCAATATTTTCTAACTTCATAATTAAACCTCTAAAATAAATAACAACAAAAACATATTACATTATAATTTATGATTTGTCAAGTTTAAATTGAAATAATTTCGACATCATCGATACAAATATCAGACATATAACTAGAAACCGCCTCGAACATTATTCTAATTCCTTTACAATCCCAGGGAATTGCATTAAGAGTAATTTGAACAAAAGCGTCACCTTGTGCTGTCTGTTCATTTCCAGTATGTCTCCATCTTTCCGTCCACGTGTTATTAGAATTTTGTGAATATATTACTAGGTCACCCATATTTGATGGTGTACTTGACCATTTATGAAGCATAAAGCTAACTTGTGTCAAATCATGAAAATCAGAAGTTTCTGCATATGCATTGTATGAGCTACCAACTCCATTATTAGGGTTAGACCTCTCACCGTATAAGAAATTACCATCATATGCACTAGTTGCTCCAGTATTACCTGATGGTGTAGATACTCCTGTATGGAAAAAATTAGTTAAACTACTACCTTCTACAACATTCCATCTTGGTGTACTCCAGGATGATGTGTTGAAATTTTCAACCCACGTTCCAGCAACACCATTTCCAATTATAACATCAGTGACCGTACAAGTAATAGTGTGACCAAATGATGGAATACCGTTTCTTGTAAATTCAATATTAACAGCGGATTGAATGCTTGAACTTGTAGTATAGTTAATTTTTAAATTATTTGGTGTCAACGCCTCAATATAATTTACAGTAACATCACTTCCTAAATCAACAGACATATTATTATCAAAATTATCCCCAGCGATAAAAATATCCCCAGTTACATTTATAAATAATAAAACATCATCATTATTACCAATATAAGGTTGAACATTCACTATATTTATATCAGCAACGCCTCCGCCAGCATCACTAATAATAACTCCTTTTTTGAAATTAAGAGTTCCGTGTGGGGTATTGGTAGCCATAGTTCCATCTTCGGATACGTTAATGGTAGCCCCTGAACCATCAGACCCCTTTTTTGCAAGCAATTCCCACCCAGAATTTGGGGTGTCTGGTGTGCCAGGATTAATATTCGTTCCATTTTGAATACAAACAAAAGATGACCCATTATATTCAACTGCCATATTTTCTTGATATGTTCCAGCTGTCCAACCACCTTCCCAGGTAATGTCACCATCTGCTCCATCAAAACCTTGCTCACCTTTTTCCCCTTTTTCACCTCGCAACCCTTTAGATACCGTGATATTTATAGTACAACTAGCAGGGATAGTCTCAATAGAACCACCATCACCAACAACTTGAACACGAATAATATCACCAGCTTCTATTTCTAATGATATTGTTTGACTGTCACCATCAGCACCTTGACTAATATGTCTATGATACGCATTAAGTTGTAAATCAGGAACATTTACAAAACCACTACCTTTATTTATTTGTAAATATCCATTAACCTCTGTTCTACTATTATTTGTAACTCTTCCACCATATGATACAGATATATTATAAATACCACCTATATCGAAATATATTTCCCCAGATGATAGATGAGCAAATGAACCTTTATCTAATAATATTGTATCATAATTAATATTGGTTAATGTAGTTGTAAAAGATTGCGTTGACCCTGGTCTACAACAAAAAACTAAAGGTGGTTTATCGGCAACCTCCGAGCGTATTTGATAATTTATATCACTAGATGGATGAAGTACTATACTATCAGCGGATACATTAAAATCCATACTAGTTATACTATTATTAATCTTGACAGTTGGTGTATTTGTCTCAATTGTCAATGTATTGCCAGATGTATTTAAAGCTACGTGTATATCTTTTCTATTATTAAGAGATGGGTCAGGTAATATGAATGTAACATCATCAACAGATGTGTCAATTTTAACTTCTATAAAATGATTAATATATTTTACATTAATATATTGAGTATTATTTGATTTTTTCCAATTTGGACTGAATGTTGGAGTATTACTTTTATCTCCATAATAAGCAGGTGAAATATTAGAAGTAGCCTCCCATAATTCATTACCATATACTACAATATCACCTGATGTTACAGCGTCAACCTCACTCCAAAGTTTATACGTTATCATATGTGGTCACCCCCTTTTAATATTTAAATAAAAATTAGTTAGGATTTTTTAGTATTAAATCCTTTTAGTTAAGGTTTTTTAGTATCATACCTTTATAGTTAGGGTATCTTAGTATTACAACCCTAATCAATATTATTTATGTTTTTAATTATATGAATGATTATTATTGAGTAATAAATATGCCTTTGCACCATTTGCTTTCAATATCCAATCTATAGAATGTGGTACTTTTGAAATAAATCCATCACCATCAGATATAAAAATTTCCATATTCCTAACGGTCATTTTTGATAAATTATAATTAGTTGATGATTTATTACCAGCACTCAATACACTTTTAGGTATTAAAAATGATGTTCCACCATTGGAAAACGAATCAACTAAAGATGTAACATCTTTTAATATCATTTTATCATCCCTATTATAAAATCCTATTATTATTTTTTTATTATTTACAGGTTCTTTCCAAGATATTCTCCATGAATCTTGACCTACTGGTTTAACTATAGCAATAACACAACCGTCATTTCTTTGAAATCCATATACTTTAACAAGACTTACACTGTCAATATATCTATTATCAACAAGATTTTGAACACCTATAAATGACCACCCACCTGTATTTTGTGTAATAGCATAAAATCCATTACCACCAAGCATTGGTAGAAAAACATCCCCCGAATTAATAGAGTTAAACCCTAAAGTTGATGGATTATAACATCTTTTATTTGAATTTAATCCACCATTAAAATGTATAGTATTAGGTGTGTTTAGTGTTTGGTATAATGTATAAATTGATTGATTTCCTGGTGAATGTATGCATCTTTGGGCATCGGTCGAACTGGATGGTGTTGTTCCTGTTAATCTATTTAATATATCCATTGCAAATGTGCTTCTTTCATCCCAATTCGATTGAAATAAACATATATTTTTATGATAATTACTTCTACCGTTAATATCACACCCCTTAATTATAGATAAACCCTCATTTCTACCATAAATCTTATGATAATTATTTTTTTTACTATTTAACAACCCATATATTTCAACGTGAACCATAGATATAAATGTTTGACTATTATGCCACGTGATATAATCTGTAATAGTTGGAAAAGTTAAACCATACCACGAATTACCACCTTCATCAGTAACATCAAATAATAAATTTTCACCATATACTTCCCAATTATTATGCATTCTACTAGCCATTGGTTGAATACAATCACCATTCAAGATGTTAGTTGTTATATTATATCCAGGTATATCCATACTTTCAAAAACAATCCTATCAACCCCATAATTAGGTATTTTTTGCCAATAAATAGGTTGAGAATCAGGGGAATATGTCATATCACCCTCTTTAGGAATTGAGCCTCCAGTTTCAGTTATAGTTATATCTGATATAACCCTCCAGAACACACCTTGCCAAAATCTAATTTCACCTGCACTGATAGGTATTTCTCTTTCATCAAAAAACCTAAAGTTTCTATTGATACTAGCCCCTGTTAGGTCATTATTTATAATTTGTGAATTTCTTATTTGTCCCACTATATCCTCCTATATAAAAAAGCTCCTTTTAGGTAGGAGCTAAACCTATTAAACATTAAGCTACATACTTAACTGTAACAACATCGCCATCTGTAAAATCCTGATTTGCGATTACTTCTGTGATTGTTCTGTATGTTCCATTATCTCCGACTGTAAATTCGGTTGTTGGAACAAGTCTATTACCATTAAGAAATACATCTTTAATTACAGATGTAGTAGTTCCATTTGTAAGAGTGATTGATGTTCCGTTGGCTACAGTAATACTTTCCTCTATTATCACTTCTGGATTATCAACTATAGCTTTAAGCTCAACTAAAGCATTAACAATAGCATCATCTGTAAAATCGGCTCTGAATTGGTCAATAACATCTCCTGCTGATGTACCATTACCATTACCATAATCAGTCGTTGCTGTCATTGAAAATGGAATTGCACTCAGAACTGATGATGATTTAATTTCATCGTCATTAAAACGGATAGTCAAATTGGCATCTAAATCTAAATGATTGTTGAATATAATTTGAGCCTGGTTTCCCCAAATGGTTACAGCATCATTTGCATGAACATTAAAAGTACCGCCTACCCCTGTACCAGAAAAAGTAAAGGAATTAGTCGCAGTCGTGATGGTAGTATTCTGATTTAATGCTCCACCTAACTGAATATTGCTTCCAGTCATTGTTAAACCATTATCAGCAGTCATCATTCCTGAACTACCAGTTTGTACAGCTACTAAATCAGCTGTTCCTACAACATCGTTTCCTTTGTCATTAGTAATAAACCATTGAGTGTTTTCCCTTGCAGTTCCTTCTGAAACAAGAATTTTACAACTTCTTGCTTCAAAATTAGTATCAAAATTAGTAGCTCTTGCCCAAGCTCCTGTTGTGTCAACGACATAAATACCGTCCTCGGTAGAAGTAGTCTGATTAAAACACGCAATTCTGTCTCCAGTATTAAGTGCTATGCCGTCTTCCGTGTGTGCACCATTTAGAGTAACGTTAGATGTTGCGAAAACTCTTACTTCTCTGACTCTCTGACCGTTAATTAAATCCATAAGCTGTTGATAATTCACAGCATCATTAGCACTAGTTCCTGCTTGTAGCCCTGTAATAGTAGCATTGTTGTTTCCGTCTGTAATGTCCCAATTTACACCATTTAAAAAATCAGATTCTAGTTTACCAATCGGGATACTTAAATCTAAAATTTGTGAAGAACCTCTTAATAAAGCCATTTTGACCTCCTTTAATTATTTTTTATACACCATCTTAAATCTCTAACCTCCCTATCAAACTTACTACTCTCACTTTTTAAAAATTCTATTTTCCACTCTCGCTCTGTTAATTTAGAATGGAATATAAAAAAACCATCCCTAACATCTATAAGTATATTATTTTTCATCCTTATAAATGCTGCTAAACTCAAATCTTTAATTTTAATTTCTCGCTCATCTGTATCAATAATCATAATAACTAACAACCTCTAATATTTATATTTAATTTGTATTTTCATTCCAGTAATGAGTTCTACTCCACCATTACTAGTATGAAAAGTCACTCTATTTCCTGTAATTGTATAATCTTCGGTAGCTCCTTCAAATAATATCGTACCATTCCAGTTAACACTATTATGATTGTCTGGATTAGGTGCGTTTGAAAGGTCTATATATCCATTTGTAACAATAGTAGCATCTATTGTGAAAGTTTCCGTGGCTGGAGTATTACCAGTTGCTCCTGTGTTACTGGCATATATTAAACCAGTACTTGCATCAACAAAAAGGTTATAATAGCTTGCTGGATGCACAGATGTTGTTTGAAGTGCATCTAAATGGAATCCGTCTTGATTTAGATGTCCAACTACAACTGGTGAGCTGTAAGAATTTCCAATAAGAAAGTTAATATCTCCTGTTGAGTCAACTGTTCCAATTACAACATCTCTATCTGACATTAATACGGCTTTTCCAGCTAATTGTGAAAGCCAGAAGGCTGGACTATAAATTCCGAAGTAAGCATTATTTGTATAATCTGCTCCAGAACCTTTCAGCTCCAATAAAGCTCCTGCTCCATTTCCAGTGTCATTATTATTACGAATTTTTATCTGTGTATACCCATTCTGGGTCATTTCCAGATTTATTACATCCACTAAAGCATCAGACGGATTTAATTCTGTGCCAGATTTGTTCCAGTGTGTATTATTATTTACAAGACTTTCGACTTTTGCTCTAGTGACAAGCTCATGATGAGCATCTGACATTGGTGTATCTGAACCATCAATCGATTCATCGTCATCGTCAATTATAAGGTCAATTTCTTTAACCTTTATAATTTGCTTTGGAGGGTAGTGGTTACAATCAACAAAACGATACCACGGTTGATTAGTAATATTAACGGTGCTACTTTCAATTCTTGCCCAACATCCAAGTATTTCCTTATACTCTCCTTTTGGAACCATTGACCTAAGTAAAAAACTACCATCACTAAGTTCAATTACTTCATCAACCTCCAACTCATAATTATTAGTATATAACCAAAAATTTATACCATCAATTCTAACATCCATATTTGTATGAACATATGCATTCCAAGTTTCCTCGTTTATACCAGCATTATTAGAATCACCAATAAACACCTGTCCCTGATATGCTTGACAAAATCCACTTCCATCATCTGGTAAATTTAGTTCTAAGGTGCCATTTGTAAGAGTAGGTACCCCAGGTGTAGTTGTTACCCAATGATACCCGTGAGTGGCTATATTGTGTCCATAAGCATCATTTAATACAAGTTGTATATCATTTTCATTAGAACATATTATATTATTATCAGTATTAACCTCTAATGTTATATTGTCAGGATTGTTTTTAGTATTGTCGATATATTTTCTAGTAGCAAGTTCATTATTGGCATTTTCAGGAATAGCTTTAGTTATAAACCCATCAACACTCCATTTATCAGCATTAATTATCCTATCAATTCCAGTAATAGTTATATCAGTATTTGTCCCAGGGTATCCATCGTATAAAATTAATTGATAAAAGAACATTGGATGTCCTGTATTAACTAATACTCTACTTAGTCTAAAATCAGACCACGGTACAACTGCCTCGTGTAGCCATCTTCCTTGTTCAAATCTAGATGTGAAATTTATACTTCTTGCTCCTGAATATAACACATTCTCGGTCATATTCAAACCATATGGAACTAAATCTATATTTGAATATAACCGATATGTTCCAGGGTCTAATATTGGTGTATTATCAACCGCTGGCACAGGAGATGGTGGAGAGGTATAGCAATACAATAAAGTAGTCATATTTTTAGGAATATATACAACACCGTTTAATGGGTCATCGTGCATACCAACCCCAGTCATATTAGTGAATATTTTAGGGTTCCAAGCCTCATGATATAAATCTCTCTCTGAATTACAAACACCCATTTTAGGTAATGCTGGTATTAAATCAATAGTTGCATAATCAACAGATGTAGAGATAGAATCAACAAAACCTCTTGTCACTAATTCGGCATCTGGGTTTGACATTGGTGTGTGTGAGGGGTCTAAACTCACACCGTTACTGTTTATAATAGTATCAATACCTAATATTGTAATCTCATCATTCAAAACCTCTAATGTCATCTCATCAGTTGGAACGGACATTAATTTCCATTCATTACCATCAAATCCAGCTAATAAATTAGTATCTTGAATATACGTCACCCAACTTTTTTCGGGTGTGATAAATTCCCAAACAGTACCATTCCAATTAGCAATATTTGAATCCTGACCTACCCAATCGCCTGTTGCGTTTATAGGTATTATATATTTGTCATTTATTACAGGGGTTATCGTTGACGGGTCAATTACCGTTTGAGATATCACAGGTAACTCCCACGGACTACTTATGAAATATTCATCCCCATTATCCAAAATGAAATATATTTTATTATCTCTACCACCTTTAATCCTTATAAAATCGGATTCAGGTGCAAATGAATTATTACTTTTATAAATATCAACACTAGAATGTTTACCCATAATACCCTCTAAGTTTTATATCTTTTAATTATATTTATGATTTATATTTAAAGAAAAATAATGAATGGAAAATAACACCTTACTGAACAAGGGGATTTTAAACGGACCACCTTACTGAACAAAGGGATTTTAATCGGACCTCTTTACTGAACAAGGGTATTTTAAACATTCCCATTCATTATTTTATTATATTTATTATTTTAATTTAGGAATTAAAAGATTTTATTTTCATTTGTAATTGTTTTAGGTTATGTTTTTTCTCCGTTACTATACCTGATTCACTTAATTCTGAAATTTCTTTAGTAATTTTATTCCTCAACCTAAACCTAACAGTTGACCAAGGTAAATCATTATATCCAGTAGAATTATGTGAAACATAAGTCTGACTATTAATATCTACAGATAACCACTCGGAGCTATTCATTAACATTTTACCACCGTCAATATCAATAAATGTATCTATAAAATCTGTATCATCGGTAAAAGATTTTACATATATATGATTTTGCATATCATTATTATAAAATACAATCTCAAAATCATATATTTCAAAGTCTGGCATCATCATTACAACCTGGTCTATTCCTAATGGTTTAATCACAACTGCTTTTCGTTCATTTGCATTATTATTTTGAACACCACAAGCTATTATATATGATGAACCACTATCCTTGATACTAGAATTGATACTAGTCCATTCATCAACCCCAGTAATATTAACATTATAATTACCAGTTTCAATAAAAGCATATCTAACGGTGCTACTAACATTACTATATTGGTCAAACGAGTTATCATAAAAAACACCATCATTAATATTATATTCACGTCTTGTTGGGGCATTAGCCGTATCAAAATTTACAACATATTGACCATCTTTTAAAAATGGTGGGTTAGAATATTTATTTTTTTTAGGTCTGCCTAACCATATGCTATGAATATCCATATCCATATCAGTTAAACTAGTACCCCATACTGAATTAAAAATAGTAGTACAAGCGGATAACAGATTTGAATTATTAGCAGTGCATATCAAATTATTATTATAATTTTTTCTACCTTTGATGGAGGAATAAAATCTATTCAATCCATATATTTTACTAGGTGTTGGAATAGATGAATCAATAACCTCGTAAGGTCTAGCAATCAATGTCTCATTATATGTAGACAATGCATCAAGAGTACAATGTGCCGAACCCCAATTATACATATCATCAGTGGTGTCAAAACTCAAATTATCATATATCACGTGTGTGGTAATATCCTCAACTTGAACTTTTAAACGTGAACCCCAATATGAATCCCAATTACTAATTAGTTGAGGTGCATATTTATCATTAAATCTTTCCATTTCAAATGAATTTGAAAATTCCTCATGTCGTTTCAAAGTAATATATATTTCATCTACATACTTTCGATTTTTATTTGTTGATACACCCAAATCAAATAATGTTTGTGCTGTAATTCTTTGCTCTACAATGTCCCCAATAACAAAGGCTCTAGCAGTGGTTCCCTCTGCACCACGTTCAACTATTGTAAAAGTGTCTCCACTTCTAGGTGAAACTTTTACAATTTCTAGTATTTCAGACTCACCACCATATGTTGTCTGGTCAATTATAGTAATCCACATATGTGATTCCGAATCACAAGTTGCAAAATTATCACCTGTTCCACTATCAACGGTCAAAGACATTGCCGAACTATTGATATCAACAGCTAACCTCGATTTTGATTTATTTTGTAAAACAATAGACATATTAAATTCTCCTTAACCTAAATTATTATCATTTATTATAAAACTATTTATTAATCGCTCTTTATTAACTACTATATCATCATATTCAACACAGTTAATTATAACAGCCCACTCACCAATTAAGGGTTGCATCATAGATAAATCAACCCTTATATGGTTAGAATCAACCTCTATAATATCATCCGGTATAATATGTCTATTTATATTATTTCTAATAGTAACATTACATACACTATTCTCCGCATTTAGATTATGTTCAAATACAATATATCCACTTGTCAAATCAGAATCAACAAATGTAGTAGTATATCCTCCACCACCTGTTTTAACTTCCTCCCAATCAGAGTTGGTCAACCCCCCAACTAATCTATAAGTTGTATTTTCACTGATTACATAACAAATCATACCTAGATGTCTAACACTATTAGGTATTGAATCCCTACTAATAATACTAGGTAATATTTGATATTGTATCGGTGGTAAATTATGTAATGGTTTTATCTGATTTTTAATTTTCATATTATTATCCTATAATTGAATCATAAATTAAAGTGTTTAAGTTATCGGTATATCTTAGAACTTTGGATGTATCAACCCTAGTTATAATCTCTTTATTGTAACTTTGAGCAATGTGTGAAGATGATGTTGCTCCTGTGAAATCTATATTAGTTGACCCAACACCAAAATCAACCATATTTAGATTTACCCCACTTGGCACTGTAATATTTAAACAACCATCTGCAATATTACATCGACTAAAATGTCCACCTAAATTGAAGAGTCCACAACTACTTCCAATATTAACACCATTTATCCCATTTGTAACATTAATATCTCTACAACCAGAACCAAAACTAGAGTTTTGGAAATCACCACCTACATTTAAATTGTAAAGATTGCTTCCCACCGTTACGTATGTGCACATACCACCTATTGATGAACCACCATGACTAAAACACATATCTCCAAACTTATTTCTATACCAGTGTGAATTAACAATAAAATCAATACTATGATGTCCTACCTCATTACCAAAAGTATTACTAAAAAAGGATATCGTTTCAGGAATTATAAATCTCCTAAAATAATTCCCCATAACATTATTTCTAAATTCAACAGTCTCGATTTTATTATTTTCAAAACGCATTCCAAATGTATTGTAGCTAGAATATACAACTTCATTGTTATATGATTCAATTCCTACTATTGTATTAGAGATATCCCCTCCATAAAATTGTCTAGTAAATGCTCCAAACTGACATCTATTTATATTTTGTAGATAACAGGTATTTATATCATCAAGGTCAGATGAAAATACTGACCCTAATACTGAATTTCTAGCTTTTCTAATATTAACACCATCTATCTTATCAATAGAGCTATTTTTAATCCCATCACTAAAAATACCGTTGTAAATATATCCACTATATGATGTAGATGTATTATTAGACCCACTCCCAAAATATGCCTTGCTAATATTCTTAGAGGCTATTGTTAAACCATCACAATATCTTTCCACCGTGATATTATCGTGTGTCCCTGATGTTGACATAAATATAACATTATTTGAATTACAAGTAATATTTGTAAATTGATTAATATTAAAAGTCGAAGTTTCCCCAGATATATTTGGTTGCCCAAATACTGGGAATAATTTATAACTCCCAACATCTAAAGTTAAACTACTAGCCCAGCCACTTGTAGTTTCAAATAAAGTATAATTATGTGATACCTCTTCAAATAATTTAACCCAATATCTATTAGTTCCTGGAGCCTCTGTTGTTACGTTTCCAGTGTTATGAATCGGCTTCCACAATGTATCATTATATAATACAATATCAGAGGTTGTATATGTTGTCCCTGAACTCCAACTAACAAGACTTGACGGGTCTAATTTCACCCTAGCAAATTGACAACCTCGAAAGTCAAACACTGTTTTTATATTTTGTTCTAAATTTTCTCTATATGTAATGACCCCGTGGGTAGATTCACCAGTATTATTAATATTATAATATAAAATCTCATACATAAACTCAGCTGAATAAGCTCGTTGGTCAAGTACGTTTTCAGAAATAGCTTGAACTATTATTTCTTCAATTTGTGCGGTATTAACCATTCCTAATCCAGCATCATTTACAGTTCTAAAATCTGTTATTTTATAATAATTTCCTATTTTTAAAGCCATATTACCTATAATGGTTGTTAAGTCTGAATATGTAACTTCTATAGCATCAAATGGAGTTATTCCTTCCATTGACCCTCCACCAACATCCAAAATAACTCTAACTAATAATGCCTCACCATCTCCATAAAATGTAGTGGTATTCATTGAGTCATTAGTTGATTCTAAAGATATTTTATTATAAGATGGAACCTCATATGCAGTAATGTTTAAATTTTTACTTTCTAATTCGTGATTAACAGTATATGTTGGATTACTACCACCAATAATAAATTCCTCGGTATATACCCCACCAGTACTTCCACCACCACTAGAAATAACCCAATCAACACCATCAAAACTCCATAATAGATTATCACTTTTAACATACACAATCCAACCGTGTTCAGGGGTTATAAACTCCCAACCAGCACCATTCCATTGTGCAATATTATCATCTTGACCTGTCCAATCACCTATAGCATCCTCAGCCACAATATATCTATTCCATAGTGATGGTGATAATGCCGAAGGGTCAGTTACTGTATTGTTTTCAACTGGTAATTCCCACGGTGAAGAAATATTTTTTATAGTTCCATCATCCAATATTAGTTGAACAACACCAGAGTCAGTAGCTCTAATTCTAACATATCCTATATCTGGGGAATTATCACTCTGTGTATTTTTTAAATCAATAACACCGCTTTTCATATATTAATCTCCTAACCTTTCAATTTCAACAATTGTAAAAACATTATCACCCCACGAAACACCAATACCCAATCCATTATTAGCAACTGTGGTTTCACATCTATGTTGTATCTCAAATGTAGTTGGGTTAATAATGTCAATAACACCACTTATAAAACTTCTATTTTGAGCATATGCACCATTTACAGATGTTTCAGTTGTTCCCAATATACTAACTACACCAGAATCTACATTAAATAATTGTATTTGATGTTTATCAACCATATATGCAGGTGCGGATGCATTAATTGAATATTTACCTTTAGGTAGTGTAAATTGATTGCCAGATAATACAGCCCCAATATTTGAATCCATATTATTCAGAGTTCTTGTTACCCAAGACCCTGATGTAAAAGTACCACCATCAACACCAGAAGATTGTTGTTCTCTAAATGTTGAATGTTTATCCAATTTAAGAGTATTTGAACTAGATATTGTATTAATACTAGGATTAAATAATATCTCGGTTGATGATATTGGGGTTGCTAAATTTATCCCACAACTATATTTATTTGAGAACCCTAATGTTGAGCCACCCATTCCTAACAAAGGAACTGGTCCTAATGAGATATTAGACCCAACATCATACCTTGGGGTTGTCGATGTATATTTTCCCCCAAATATGACTTGTATTTGATTATTAATATTGCTCACACAAAGACCCACTGCATTATCATAAAATTTCACAAATTTATAACTATCATATGACTCAATATATAAAATTTTATCTGACAATACCCTTACACAATTTTGAGATTCTGTCTCATTCATATAATCCCAGTTGCCAAATAATCCAACTACTTTATAAGTCTTATCTTTAACATCAACAATACCAACCGCTCTATCTGTGTGATGTCCATATAACACTATTTTATTAGTTAAACCCATTCGTCTGCAATTAAAATAATTAACACCGTGATAATAACAACTTTTATCCAACATATTATATTCCAAAGCTGATACTAAACCACCCTTCCAATGAATATCAAATATAGACACACTTCCAACATTATACTGCACAGCAATAATATCAAAAGAATCAGTTCCAATATAAGTATCGTCAAAATCAACATACATTAATTTTCCAGTAGGTTGTCCAAATACGTATTCAATTACAGGTGGATTAATCATATTATAAGTTGTTGGGTTAATATCTATATTCATCAACATTATACCCGAAGATGTTTGAAACATAAGTCTAAAGGTGTTTGGACTAACCCTATAATGTGCAAATATATTGTTATTAGGGTCATATTGAATGCCTATATCTATATTATCACCTATTATTTCTGTATCTGTTGCTGGGTCGTAACTACAAAATTTAATCCAAGAATTGTTTGATGGGTCTTTAACAACTATAACAAAATATCTTATTGTTGTATTAGTTAATATTTTATGTGTTATCGGTATAACAGTCTGTAATTCCCAGTTTGCACCTAGACTTATAGAATAATCATATATTTTCAATTGTGTTATTGTTAAGTCTGTATTACATCTATAATATCCTAAATATAATTGACCACTACTCGCACTCATCACATTTACCACACCAAATTCTTTGTCACCATCCTCTATAGTTCGGTTATCATCATTTGAATTGTATCGTAAGGGGAATACTTTTGCCCCAGTAGAATTTCCTATCTCAAAAGGTGTTCCTAGATTAGTACCATCAATATCTATCGTATAAGCCCTTAATGAATCTACAGCGGATGGATACTGTAAAAACTCAACAACAATATCTGAACCGTAAAGGACGGTTCCACCTGTTAATACACTATTTGTTGATAAATCATCAAAATTTAAGGATGTTTCATCAAATCCCTTGTAATAATCTTTACTAGTTATTAAATTTTTATCTTTATCTGAACCAAAAAACACAAGCTCACCATTATCTATAGGTTCACTTTCAGGAAATTCAACAATAATATTATCAGATATTATATTTTTTAATTTACATGTTCCATCAACATCCAATAAATAATCAGGGTTATCTTTACCTATCCCAAAATTACCGTGTTTAATATAGTGTTTACAATATATATTAATAGATGTTATATTTATAGTTGTTTGAGTTGACTCATCAATATCAATCGATGTTGGCATTACACTTTCAACTAAACATTCTATTTCAACATTCTGTGCACCACCAACCCTATCCACAGATGTTGGAACCTCAATTGTTGGATATGTTGGTAACGAAACAGGTGTTCCAGATACAAAAACTATCTCTGCAACGTGATAATTTGCAATCGCACTACCATTTAAATATATACCTGAACCTATAGAATATATATTACCATTAGCCGTTGAACCAGTCACAATAAATTCTTGTCCAGTCACTATATAATCAGTAATATTTCCAGTTTCTGGTATTAATATAAACTCTACACCTCCATTTTCTGATAATTCAGTGTTTACCCACAATACAGACGGTAGAGTGTAACCAGCAACAACCTTTTCACCAATTTCTATATCGTGAGATGTTGGTAAACCAGATATAGTGTTATTCAACCATTGAAAACTACCAGATAATGGTGTTTTTGTTTCACCATCTATCTGTAAAGGGTCAATAATAGGTGGTGTCCCACCACTTCCACCGCCAATACCAACAGTTAACGCCCAAGTTCCAGATATTGGACTAAATGAACTAAAATCTAAAGATGCATTATCATTATCTATAAAATTAACACCATCAGGATATATATTATCATTCAAATTATCCCTAATTGCTATATGTATAACATTATATATAGCTCCCAATCCGTGTGGAACTGATAATACACCATTAACAAGGTTACTATTGGTAAAAGTCATATTAAAACCCTCACCTCCAGAAGTACCTCCACCAGTCTCACCAATATATCTATATATGGTAATATTCAAATTACTCCACCCCATAAATGATGGAGTACTAGCAACATCAAATCTAATAATACCATTAGCGTAATCAACTGTAAATTGACCTGCTGACAATGGAATAATTGTTGTATTATTTTTCAATATACAAGCATATCCATTTCCAAATTTTTGTGGGGTTAAAAAATCATATAATCTATCAGACGATGTATCTCCAGGTGTTGTAAATATACCATATCCTTGACCATTTGATGATGGTAGCTCTGTTAATGTATAATCTGTTAATTTTTCTAAAATGGTTGGATTATTAATAACATTATCATCTGCCTCAGATGGGTTATCAGCATTAGGAACAATATCTGTAAAAATATCATCACCAGTAAGCTGGGGTCTCCAACTATATAACTCTTCATAATAATTTTTATCATTATTAGTAGAAGATACACCAAGTCCCTGTTTCCCTACAACATCTAATACTGTATTGTTTGATAATTTAGCCATTTTTTTACTCACATTTGTTGAATTTCACAATTTTATTTAGTTTTTTAATAAAACCAGTTTTATTTTTTATAAATTGACAAATCAGGATTTAAATTAACCTCAAAATCTTTAGCTGATGAATTGGTATCTAAATATTTATCATTGATTTTCCTACGAATAAGGGATTCTCCAGCATTAACATCAGGGGCAAAACTAATAGATGGTGTTCTTAAATCATCGGGTAATGAATTGGTATTATTTAAATTATATAATATAGTATCTAAAACCATTCCATTACTATTTAATATTCTAACACCATCAGTCTCCTTCCCACCATTTTGCATAGATAGATTGTAAGTATAGTCAACATTCATAACGTTACTCCCTCCAATAATAAAATATTCATTTGGTGGAATTATAAATTTAGGAAGCTCACATTGAGGTTTAAAATATACACCTGCAACTTCAATAGTATATCCTGTAATATCAATATCATCATTAGTTGGGTTATACATAACCAACCATTCATTGTTATCATCAATACCATCAGGGTCATAAAATACCTCAACCAATATTATATGCATAATATCGGTATATTCAGCATTTAATTCTAATATTTCTATAGCACTATATGGTAAACTCCCTACACTTGAAAAATCATAATCATAATCTAAATCATTTTTAACATTTTGAATTTTTTCATTTAATTTACCATATAAATTTCTACACCATTGGTTATTTAATAATGCCTTAGGGTTTCCTTTTTGGGTTTCTTCCGTCATAATAGACACTAAATCAGGGGACATCCCCTGTTCCAATTCAAATTTTTGTTTTGATTTATATAATTTTTTAATAATTTCATTCTTTGACAAATTTATACGTGTGTTTGCCATTAACCGTTTTGGGGCATTGATAACTTTTTCACCAAAACGTATATAATCAGGCATTTCAATACCTTGTTCTAAAATTGATGATATTAATGATTCTTTGAAACTTAAAGTTATATTTGAAGCTTCTGTTAATATTGATAATACACCGTCTTTAAATTTACAATAATATATAATATTATCAAAATCATCAACTATTACACTATTTATAAATAATGCATCATCAACATTATCAAACTCCTCAATTAATTCAGAATCATTAATATTATAATCTAACAATTTCATATAATCACCTCTTTAAATTAATTCGTTATTTACTAAAAATATAATTTCTTTAACGTTTTGAAATGTTAATATTTTACCTGTAGAATATCTCTCGTTTATATATATTGATAACAAATAATTGTTATTATCCTGTTTAATGAACGAAAACAACCCGTCCTTACCAAACACACTAGTTTCACTTTTTTGTTGCTCTAGAGCCAATTCTGCTTGTTTTACGAGTATTTTTGCCTCTAATCTATTTAAATATAAAATATCACTATCGTTATTTAAGAAAATTATACCAATTTTATCATTATGTGTTATTATTTTTATTTCCATATATACCCCCTACCAGTTTGAAATCCCAAAACCTGATATTAATAATCCACTTTGTATATTTGAGGCATATGTAACCCTGATGAATATACATCTATCAACACTAGCATCACTCGAATATGTTCCCAATGTGAATTCTAAAGAACCATCTATATTAGGTGAATGTGATGTTGGATTAATTTTACACCCTTCACCATTATCTATCAAATAACAAGTCCAAATTAAACCATTATCGATAGTTGTTCCACCAACAACAGTTCCCCAAACAGGTTCACTTGCACCTGAATTACCATTATCAGTTGTACATTTATATTTATATCCATTTGATGTATTAGGAATAACCCAATCACCTGAATTATAATTGTTGGATGCTACCCAAGTATTATTCACATATTTCACATTATCTTCAAATGTCCCCATATTATAATCATTATTTAATAGCAACCAATCTGTTTTACTAGGAACTTTTATTTCTATTTTAACATTTCCAGAGGATATATCTGTATCACTAAGCCCAGGGACTTGTAATATACCATTAGAATTATCAATTGTTCCAATAAACACTCTTACATATTTATAATCATTACCTGATGCTAGTGATGTATAATTTAAACTGACTGGCATTCTATTAATAGAATAATCAAAACTAGGAAATGCTAAACATCTAGGTTGTGTGTTGTTTTCATCATATACTTGTAATTCATCATTTAATACCAATAACGAATCTGTTGAATCCCAATTACCTGTTTTTGATGTCGGTACAATATTAAAATTTGAGGTTATTGGAAATCTATAATTTTCATCGACAAATCTTTCAGTTGTATTATTTGATAAATCTGGAATACTCATTATACTTATACCGTGACTAGGAGTATTAACCGTTGTATATGACCCATATGGGTCTCTAGGTGTAGCAGTCAAAATTAAATCGTCAATTTCCGTACCACTAACCACTGTAATATGATAATCAGTAATATTCATTGTTTCTAATAAAGCAGGAGGAGTTGATACATTTGTAACACAAGTATCGGTATATGAAATATATTGATTAGATATATTTGGAAAGTTTGACAATACAACTGGTGCGTTAGATTGATGATATACGTTATCAAACGCTCGCATAACATCTAAATCAATATCAATAACCGTTCCTGTGTTATAATAAGATATACCAGATATATGTTTAATAACTGGGGTGCCAACATCTAAATCAAAATTGTTAATACTCGGATTAGCCCCAACATCTGTATCATAAAATATCTTAAAAATGTTAGTAGAATTCCCATTATGTTCAGCGTGAATAGTGTTATACCCTTGTCTTAATGCTGATGGTGTAATATTTATTGTGAATGCACCCGCCTGATAAGTATCAATTGACATATTATTAAACCAATTAACAGAATCTATTTGTAAATCACCCCCAGTAAAAGCTATATTTCCGTTAATAGGTGTGTCACCGGTCCCTTGATTATCATAATCGGATATGTTTTGGCTACCATTCCTATTTAATTCATTAAAATTAGCTAAAAGGTCTAAATCAGCAACAACAGTCCCATTAATATATATTGTTAAATTATCAATACTAGCATTATTGAATTCTGCACACGAAAGGGTAAATGTTGCATCTGTAGTTAAATAATCATGTGAGTCACCAGCAACACCCTCATAATTAATATTGTTTTGTGATTCACGACCAGTATATAATACAGTTCCATTTAATATTAAATCACCACCTAATGGTACTGGAGGTGGTGGAGGGTTTATATATGCGGTGTTACCTATAATCATAACCCTTTCTCCCCCAACACCAACATCTCCATTGAAAGATATAGTATCTATATTAGACCCTGTTGGAATGTTATCATTTTCTTTAACTACTAATGTTGTTGATGCTCCACCACCTCCACCAGTAGCACCAATATAATGGAATACTTTAATATATAATCCGTTTGTATCATATATTCCTTGAAAAGTAGATGCTACATCCGAAGATACAAATAGAATACCACTAGAATAACTAAACGACCAGCTCGGTTCCCCTCCCAATCCAGCAAGATATGATGTGTATAATTCGGTTCCTCCTGAATCAGGGTCTCCGTCATATAGTCTAACACCATATCCATACGATGGTGAGCCAGAATATCTAATTAAAGCAGGACTAATGAAATTATCATATAAATTTGTAAAATCATTATACGTAACTGTAGATATATATGCACTATAGTTACTGGTTAAATCTACAGTTAGTCTAATTTTAATCTCTTCGATTAACGTTGGATTATTAATTACATTAGTTTGTGCCTGTGCTAAAGAACTTGCCCCTGGTATTAAAGATATATCTGTAAGTATATTTTTAGGATTAACTAAGGGTAAATTACCAAATAACTCATTATACCAAAATTTATCATCTGTAGTACTAGTTATTTGTAATGCTAATTTCTCAGCAATAGCTAATTTCTCATTTTGTGAAAAAGGCATGATATTATTATCCTATTATTTAACATTAATATTATTATTTAGTTTTTTGATAAGATGGGATTATTTTTCTTTTGAAACTATAGATTTTCTATATTGATTAAAATTATTAATAGCCCAATAAGCAACTTCCTCTATTGTGTCAGCCTCAAAAATAATATTTCCATCTTTTAAACTAGCAATCCCATAACCATAATTTATTTTTTCAATATAAATAATATTTCTAGCAAATTCACCCCAAAAAATCACTTGCGGTTCTTCATCAGAATAATGATAAGTCAACACACCAGATGAAATGAATAAAATAGCCTCTTTTCCATATTTATAACCGTCACGGTTATTACTATATTTATTAGAATCATCTACGAGATATGCAAAATTATAACCTCCCCATTTTTTATCATATTCAGATTGTTGAGTGGTCAATCCTAATTTACTCATCTCGGATATTCCATATTTAAAACCATCTTTAGAAATAGAATATGCATTATCTGAAAAATGTAACAACCATTGTGGTTTTAGAATCTTTGGGTTGTCATCAAAAAACACCCAAGATGGTATGTCAGCATTTGGAATATCCTCGTTATTCTCAATTTTTGAATAAATCCATTTTGAAAAATCATCTTTAACATCATCATCTAAATCATCAACATCTAAATCATTGACATCTAAATCATCAATATCTAAACCAACATCGTCTATAAAATCTTGTAACATATACTCAAAATCATAAATTAAATATTTAATATGTTCATCTTTAGATAATGATAGATACCTTTTCAGGGTTAATTCTTCATTATTTGTTTCTAATAAGAAATCTTTAAATTTTATCATATTAACCCTCATTATCAAATATAGATTTCAATAAGAAATATATTTTTCTAATATCTTTCTTTTTAATAGTTTTTATAACCAAAGATGAGTCATTAATAGCCATAGATACTGTAAAATCACCATTTTTTAACTCTTTTAATTCTATATCCTTAGTAAACACCTTCATACAATATCTCCTTTAATCATATTCTATTCTTAATAAATCAATTCTTTGTCCAGCAGTAAATGTTATTTTTAAATATAATGTTCCATTAGTAATATTTATAGCATTATTTGTCCCAAATGTATTATGTATCTCATTAGCAGTATTAACACCAATTTGACCCCCACCATTAGATGGAGAACCATTATTCCAAGTCCCACTATTATAAGGTAATTCAGCATTTATCCAATCAGTCCCCCCACTAGGAGTTCCATCATATGCTTTTCCAAGTTTCCATTCTATTGAATTCCAAGTTCCATTTATATATAATGTGAATCCTGAACTAGCTGAACCATCGTGGTTAAATTCTCTATATAATTCAACTATAACATCTTGTGATGAATAATCTGGTTGTATTGTTTGAGATGCATTTAATGAACTGGTGTCATTTGGTAAATATGTTGTAAAATCTGTAATATTATGCTCACACCCACCATTAATATAACAAGCCTCATTACTTAACAGAAATGATGTTGAATCCCACGATTTAGCGTTAGGTGAGTTGAAATCAGCGGTACTATGACATCTCCAATTTTCATCATAAAAATACTCAATCAATCTCGTTGATGCGTTGGTATGTGTTTCAACTAATATTGAACTATTAGGAGACCTTTCCCAATCTCCTGACACCCAATCTATAGGTCTAGCAGATACATTTGCTGTTGTTGAAATTGTTGTAATATTAGGTATGCTAACAGTCCACACTGTATTCTCATAAGAGTCATTGTCATCATCCCAATCAAAAGTCCAATCTGTAATATCACCATCACTACCTGATAAATTTAAATCAGGTAAAGCATATTCTATTCCATTAATATTTACTTGAATATTTGGATACGAGTCTCCATTTAAATAATCAATATCATTAATATTAATAGTAAATTGACTCCCCAGTGTATAATATTCTAGTCCAGAAATATGAGTAGTTACTACATTATTAGGTGTTTCGGATATTGATACCCCATTAATATCAGCATCTAATGATTCTACATCATAAAAAATATTAGATTGATTTTTAGTATATGTTCCATCTGCACCATCGTTGTGTGTAATATTAATACTAAAACGACCACTATCATTAATAATATTATCAATGTTAATATATACTCTTATTCTAGCTGAAAATTTATCAGAATCAGCCGTAAACCCAGTTATTAATATTCTAATATTATTAGAAGTATCATCAATATTACCTGTTATTGTTACAATATTATTTGATAATATTGTTGTTCCATCAGCACCAATAACATTTACATTTAAGGTTGTTGTGGAATTATTTAATATAGAACAATTATTACCGGTATCAAATACTAAATTATCAGTTCTAGTTGTTGGATGTATAGTATTTGGTGACCAATCCCCTATATCAAATGTGCCAGGGTTTGAAACATATCTGTTAGATGTTGATACATTGGATACATTACAATTATTCGTTCCATCGGATGTATTAAAATGAGATAAATAGTCAATTACAGGTGGTGTGATTGTATCACCGCAATATATATGTGTTTGCCATCCCATGTAAAAACCCTCTATATTTATTTCTATTTTTATTTATTATTTTGTTGAATTAAAAATAAATGCCCCAATAAAAGGGGCATTTATAGTTGACATAGATTATAACCTATGCAATATCTCCAAATTTAACCCATTCACCGTTTAACCACATAATAAACGCTGGAGAATTATCTGCAAATACTTGTCCTGTAGATGATTTAAATAAAGAAATAGCCTCTGCTGGTGTGTCAATACTATCAATATTACCAGAAATTGGTCTATCGAGTGTCATAACAGTTTCAGTTAAAGATATAATAACCCGCTCATATGCAGTAAAATCTTTAAAAAATATAACCTTATCACCCTCTTGAAGTGTTAAATCGGTAATAAATCCTGTTCCACTTCCAACATTAGCTTTAACAACTTTATAATCAGTGTTAACATATGTGCTATGAATAGCATAAGTTACTGTCTCAGTTTCAACTGTTCCTGTTTTAACTTCAACATTGAATCCACCATCTTTAACAAGATATATTGGAGTAGAAGAAGCAATAGTAACATCTGAATTGAGTGCTGATTCTAAAACCATTACTGTATCACTAGCAATTGACTTTATAGCTCTTTTTTCTCCATTAATTTCAACAACATCACCAACCATAAATTCAGTAGTAAATAAAGTTCCAACACCTGTGATTTCACCATATTTAGGTGCTCTTTTTTCTTTATGTGATGGTTCAACATAAGCACCAACAACAGCATTGTCATTAGACTTAATAACATTAAAAGTAGTAGCAGTTGTTACAGCTGTGTTGTCAACTGAAAGTGGGTAATTGATTGTGAATTCTGTGGCAGATGTAATTGATTTGATATATCTAACATCACCATCAATAATAACCTGTGAACCAACAAAAATAGCATCTGTTGTTAAATCAGTAGCAACACCCAAAGAGCCATCTATAACACAATAGTCAGCGTGTAATGGGTCAAAATGATTAACACTATCCTTAACAACAACATCTCCTGTTGCTAAAACTGGAGATACTAATGCTCCAGATTCAGGGTCGCTAGTGTCTGCTGAAAGTTCTAATTTGTAAACGTGTCCATCAACTCTGTTCTCAAATTTTGGAAAATCTTCTGGTCCTTCGATTGTACCTCTTAGATACATTTCTTTGAATAATCTTGTAGCCATGATACCCTCCTATAAAGGTATTAAATAATAAAAATACACTCATAATAAAAAATACTCATAATAAAAATAAGCTATGTAATATATTTATAATTTAGAATTAAAAGAAGTTGGTTTGTCTATTTATTGATATTATAGTTGTATCTGAATCTAATATTTTGAAATAATTAGAATTACTTAAAGATGTATTCCAGACATTCTCAATAGTTATAGTATTAGTAGTATTAGATATGATTTTTTGAGCTTCCCCTTTTTTAACACCATCTGTAATCACAACATAACAATCAATTAATGAATCTACAACCCAATTAGCAGTGGAACACCCAATAATATTATTAAAAACGTTTTTTGATAGGTTAATATCTACCAAATAACCTGTTGTTGTATTTTCTATGGAACTATCCACCGTTTGATTCATAGTATATTCTAAAATTTGAGTTTTACCAATATCATCAATTCTAAAAATTACAGGCATAGCATCTATTATTCTATATCCATCATCGACTTCTGGTCCAGTTCCAATAGCACCAAAATCAGGTCTGACCCTGATATAATTATCAGTGGTGTTTTGAAGCATATAACATTGACCTTTGGCTACTCCGCTAGTTACAACTAATAATTTACCAGCATATCTATTAACACTTCTGCTACCCCAAATTCCAGTACCTCTAAACCCAGAACCACGGCTCGAAACATTACTTTCAAATGATGTAAAATGACCAACGATTGCACCAGAAGTATGTCTCGAAATCATGTTTGCCTGTGATGTGTTTATTGATTCACCTCCAGATTCAAAATTACCCGAAAAATCTTTAATATACATATTAGTCGAATTTACAATCCTACTCACAATACCAGTATCCGATGATGTATCCCCTGTTATTGAATCACCTACTGAAAAAGTGCTGGTGTCATCCATTATCATTAATAAGTCATTATATCTCCACTCATAGTTATTTGTGATAGATTCAGGTACATCAGGTCTACCGTCATTTCCATCTTTTTGCTCTAATGTAAAAACAATACCTTTTAAATCTGATGACCTCCATATATCAATACCATCCATCTCAATAGGGTCTTGATATATATTATCAATTTCAGCACTAGTCAAAGATGTTGCTGAAATTACATCAGACGTTGTGAAAACACCTGATACTAGGGTTATCACTATATTATCAGAATCTACCGATAATATAGTTCCTACAGCCCCAGATGGCACACCTGTAACATCCTCACCAACAACAAAACTACCAGTAACATTTGAACACTCTAATTTACGCTCTAAAATATTACCTTTTTCATAATTATCACGTCTAGAGTTTTTAACTTTTTGAGCATTATTACCTGTAAAATCCCAATTATCGGTATTAGGGTCTAATCTTAATATTCTATTATCACAATAATAATCTTTAACCAATAACTCCTCTCCAGCATATTGAATCAATTCATTAGTACTATCTTTATCATAAATAACCATATTGGGGTAATCACTAGTATATTGGGAAATAGCACCCCCATTTTCATTATAATAAGTTTCCCAATGGAGATGTCCTGGATACGCACGTATAGTATTTAATTCGGTGTGAAATATTTTAGATAATCCAGCTGTATAATATGAATTTGTTCCTCCAGTATTATTAACAGGTTGAAAATCCCATATATCTTTTTGAATCGGTAAAGATATAGCTCGAAGTAAATCACCAGAATCAACAGAAGAAAATGAGGATGAGCCTGAAAAAACTCTATATTCCATATAACCATTTGGTACAACACTTGACAGTTGTGAAAGAATTTCATTTCTATATGGTATTTGGTTTATTTTAATAGATGAATGTTTATCATGTAAAGCATCAACAATTCTAATTTTACAACCGTTATAAAATCCCCTAGTTTGCCCATACGGATACGGACTTGAACTCAACCTGGCTCTAGCTGTTATTTCTGAACCATCTTTAGAATCAAATCTACCCTCCAAATCTTCTACTCTATTGAAACTAATAGCCCCCTTAAAATGAGTAGCATAAAAATCAGGAACGAAAATATGAGGACTAAATGGTGACCTATCATCAACAATACTTCCACTATCCATAGTTCCAATATAATCATTCAAATACCAACCAATACTAAATAAATTTCTAGTAATAGAACTATATAATCCATTTTCTTTTGGACTTTTTCTAGCAACTGGAAAATAGTTAATATTTGGTAACTCATTTAAAGATATATTAAAAGTTACACTGATTATACCTGTAGTATAATCAATAGAACTACTATCAATATGTCCGTTCACATTATTAAAACCACCAACCCCATCATCGATTTCTGAATATTCATCACCACCAAATACATAATGTATACCAACCATATTAGTAGTTACAGGAACGAAAGGTAGAACAACATTGTAAGAAGGATTCATAAATAACATTTCAATATCCATTGATTTATACCCAACAGCCCACTTTTTCAAGTCTGAACCAGGAGCTGGGGAATATGATGGAGCTATTCCATGAGAATCTTCATCATAATTACCTAATGGATAATCCCCAATATATGTGTATAGCAAAGGAATCTCTCTATTTCTATATAACTCTGAAATATTAGACCAGTCATCGCTTAAAACCTCTCTAAATCCACCAATAGATTCGAGGTCCGTTCCAACACTCCTATCAACCCCAAAATATGGTGTTGTGTAAAAATTATAAAAATATCTAGCACCTTTAGTATACCAATAATTATTAATACGCCACGATTGAGAGTTATCAACAACCATAGCCTCATACGCTAAAACCGCACCTATACTTTCATTAGCAACAAATTGGGTACCTACACCATTATTTTCAAATTCGAGCATTAATCCATCATCGTGTACACCACTGGTTTCATTAATAATAATAGAGTGTTTTCCACCAGCAACCCTTGATGCAGATAAAACAAATGACCCAATAGTACCACTACCACCAACAACACTTGTTAATATATCATGAGACCCAGATACATAATAATCAATACCACCTTCTATAGCTGTTAAAATTATACTACTCGAATTTTCAGTTGCAATTAACCTATCAGAAATAACCCCAGACCTAATACCTGTATGGATATCCTCCATTAATAATTGAATAACATCAGATATGTTATTATGTGTTGTTCCAGATGTATAATTTACACCCCATATATTAATTTCATAATCCGTATTTGTATCATATCCTGTTATTTCAACTGAACCTTCCTGTTTACCCATTATTCTACCAATACAAGTATAATCATTGCCAGCTGAACCATTCCATAACCAAGGTTGCCATCGTTTATTGTCATTATCCCACCCGTAATAAACAGGTGATACTATAATTGCATAATCTCTATTCCTGGAATCGTTAGAATTCCCACTTTCTCGTTTTAATGCTAGTGGAACACCTACATTATCAACATATCTAGTATGTGATGAACCAAATGCATAATTTATACGATTTATTGCTAGATTGTTAGATGAATTATCATCAGCCCTCCACGGAACAAAAACATTAGTTGCACTATTATAGAAATATGTTATTAATTCGTTAGAGGAACCATTCAATTTTACAAAAGTATTTGTATTATATTCAGAACTCTTGATTATTAACATCAACCCTCCGCTAACATTGAAGAGATGACCTATATTGCTACCAGTACTCCATTTAATAGGAACATGATAGTTATTTAGTTGAGTAGCAGTATTTGATGTAACATCTATAGTTATACGATATACATCCATATATGTGTGTCCGTTATATCCAGTACAAAAACATTCATTACCAATCCAATTAACCCCATTTCGATAAGTATTTTGAAATACATATCCAGATATTCCAGAATTGGTTAGTGTGACTTTACTAACGGAAGGGATAGATGTATCATAGTAAGAAAAAATCCCAGTTTCTTTAACGACTAATTTATCACCTATAAAATGAGCTTTCCTTGCGGCATTTTGAGTTCTTGTAGTGTTATCACTATAAGTGTCATCATAATCAACTAATTGATGTCCATGTGGTAAACAAGAATCCCCTGATATTTGTGTGATAATATTCGTGGAGCTATCAAATTTAAAAATATATTGAGAATCAGATGGGGAAATTATTAATGAAAAATAAGCATTTCCGTCTTTTTCTTCACATATACCTTTATATCCAACATCCCCTGTTGAATTAGTTTTTACCGTGTAAGTTGCGGGATAATCAACCCTTATTATTGGCTCTAATGTGTTTTTGTCTATTTTAACTATACTACCAGTAAAAAATAATATATAATAATCACCCATTTCATATGCATCCACAAAAATACCGGTTGGTGAGCCTAATTCAGTAATATCATAATCAATAATATGTGTCAAATATGGCATAGTTACAAAATTCAATCTAAAGTTAGAATTATTAACATTTAAATTTGTATGAACTTCTATTTTATGTTTATTATTAAGTATGACTTGTATTCTATCTGTAACATCTCCACCTGTATTAAAACGCATTTGGAACATTCTTAAATGCATACCATCATTATGATGTGATTTCATTATACTGTATGATGCAGATGTTTCATCTCCACCTGTAGAAATTTTAACTTTCATTCCATATTCATACAATCCACTGTTTTTATCAATATTCCAACCTGAATCAGTCTCGGATAAAATAACTTTACCCTCGCTTGACCCTTGATTATTAGAATCATAGAAATATTCACTATCGTGATTGGGAGTTTTAACCTCAAATCTACCAAATGATTTATAACCATTACTCATAGCTTTAGTTGTTGATAATTCTGGAACATACATTGACCGAACTATTCCTGAATAATTAGAAGTATGTGATACATTTTCATAAGCCCGAACTCTAAATGGATAACCACGGTAAACAGAATTATCACTCATTTCCTGAGTACCACTACTAAATCGTCTATAATAACCCATATAATCATCTAGGGAATACAGATTACTAGCATCTACGTGTGTTGCATATATCCTGCTATGTCTAAAAAATGCCGAACCATTTAAATAAGTAGAACATCTATACGCTTTTTGTTTAATTAACCCCATTATTTCCTCCTTAAATTCCACCAAAACTATAATATATTGTATATGTCCATATCAACGAATCAGATGATGTTATGGCTAATTTCGATGGGAATCTAATAATAGACCAAATTTTATTATCATTATACGAGGAATTAATATTTTTATTGGAAGTTGTATCTTTACAAAATGAACTGGAATTAAAAGATGACATCAAAGTTATACCATCATATTCACCAGCAACAATAGAACTAGGTCCAGCTGTACCACTCAAAGTAATGGTGGTATGACCTGAGGATACATATTTACCATCTTCTATTATACATAACGAACCCATACTAGCAAAATTCAACCCATACACCCATTTGTCACTATCACTAGATGCAAATGGTCTTTGAACATCCCCACCATCAAATAATGCAACCGATAGAAGGTCATGTTTATTAAGAAAAAAATCCCAATCTGCGTGTTTTGACCAAGTATTATGTCTATCAACCTCTTGTTTAATATCACCATCATCACCAATAACAGAAAGGCTGACAACACCTTTAGCAGTTATCATTTTACCAGTATTATTTATCATCAATATCTCCTATCATACAAAATAACAATTATTACGACCAACATCATAATCACCAACGCTATATTTAGCATCATTGATTGTATAGTCTTTAAAATCTCTCTTGATATGGCTATAACTAGCAGTTATATATCCATTATTACGACCAATATCATAATCACCAACGCTATATTTAGCATCATTGATTGTATAATCTTTAAAATCTCTCTTGATATGGCTATAACTAGCAGTTATATATCCATTATTACGACTAGCATTATAATCACCTACACTATATTTAGTATAATCTAAAACATTATTTAAATCTTGAGACACAGGGACATATATTGTAATAATTCCAGTTTCCTCACCTATACTACTAAACCATTTTATACCATATATACGTCTTTTCATATTCTTATATATATACATATCTATTTTATACTGTTTTTTTTCACCCCACAACTGGGTCCAAGAATCACCTGTTCGAACGTACATCATACCATATATCGTATCACCATTAAAAGGACTGTTATTAAAACTATTTATTCTAATAATTAAATCAACGGAGTCGTGTAATAATCTAGTATATATATAATCAGCACTAACACTAAAACCATAATTTGTAAAATAAGTTGATGAATATTCATCCACGTGTCTCTCACCAACCGAATAAGCACTTGCATCAAAATCATGTTTTTGTTTAGGGGATGATAAATAATCATCTTGTTTTTCAGATTCACTCAAAGTTGTAATATCAACATTTTTATCCCAAGTTTTTTTAAAAACTTTACCATCTCTGACAAAAAATAAATATAAATTTGGGGTATTATACATTAAAATAGGATTATCACCCTGACAAATACGATAATTAGTTGTCTCCAAAGTACCTGATATTTTTCTCCTAGTGTAAATATCATCACCAACTACAAATACGTACCATACATCCCCATCAACATTAACACTATAAGCATTACGTATTTCTTCGGTGCCTGGTTCACCACCAGCTGTTATTGTTATTAATTCTTCGGTTTTTTTCATAATAACACTATATCCTTATGATGATATATGGGCATTAACCCCTCCAATCATAGTTATATTAACATTAGCAGACCATCTATAAGTCTCCATATTATGTGGTGCTGAAACAAATATCTGTAATTGATGCATAGCTGTCATTCTAACATCAAATTCACTTGTAGTCCCAGAAATAGAAGTTGCAACTAATCCATTACTACCACCATCGCTATTGTTTATAGGTGCAGTATATCCACTGGCAATCATATGTGTAGAAACTGGAAGTATACTAGACCCTGGTGTCGTTGTTTGCCCAACAGCATATATTTCAACAATAAACGCAACATTGTCAGGTATATATATATAATCCAATCCATTTATTTCCATAGGTTGCTCGGTCATATTATTTGTTATTTTAGACATAACGATATTGACATTTTGAGACAATCCATACTCACCAGTAATAGTTTCTAGTTGATTACTTAATGTTATAGAATTATTACTAGTAATAAGTCCATAACTACCAACAATTAAACTTGAATTAAAATCGTTACATTTATTATTAAACCCACTAATAATGTTATAATCAGAATTATCAATATCGTGACCATACCCACTAATACTATTATTACTAGAATTATTAATACTGTGAATATCTCCACTTATACTGTTAGAATCGGAATCATCAATATCGTTACCATACCCACTAATACTATTATGAGAGGAATCATCAATATCGTGACCATACCCACTAATACTATTATGAGAGGAATCATCAATATCGTGAGTATCACCACTTATACTGTTATTATAGGAATCATCAATATCGTGACCATACCCACTAATACTATTATGAGAGGAATCATCAATAGTGTGACTATACCCAATAATACTGTTATCAGTAGAATTATTAATTATGTGACTAACCCCACTAATAATGTTATAATTGGAACCATTAACGTTGTTATCCTTCCCACTAATACTGTTATCAATAGAATTATTAATTATGTGACCATCCCCACTAATACTGTTATTATTGGAACCATCAATATTGTGACCATTCCCACTAATACCGTTACGATGAGTATCATCAGTATTATGATTAGACCCACTAATACTGTTACCAATAGAACCAACAACATCGTGACCATCACCACTAACAATGTTATAATCAGAATCATCAACGTTGTTATCCTCCCCATTAATAATATTATAACTAGAGGTATTGACTATATTTCCATGACCTATAACATTATTATACCTAGCTAAATTAAACCCATCCAAACCTATAATATTATTACTTATTCCAGTAATATTATTATAAGCAGAACACTGTAGGTTAATATTGAAACCAGTAATATTACTATAATTAGAATCTTCAAGATGGATACTACCTCCAATTATAATATTAAAAGCTGATGTATCCACATTATGAGTAGTTCCAACAATGCTATTATAACTGGAGTCTGTAACATCACAACGCTCACCCCACACGGAGTTATAATTAGAACTCGAATGTACACTTGATTCGTCCCCACCGACAAAATTAAAATCACCGGAAGATAAGCAATTTCTACCTGCAACGAAGCTATAATCACCTCTATCATCCCACTGGGTTGAAATTGCTCTCCCAACTCTAAAAGAACCGTTTGTTTTATCATAAAACATTCGATTATAACACGATGGATTCGCAACATTATCCATTTGATATGAGCCAACTATAAAAGATTTTTCAACATGTGAGGTAGAAGTAAATATTGTATTAGAATCCGTCATAAACAACTCACCATTAGCAATTAATGATAATACTTGATTATACTCTAACATAGATAAATGAATAGATTCTATAAACTTTAAAGGTCGCTCAATATTAATGGTCATTGTAGGTGTTGTTAAATCATAAGTCCATTCATCCACCTTATTTTCATCATTTAACAATTGTATAGTAGTGTCATCTATAACCTGAAATAGACCAGTGTATGTTTTACAACTCACATTAGTATTTAAAATAACAACATTCGAACTTAAAATATTAAAAACACTAATAATAAAATCATCGCTTGACACCTCAGAATATCCAATATATATATTTCCATTATATACATCAAAATCAGGATAATTATAAATAATATAACCTGATGGTATTGGTAAATTATAAGTATTGACTAAACCTGATGATAGCATATCATATTCTTCAACTATATATCTATCATTAGCAATGCTATCATCATATCCAAGATACATAATCCCGTCATCACATTTTAGACCAAAAGCATTATTGGATATAGATGTAACAATATCCGTATAATTTTGAGTTGTTAAATTATAATTTCGAATTAAAGACTCTGTTCCGTTTGTTTTTAATATGAATAATGAATCATCATATAAGAACATATCTTTAACAAAATCTCCCAAATTAAAAATTTGAATATTCATAATGTGTTTATTACTCAACTCATCATACACTCTAATAATTGGTGTAGTATCAGAGTTACTAGTATCACTAGTAACAAAAACATAGCCGTCTTTAGCATATATATTATGAATAGTCGAACCTATGAAGTAATCAAAATCATATGTATTATTATGGCTATTCAATTGATTTATAAATCCAATATATGGAGGGTCAATTGTCATATTATTTATTATTAAGTGAGTTCCACCATTAATATCTCTACTAGCGGTGTAAATATATTCACCGTTAACATAAAATGGATTATCAAATGTACCCAGTGCATATGATGTAAATGTAATGCTACCTTGCATACTATGACTAATATCGTGATTAGCTTCTAATCTCAATGGTTGTTCAGCATTAATAGTTATATCTGCTCTTCCGTTTATATTATTATCAGTAATAACCAATGAAACATTATCTCCAGTGATAAAATTAAGAGAATCCTTTTGTGATGAGCTAATACCATCTAATTGGACATCGATAATATTACTAACAGGAACAGCTGTATCCGAATCGATTCTAATTATGTTAATTCTACCATCAAACTCTTGACCTGGATTCATATGTATTGAAATATTATTATTATCTATTTTTAATACTTTTAATGGATTAACTCTAAATATATCAGCCGAATTAGATTCGTTCCATATTTCTACTATAATATTGGATGAATTTAAATTATGTATAAAATCTATTTTAATAATACCTGAATCAGATATCCAACTTGCAACCTCAAAATTTTTAGTATTATAAAAGAAACCAAAAGGGGATACCTCATTCTCATAATCCATTAAAATCTGATTTTCAATTATGATGAATGCACCATCACCACTATTATAAAAATATTTACCAACATAATAACCCTTAGTATAATCAGAACTCAACTCGTGATTTACAGTATCATAAAAAATACTACAAGATGTTGAATTAAATGGTGGTATAGAACTATTTAATTTATAAGCACCCTCCATCAACACTCTATAAAAAGGACGACCAGCAGAATATACAACATCTCCAGAATCATCAATAACATCCACAACTATACCTATTGTAGAATTATATCCGACCACACTGTAAGCATCATTTAACGAATTTAAACCATATATAAACCCAGACACTATTTTATTATTAATAGAATCGACCACGACAAGGTCACCAACAACATAAGATTGTGAATTATTAGACCCAATAACACTAAAACAACCCTCATTTTGAGCTAATGATTGTATTGAATCCTCTACCTTTCTTGCCCAACCATCAACATCATTTACTTCAATTGTTTCACCTGGAAATGGTGTCGAAATAGATTCTTTAAGTGATTCACATTGAATGGCTAGCACATATTTTCTATTAACACCATTTATAGTCTCTTCTATTTCTATTTTATAAGTCCCTGATAAATTTAACACTAATATCTCATTGGTATTAACACTATTACTAGAGTGGCTTATACCCCAATTTTCAACATAATTTGCATCATTATTACTAATGGGAGCTTTTAATATTTTCCATTGAACAGTATCACTAGGAACATCAGGTATATGTTTAAAATTTAATATTTCCATCTGTGTTCGTTTTAAAAATTGAGATGGTTGGTCGATAATTATTGTATTATTTATTGTAATAGACATATTGAAAACCTCATTATAGATTTTATTAATTATAATCTTATTTATTATTTATATTAAAGCAATAATCACTTCTTGTTATTTTTCTCTATTTCAGAGTTTTCATATTCAATTTGTTCATTATATAATTGATAAAAAATATCCTTTTCAAATGGATATAATTTCATAACGCTTTCAATAGACCATTTGGTGAAATATACAAAATAAAAAAATTCTCGATATAATGAATGGATATCATTCCCGAATATTAAAAAATTAAATAAAAAAAATCATCAATACCAATGGTGTTCTTCTCACCGCAGTGCGTACACTGAACATTATCTTTATATATTAATTCAGGAGTTTCAGATAAAAATGTGGTAAATTCACTATAATACTTATGAGGAATATTACTTAATAACATTTTCAATTCCTCAGTTGTAAATTCAGTTGACATTTCATCACCAAAAGAAATACTCTCAATACAATCTATTAAAATATTTTCAATATCTCCGGTATTATTTGAATTTTTTAAATATTTTTCACTAACATCAATATATCTCATAGTATTCATAGTGATAGTTAAATCGTGTTGTAATTTATCACTAGTTATTTTAATATTTTTTTTGAAATTATTATTATTAATATCTATTTTTGTCAAATTTAAAGAATGTTCAAATTCTTTTTCACATTTTGTACAAGTAACGATTATTGGAATTTCTCCATCGTCACTATTTTTCTTCAATTGAGCTAATAGATATTGAACATCAACCAATGTTAACTGGGATATTTGATTCTCTGTTAATGAATAATATTTATCTTTGACTATATTAAACAATGTATCTAATATTATTTTTTTATCATCTATTGTTTGTAGTTGTGTAAGTTTAAACTCATCTTTTACCGTATAAGGTCTACCATTTATAACTTCACCTGTTGAAGGTATAATCGTAGAAAAATTAAAATCATTCAATGAATCACTAATACTCTTTAAATCTATCATAATATTACTCCATATTATATTAACACATATCTATTTATTACTATTCATTTTTAAAAAATTTATTTTTGTTCAAAATGAGTATATTTGAATTTAACATCAAATGTTGTTAATTCATTCTCACTATCATAACTCAGATTATTATAAAACACACCCACAGGATAAAGGTCATAAAACCTAAAAGTTTTTATTGGGTTTATATATATATAATCATCTTCCAAATTACTTTCATTATTTTTACTAAGTATACCAGCATTAGAATATCGTTCATCATCTTTTAAAAAACTATAATTATCCCAATTTATAGGGAACTCGAAAAGATTTTCATACTTTTTATCAAGTATATTTTCATTATTTTTTAAATAATCAAGTATAGCACTAACGGAGTTATCTATAAAATCAGTAGTTAAAAATCTATCACCAACCACGGCTGATGCACCTTGTTTAAGCAAGCCAGAATCTGTTTTCAATATTGACTCGTTACCTCCAGCAACCCAATCAGGATTAACCGGACTATCTGGTTTTATACTCCACAATAACACTTTCGCTAAATCATATAAAGAATATGCAGTCGATAAAAACCCCATTACAGACAATATCTCATCTATTGGTGTATCGAACCCAAAAAATTTAGGTTCAGCATCATCTTGTGCTTGTTTTATTGCTTTACTAATAGCTTTACCACTACATTTTTTCAAATTTTCTTTGTCTAATAGAGATGCTAAATTAAGTTTTGAATTTCCATTATTAGAATATTTATCTTGTATAGATTTAAAATGATTATAAAAGTTAGCATATAAATGATAAGATGCCTTTTCTAATTTCACACCGAATGGTGATGATGTTGTTGTTCCACCTGATGATATATTATCACGCAATCCTTTTAGATGCTCTTGACCAAACAATTTACCAATATCTTCTTTAGGAATACCTTCTTTTATTTTACTAAAATCATTAAAAAAATCTTCATACAATTTCTTACCTGCTATGGATAACCCATCTTTATATTTTTCAATGTTTTCAGATTCACCTTTTGAGAAATTGGAAACTACGTCAGATGTTAATGCTACAGCATTTATCATATTATTAATAGGTGTAGCTATATCCCCAATAATACCAATAACACCAGTTTTAGTCTTTCTTCTTTTTTGTAAATCATTAAGATATCCTGCAAGATATATATTATCCCCATATTCATCTTCTAACCATTCTTTATAATAATTTTTTTTCTTTTTAACATCTAATTGACTCATTCTATTATCTTCTGTTATCTTATTATCTAAAATTAAATGGTCAATATCGGTAATCTCTAACCTTCTACTGAATTGTAAAATATCCAATTCAGGTATAACATAGCTATCAAAATAATTACTAACAGTCGAATATGTTTTATATAATTCATCCCCAGGATTATAAAAAATATTATCCATCCAGGTCTTAAATAGTTCACTAATAGACACCCACTCTGATATACCATCTTTATTTTGAACATACATATCATAAAACGTTATAGTTAATTCACTAAAATTCTGATTAGTTGCAAAATTCCAGTCCCTATTTAAAATTTTAACAGTTTTAACATCAATACTCTCATCGAATCCCGTAACATTTTTTGTTAAAAATGGTATTCGTTCCTCTATATATTTTATAGTTTCAGTATTATATTTCTGATTAATAGAATCATCCTTTACAGGATTAACTGCGGTTGGAGTTGATGGTGATTCATTAATTGACCTTGAGGAATCATTTATATCTTTAGTACTATTAAAAAATATATTACCAGGGAACCTAAAATGAACCTCATAATCATTATTTAAAGGTACTCTAGATATAGCCTTTTTTAACTCTGTTATCATATCAGAGTACATATGTCCTAATCGAATGACTTTTAATTTACTCTTTGAGTCATTTAATTGTCCTTTGTATCCACTCATATCACCACCTTAACATTTTTATTTTTGCAATTTTTCCATAATGAGTATTTTCATTAATTATATTTATCAATTTAGAAATATCAATACCATTTTTAATATAATCATTAACATCTTTTCCTTTATTTCTAATTCTTTCAGGTAACAAACAAACCCCTAATTTAACACCATTAACCATAATACTCTCATTAACAACTTCTACTACCTTTTTCCTTATTTCTTTATTATAAGGCTCATTATCAAAAATAATTACAATATCCTCGACTCCAATATGTTTTAATTTGTTTAATGTTGATTTGAACGAGCTTCCATTTAGTGATACAGCATTTGGTAGAAATAAACTATCAATAAACCCCTCTGTAACGTACACACGTTCGCTCAGTTGAATGTTTTCAAGATTTCCAACCATTACATCATCTGTTATCTTTATAGTCAAATATCTAATTTTTGCATCTTCTAATATACTTCTACCCTGTATTCCTATAATTTCATTATTCCTATTTTTAATAAACCAAAATATTCTAGGGTCAGTATCGAAAGAACCATCTTTTATATTTTTATCATTTAATAATTTTTTAATAGGCTCATATAGTGTTTCATAAAAATTATCAATATAATATATGTATTTCAATTTATGCTTAGGAATACGTCTGTTATATATATACTCTCGAATATTATATTTTTTTATTTTAGTAATTGGAATTATAATTTTTTCTTTTATTTTATCATTTAATAATTTTTTAACCAAAGAATTATCAACTTTCTCTAATAAATCATCTTTTACCATATTCATTTTTGATTTATTTGTATATTTATATTTCAACCCATCGAATACATATTGTTTATATAAATCAGGGTTATATAATTTCAAATAATACTCAAGCGTATAACTAACCCCACAATTGAAACATTTATATCTATATCCTCTATTATGTTTAGTATCCCAAAATAAATATCCTCGTTTTTTAGAACTATTCTTTTTGGAATCGCCACATATAGGACATCTAAAATTATAATTATCACCGTTTATTTCAATACCTTCCAAACCTAACTGTTGAATCAATATTTTGGAATCTGTTTTACTTAAAGCCATGAATGCTCCTCAATATTTAAAAATTCGTCTCTATATTTTTTAGAAACTTCCATAAATTCCAAAGGTAAAAAAATATCATCTATTTGTCTCACAATTAAATTTAATAAATTATTATTATTATCTTGTTCAATTTCCTTATTTTCAAATTCAATAATATTATTAATTAATTTTTGTTCATTCGATATATATTTGATTTTAAAATACTGCATATCAACCTCCATCATAATTAAATATCATAATATCAACAAAAAATGAAATTATATTTTTAAAATATCAAATTTGGTCTCACAATCACAATTCAAATCAACATTTATAGTGTCATATTTAAACCCTTGCTCTTGATAAATCTCATTTTTTCGTCCTAACCAACTATATACAGTATTTTCAGATTTATTTTTAATAGGTATCTTATCAACTAAATCATATATCATAGCAAAAGTTTTACCTTCCGACAACCTAATAGACCTTCCAATTGTTTGTAATAATAATATATCTGACTTCACTGGATTGGCAAATACAATAGTTGAAACATTTGGAATATTAATACCAGTTCCCATAATATCTATATTTGCAATAATCATGCCACCATATTTTTTAACGTGTTCTATTATTTTAAGTCTATCAGATGTTTTAACTTTACCGTGAATAAAAAACACATCACCATCAATTTTATCTTTTATTTTAGAAAATAAAAATTCAATATACGCAACTCTTCTACCCATTACTAATAAAGTTGATTTTGCAATGTCTCTATCGTCCCATAAATTAACCAAAAAAGTAATCACCATATCCATTCTATTTTCATTATTAAGAATATGTTTAAACTCATCTTGATAATCATCTATATCAAACCTTTTAATTTTTTTACAATTCACTTTTTTCCAATTTATAACAATGTTTCGTATATGGAAATCGGTTAAAAATCCAGATTTAATTAGAGATGATGTTGTACTAGTTTTAAATACAGGACCAAAGTTCGCCATTACAGACCATTTCATAAATTTTTGTTTATGAAGAGTTCCAGTTGTAGCCAATCTAAATCTTGCATTGATGCAATTTTCAGATATATACATCATTTGTTTTGCTTTTGCTTTATGTGCTTCATCAATTATAACACAAGAGAATTGTTCAAAAAAATCAATATCGTTTCTAAATAAACTTTGCCACGTTGAAATTATAATAGGATTATTAAAATTCTTTGTTTGACCTGAATAAATTTTAGATATATATTTTTCATTAAACCCATACTCCACAAAATCATTAGTCATCTGTTCAACTAGAGATGTTGATGGAACAACTAATAATAGTTTTTCACCAGGTTTAAACTCGTGTGTTAAAATCCAAGAAATATAAGTATATATTATTAAACTTTTACCACTATTTTTAGTAATTATACCACTTTCAGTCAAATATAATGAATCCTTAACAGTGAAACCATAATATTCACCATATCCTTTTTTTATAATATCAAAACCATTTTTATAATTGTCAATATACTCGTGGTTAATTTGTTTATTTTTGGTTGGAATACTAGATATGTTACCACTAATAGTTATAATATGTTTATCAATATTATCATAGTCTATATTTATTGAACATATATAACCCAAAGATATAGATATCATATGCATATTATCAATAAATGACTTAGAGGATGATGAAAATGAAAACTTTGAATTGTTATCAATTAAATCTCCACCTGAATCTAACATACCAGCTAATAATTCCAACCTAAAATTAACACTAGTTTTAAATAAAATATCATTCAAATAATACAAATATTCATCATTTTCATCATTAATAGCGTTATCATTAAACATCTGACCAAAATATTCACCAATATGATAAGGGGAATCTATTATATATTCATCATTCTGTAAAGAAAAATTGAGTTTTTCTTTATTATAAAATATTTGACAATGTTCTTTAAATGAATCATCCTTAGCTAAAAACTCATGAACTGTTAACTCAATAATATTATTGTCATAGTATAAAGGTAAAACGTGTTCAGAATTAACTGTGAACCCAATATCACTTCCAAATGGTTTAATTTCATATAAATCATCATATCCATTAAATAAACTCAAAACTTCTTTATATTGACCATCAATTCCAAACAGAAAATCACCCTCTACAATATCTTCTACTTTTTTCAATACACCATCATTAGTGAAAACTTTATCACCTTTAGCGTGACAACCTGTAGGACTTTGTAATATACCTCTATTAACAATTAACGCATTTTTAACAGCATTATATTGATATTCTCTACTAGATATCTTTTTAGTTTTACCTTTTTCAATCTCGCTTAACCAAGAATCAAAATCGCTCAAATCGACTTTATTTATACCAATATCATCATTTATAATTTCAAATTCAATATTATTACTTTTCATAAATTTATACATTTTATGAAACAACCCAATTGGTGCAAGAGCTGTTTCTCTAAAAGAATCTAAATATTTTATAAATTTAACTTTACCATCCCAACCACCATTTTTATACGCTGGTATAAAATATTTATCAGGATGTTCTAATATAAATGCAAAATATAATTCTTGTAACTCTGTAAAATTTTCAGGTGAATCTGATTTGACTATAAAATAAACCTCATCGACTTTTTCAAAAATTAACATCTTTTTTTCTCACAATATATAATAACTAATTATTATTTAGTGTAGAAAAATTTATAAATTATTTATTACCAGATGTATATTCTTCCCACATAATTATACTACGAATATTTGTAGGTTTACTTTTCAAGATATCAAAAACACTTTCAAAAAATTTCAATTTTATTTTCAACATCTCATATTTAGCTATTAGTTCAGATAATCCTGTATCATTTTCAACATATAATTTCAATTGAGTTGAACCCAGCTCTCTAGGATATCTTTCAATGTAATATTTAGTTACATTGAATCTTTTCTCTTTAATGAGGTGCTCCATTTCAACCAATGCTATACTCAACCTATATTTGATTTTTAATATTTGTGATTGGTCGTGTATAGCTTTAACTAAATCGCTTTTTAAATCTTGAATATTTGTTGTTATCATCTCATCAATAATATTTTGTAATTTTTCAGGGATATTATCTGCATCCCTCCACGCTACACCTAAGAACTTCATATTAACCACCTATAATAATTAAATTCACAATAATATTGAGGGAACGTGATATCCCCTCAATATTATATATTACCATTGATTATTATTTATTCATCATCGTCATCATCATACTGATGGAAATAATTTTGAACACTGTTGACTTTGTCCATATCATCATCAACCTTATTTGATTTTCTAGATGTTCTATTTGAAACTGCAACAGATTTCTCTTTTTCTTCTATGATTTCCTTACTTTTTCTAGTTTTTCTTGAAAATTCAGGAACAACATTTTCTTCTTTGTTATCATATTCAGCATCATCTATCATACCATTAGCATCAATACTCTTTAAAAACTTTTTAAATTTAACATTCAATTCATCATAAGTTTTATATTTTTTTGATTTTATAACTTCACCAATATCGTAAATATTATCAAAAATATAATCATCATCAATATTCAATGTTTCAAGGTCACCATCAATTGGAGATTTTGGTAAAAACTTACTAGAAGTCCAAGTTGGATATTTTCCATCTTTCTTAACCAACACTCTAAAATTAGCACCATTGTCCAAGCAATAATAATACATTGGGTCAATTCCTAATTCTTTATCAGGATTAAGTGTCTCAACTAAAATATCATATACTTGTTTTCCAAATTCAAACAAAAATACTTTACCTTCATTGTCTCTATTTTTCTTGTCTTGAATAACTAAAATATTGCATATATAAGATTTCTTTCTATATGTTTTGTTATCCATAACAAAATCCCTGTCTTGCTCCTTGTTCCACTCACATACAGGACAATTTTCATCAACAGTAGTAGGACAATGGTCAATAAACATTTTCCCATTAATATTAATAGCGTGTTTAAAACTTTGTTTGTAAGGTAATTCTACTTCATTTTTATTTGGTAAAAACCGAATAATAGCACTACCACCACCAGTATCATCTCTGGTTAATGTCCAAAAACGTTCATCTTTGTACTTGTTTTTTGTGTCAAAACTTTCCTTAAACTTTTTTCCATGAATCTCTCTGTAATCTCTGTTTCTTCTGCTTGATTTAGCCATAATTAATTCTCCATAAATCATTAAATCAATAAATCCATTTGAACCAACTGGTTCGTCCGACTTGCATTATTTATATATCACACACAAATAAAAAAGTTAAAAATTTTGTTAATTATTTATATTTTTATTTTTAAAATCATTTCTATTGGATAAAATACGTCTAAATGGAACATAAATGCCCACCATTGAATGAAAATACATTTTGAATGCTATGTTATATGTTGATATGTTTTCATTGCTTAGAATTAAAATTTGGACGTTTTCAAAAAATATCGTATCCTATCTTCGCACGCACGCCCGCTCCCGCACGCACACACGCACGCACGCACGTTTATACCGGTATATTCATGCTGGGGGTTTACCCCCGTGACACCGTTAGGTGTCACTTGTTTTTTTATAAAAAATGATTTTATGACGAGCGAAGCGAGGAATAAAATTATACTTATAAAAAAACAACTATTGGTAATACACGATTTTACAAAGAATAAGAAAGAATAAGAAAAGAAAATTATATAAAAGAAAAGAATAAGAAAGAATAAGAAAAGAAAATATATAAAAGAAAAGAATAAGAAAAGAAAATATATAAAAGAAAAGAATAAGAAAAGAAAATATATAAAAGAAAAGAAAAGAAAAAAAAGTGAAGAATAAGAAAAGAAAAGAAAAAAAAAGTAAAAAAAAAGAAAAAATCTCGGAGGCTCAAACTTTTGAACGGTTTTAAAAATATCCACTGGTAACAATTATATCAATTGTAACAATTATATCCGACTAATAATTGACAAGGTTGATGTTGTCTCACTTCGTTCAACAAATCAAACCCATCAATTATGTGCCGTAAGAACGGCACGCTATGGTGGGTTTTCAAATTGTAATTAATATATCAACAACATTTTATAATCATCAACAACATTTTAAAATCATTCCCATTGGATAAAATATGCCTAAATGGAACATAAATGCCCACCATTGAATAAAAATACATTTTGAATGCTATGTTATATGTTGATATGTTTTCATTGCTTAAAATTAAAATTTGGACGTTTTTAAAATATATCCATTGTAACAAATGTACCTGACTAATAATTGACAAGATTGATGTTGTCTCACTTCGTTCAACAAATCAAACCTATCAATTATGTGCCGTAAGAACGGCACGCTATGGTGGGTTTTTAATTGTAATTAATATATCAACAACATTTTAAAATAGTTTCTATTGGATAAAGTATGTCTAAATGGAACATAAATGCCCACCATTGAATAAAAATACATTTTGAATGCTATGTTATAAGTTAATATATTTTCATTGTTTAGAATTAAAATTTGGACGTTTTTAAAATATATACATTGTAACAAATGTATCCACTGTAACAAATGTACCTGACTAATAATTGACAAGGTTGATATTGTCTCACTTCGTTCAACAAATCAAACCTATCAATTATGTGCCGTAAGAACGGCACGTTATGGTGGGTTTTCAAATTATTTTAAATA